TGCGGCGCACGCAGGCGATGATTAACCAGTCGATCCAGGAGATCGACAGCGCGGAAATCCTGCCCAGCCAGCAGATCCGGGACGCCCGCCAGGGCTCCCGCCTGGTCCAGGGTCAGATCATGGGCCAACTCTCATGCCTGACTTATACCTCTATTTTCGCGAACCTGTTTCGCAACAGCTTTGTGAGTGGCGTGACCACGGCCGGGCTGTCCGACAGCGTCGTCACCGTTTCATCGACTGCCGTTACAATCGGTTCGGCGTCTTCGAACTTTCTGACGCTCGGCTTCAAAGTCGGCGATGGCATTTCGCTGGCTGGCTGCTCCGGCGCCCCGGCCGCGAATAATGGCGTCAATTTGCTGGTGACAGCGGTGACGGCGACCCTTCTTACCTGCGCGCCCCCGCCGAACGGAAGCATTGTCGCTTATTCGTCTGGCCAGACCGGCGTTATCATATCGGTATCGGGCGCGAAGCTGACGGTCGCGAAAAGCTTTGCAAGCGCGACGACAACATCGCTCAGCTTCGAGAGCTGGTTTTCCGACATCAGCGTATCAGAGCTTGCGACCGGCTGCCGGATCAGCTCGATTGGCATTCAGGTTCCGCCGTCTGGCTTCGTGACGACGACGATCAGTTTTACCGGGCAAAAGCTCGCTCAGAACAATACGCAGCAGCTTACGTCGCCGGCGGCCACGACCTCGACCACGAGCCTCACCGCAACCCAGGGCTTCTTGATGTTGTTTGGCGCGCCGGTGGCTTACATCACTGGATTCAACATTCAGATCGCGGCTTCGTCCGATACGCCGGCAGTGCTCGGAACGCCTTACACGCCTGATATTTTTCGAGGAAATTTGAGTGGTTCTGGATCCTTCACAGCTTTGTTTGCTGGTGACGCGATCACATCCGCGTTCCTGAACGAGACCGAGTTTCAGATTCAAATTTTCATGACTGACAGCAGCCTTCCAACCGCTGAATTTGTCAGCATATTCCTGCCGCGGGTAAAAATCTTTACCGACAACAAGAATGACAATGATCGCCAAATCACGCGGTCCGTCAATTTCCGGTGCCTTGAGCAAGATATTCTGGGAGGTACCGGCACCGCCTATGACGACACCACGATCACGATTCAAGATTCGCTTTACCAAACCAACAGCTTGTCGTTTGTTTCTGTGCCAGGAAGTGCCACCACTGGCAGCGCATCCCTAACGATCACCGGTACCGTTTCGCCAGCATCGACCGCCGTGGTTATCGGTCTTTCCAGCAGCAATACGGCGCAGCCTGGGACGTTCCCGTACGGCGCAACGGTGACCGGGAATAATTGGACTGTAACTATCACGCCGCCCACTGTGGGCACATTCTATGCCTGGGGAGTCTCAGCGACGTCCGCTGTCGCAGTAAGTTCGGCGATTACAATTTCAGCGGGCAGTTCAGCCCTGACCTGGACGATGATCAGTAGCAGCCCGACCGGCGCGGTCACGGCGATGATCAATTACAGCGGGCAGACCGGCATGAGCACCGTCATGACGCACGGATCATCCTATACCCCCGATGTACAAATGACGGTTGCTGGTGGTTCGTCGATCACCGCGACGGGATCGCAGTGCTGGTTCGACACGAGTGCGAGCAACACCAATCCAGCCGCGGGGACTGTGGTGTCTGGCACGCTGCAGAGCTGCGTCGGCACGCCAGGAGGGTCCATTGCGCTTTACAACGCCGGCACCGCGCCGGCCGCCGGCACCTATTATTTCAAGCAGTTGATCGTCGCGACAGGCACAAACGCCGGCAACTACATCTTCTCCTCCCAGGCGATCACGGTGAGCTGATGCCAGGGCAGTCCCTTAAGCAGCGCGGGCGACCAATGGCATCCACGGTTAGGCTTGAACAGGCATATCGAAAGGTCCTGCAATGACGATCCCGACTATTGCACGTGGCGTAGCCAAAACCCTGGCATTTTTGCCTGAGACGACGTTTGGCACGGTGGGGACCGGCACGGCGCAGACGCTGCGGCGCACGCAGGCGATGATTAACCAGTCGATCCAGGAGATCGACAGCGCGGAAATCCTGCCCAGCCAGCAGATCCGGGACGCCCGCCAGGGCTCCCGCCTGGTCCAGGGTCAGATCATGGGCCAGCTGTCGTGCCTGACTTATGAAAAAATCTTCGCCAATCTGTTCCGTAACAGCTTCGCCTCGGGCGTGACGCGCACGATGACCGATAGCGCCGTGACGGTGACCGGTACCGGAGCCGGCGCAGTCGTCACGATCAGCTCCGCCGCCTCAAACTTCCTTACCGTTGGGTTCAAGGTGGGCGACACGGTCACCCTCACGGGAAGCACCGGCGCCGCGACCGGAAACAATGCCGTGAATCTGCTGCTAACAGCAGTCACCGCGACCCTGTTAACGGCGGTTGTCCCTTCTGCCGGCGCGTCGATGACAGCATATGCATCGGGCCAAGCTTCCGTCACGGTGAGCGTGGTCGGCAAAAAGCTCATCATGCCCAGCAGCTATGCCACGGCCACCATCGGGTCCTTCAGTTTTGAAAGCTGGTATTCCGACATCAGCGTGTCAGAGTTGGCGACGGGTTGCCGCATCACGTCGATTGGGCTTCAGGTTCCGGCATCGGGCTTTGTCACCACGACGATTGGCTTTACCGGGCAGCAATTGAGCCAGTTCACGGTTCAGCAGCTGACCTCGCCGGCGGCAACGACTTCGACCACGAGCCTCACCGCGACCCAGGGGCTGCTTCTGCTTTTTGGCGCGCCGGTTGCCTATATCACCGGGTTCAACTTACAGATTTCAGCGGCCGCGGATGCGCCGGCCGTTGTCGGCAGCCCTTACACGCCGAACATTTTCCTCGGCACCCTATCGGGCGCCGGCTCGATGACGGCGCTGTTCGCATCGGACGGCATAACGTCGGCATTTCTGAACGAAACGGAATTCCAAATCGAGCTGTATCTGACTGACAGCAACGCGGCGAATGCCAATTTTATCAACGTCTTCCTGCCGCGCGTGAAGATCTTCTCGGACAATAAGAACGATACCGACAAGGAAATCACGCGGTCAATGAACTTCAAATGCCTGGAGCAGGATCTGCTCGGTGGCACCGGCCTTGCGTACGACGACACGACCGTCACGATCCAGGATAGCCTGGCGGTCTGATCTCACCGCTGGCGGTTGACTCGTCGGCGGTTGAGCGCCCGCTGGCCGGCGGGATGAGACGGCCCCGCCTGGGCAGCGGGGCCGTCGTCGTTTGAGGGGGCGACCAAGAGGTCCGGAAATCGCGCTGCCCAACTTTTCCTTGAAAGGACTGCCCATGACTTTCGATCTTACCCAACTGGATACGCGCACGAAATCGGCGGCCGGCGTCCCGATGACGATCATCAACCCCAAGACCGGCGGCCCCGTGCTCGATAGTGATGGCAACCCGGTCACGATCACTTTGCGCGGCCGGAACAGCCAGGAGCACAAAAACGTTTTCCGCGTCATCCAGGATCGGCGCCTGGATCGCGCGGCGCGCGGCGTGCGTCTCACCGAAGATGAGCAGCGCCAGGAAGAAGCGGAATTTCTCACGGCGTTAACCGTTGATTGGACCTTCACCGAGCTGGACGGACAGCCATTTCCTCCGACAGCCGAAAACTTTCGGAAATTCTGGATCGATGAGCGGTTCACCTGGATTCTCGAACAGGCGACGCGCTTTGCCGCGAATGACGGCAATTTTTTGGCGACCTGATCCCGCGCCTTCTGTGGTTTGCCGAGCGCGAATTTCGCCTCGGCAAGATGCAGGAGGACGGCCACACTTTACGCGCTCATTTCGCGGCGGTGCAGCGCATGACGGGTCGGCGTCATCCGGAAGACCGGCCCGCGTGCGACCTTCCGGCGTGCATCTCCTATCTCTGGACGTATTTTTGCGATGTGTCGGCCGGCCGGCCGTTCAGCCAGGTCGGCGCGCTTCCCATACCCGCGATCGAATTCAGGGCCTGGGAAGAAATCAACGAGATCAAGCTGCAACGCTGGGAGCTTGGCGCGCTGCGTCAGCTCGACGCGGTTTATTTGAAGGTTTTGGCGTCCAAGGAATAAATCAATGACAGATGTGGCATCGCTTTCCTTTCAGATCGACACGTCGCAGGTGCCACCGGCCGTCGATCAGCTAAACAAGCTGACCGAGGCGTCTGATAAGGTCCGTGGATCGACGCGATTCCTGGTTTCCAGCTTTGGGGACAGCTCCGAGGCACTCATGCAGCTGGCGTCGACGGGACGCGCCAGCTTGGCATCTTTCGTCCAGATTTCCGAGAATTTGGACACGATCACCAGCCGTTTGTCGGCGCTGCGGATCGCCGCGGCCGACACGATTGGTACACTAGCTGGTCAGGGGCTTACGTCGGCCCTAACCACATTCCAGCAGCAGTTCGACGCCATGAGCACGTTGTTTGGCACGTCGGCCGCCCAGCTCGAGGCGTTCAACAAGCAGGCGACCTACCTGGGCATGAACTCCTATCAGGTGACCTCCGCCCTGCAGCGCATCACGGAAGCAATGCAGAACATGACGCCGGCCGGCCAGGCGATCCGTGGCCTGTTGAACATGGAAGGCATCAGCACGTCGCAGAATGCCGGCCAAATCCTGCAGCAGGTGGTGCAATATGCCTCGTCGCACCAGCAGTCGCAGCAGGCGTATAATACCCTGCAAGCGATAACCGGCCCAATCGATCCTGCCACCTATGCCGCGCTGATGAATCAGCCGTATCGCACAATTGCGCAACGTAGACAGGAATTTATTGGGCAGACGCTTGACGTGCAAGGATCGCAGGCGGCCCAAATTGGGACGGAACTTGAATTTCGAAACCAGTACAATCGAGATGCGTACAGCGATGAAGCCGGATATCTTCGCTACGCGGTCAGGAACGACAGAACTGCGGGTTCGCGCGATTCATTGATCCAAATCATTCAGCGTCAAATAGATGCTGACAAAAAATCAGGTTCATTGAACGTACCTCAAGAACAGGAAATTCTAGCAACGCTTCAAGGGGCGCAGCCAGGCTCTCCGAACGCGATCTCAGCTGAAGCTCAGTTCGCGATTATGAATCCGAACAATCCGTTTTCGCGCAGCGCTTTAACACCATATGCCAACCAAGAATTGGCAGGCAATCCGATGACGGGTTTGCCAGCGTGGTGGCAGCGCTTTACGGACAAAGGATACCAGGCCGACAATCAAAACTATATCGCAGCCGCCTATGATCGGGCGCGCGGAAATGTGGACCCTGGATTTTTGGGGATTCCGGGGGCATTCAAAGATTTCGCGCTGAACACCGATGAGCTCACAGATATTTACGCGAACCGCCTTGGCCTATTTCACTTTCCTGACTCATCAAGCGACGATCCGGTCAGGCATCGCGGCCGGAACGGCGTGACTTACTACACAGATCCATCGCTTTCTTCTGCTTTTGGCGCACCGAAATTACCAATAACCGGCGATACCGATAAGCCTTTTGGCAGCGCGGATCGCCTGCAGCAGGACCAATCCGACGCGGCAATTGCTCAGCAATTCGGCTATGGCGGCTTTTCCCAAGAGTTAGCGGCGCAGTCCAACGTCATCAATCTACAGTCTTCAGGCCCAAACAGTTACGGCGTGCAGCTCGGACGCCTGTTCGGCCAGCCGGAAGGCACCGCGATCCTCAACCAGCAAATTGGCGCGCAGCAGTTCATTGCCGGCAATGCCGCAAGGCCGGGCTTTGACCAGCTTCAACAACTCGACGCTGCGGGCTTTGTCGCCGATCAAGGGATCGGCACGGAAAAGGCCCAGGCACTTGTGCAATACGCACAGAGCCTGGGCCTTGATCCTGGTCGCTGGCTTACAGGCGGCGCCGGTGGCGCGCCGTTGACGAGCCAACAGGTGATGGCCGGTAGTGGGCCGCCCGGCGCGGCGCTGACGCCGGGGCAACAGGCAGCTTTCCAGAATATCTGGTCTCAGACCTTGTCCAACACCGCCGCTGGGCAAGCCTCCCTGTTTCAGAACCAGCAGCAACAGGCTCAAGCCACGCTCGGCGCGGCTGGATCTGCGGCCGGTGCCGGCGATTATCAGGCGCAAGCAGCAGGGATACAGGCCTTCTACGAATCCATGCAAAAGACCGGCGATGCCTCGATCGCTGCCAAAGCGAGAATCGACGCCTATACGATGGCGCTGGAGGCGCAGCAGGCCACTGCGGAACGCGCCACCAAGCAGCTCCAGGAACAGAACGACCAGCAGGACAAATCGCTTGCTGCCACCGGCTCGGCGCTCTCGGGCGGCGCGCCTGGCGCCTACGGCGCGGCTTCGGCCGAAAACGACATCCTTGCGCAGATGGCACAGTTTCGGAGTGATTATCCGAAAGGCGATGCCAACGCCCATGAGACGCAGATTCGTCGCCAGCAGCAGGACAACCTGATCGCCAGCGCGCAGGATGCCCAGGCGCAGGCGCAGACCCAGATGTTTTCGTCGCAAGCGACACTCGCTACCTTTGGCCAGGGAAGCGACGCGCGCAATCGCGCCCAGACCGAGCTGGACTTTGCCGCGCAGCTGCAAACCGCGACAGGCGACACCAAAACCGCCCTCGAAAATGCGATCGACAGCATTGTCCAGTTCAAGGATCGCCTCGATGACACGAACCGATCCCTGGATGATCTCCAGGGCGCGCTTAGCGGTTATACTCAGGGCGGCGCATATGATGCTGCCATGAGTGCGCCCCCTGGTCAGCAGGATGCCGTTATGGCGGCATATCGAGCAAAGGCTGGCGTGCTTAGCTCAACAGATCCTTTTGCCATGCTGCCGCCGGCCGGAAAGGCGGCAATGGCGCCTTTCATGCCGCAGATCGATTCTTCCGTTCAGCATGCTGGCCTGCCTCCGTCGGCAGCCTCTTTCATTGGTGCAGATGCGTATTTGGAAAGCTCTGGCGACCCTACAAACCGCAACGGTCAAGCCGTCGGACTTGGTCAATTTGAGCCGACAACCGCTCAAGCATACCGCCTCATGGGGAAGGGATACGATTATCGCACAGATCCCGGCAAGTCCATCGACGCGATGGTGTCCTATTACAAGGATCTGATGACCAATTCTGGCGGAAGCTGGTCAAATCCGTCTGACAGGCTGAAGGTTTCCGCAGATTATGGGACAATCCCACATAGCTTAGGCTCAGGAGATGTAGCCGCAGGCGGCGCGGTCTATGGGGTGACCGAAGGCCAAAAATACCAAGCCCAGCAAATGTCCTTTGCCTCCCAATCCCAGGAGGCGCAGCTCAATGCAGAGTTGCCATTCTTAAGGTTGGGTCAGACAGGATATGCCAGCTTGGCCGGGGCGTCCGTCGTGAACCCCAACACGCCTGATCCCGAAAAGCAGGCGACACTTTTGGCTCAGCAGGTAGCGGCCATTGATCAGCTTGCGCGTGCCGCGGCGAGCCTGGCTGCGGATACCTCGATCAAAACCAGTGATGCACAGACATTGGCGACGGCCTATGTTCAGGGGCCGGACGCTGCCGTGGCGGCGAATGCGCAAGTCCAAGCCGACGCCGCAAAGCGTCAACTCGGATCAGCATACAATCCCAACACGTACCAAAATGATCTGGACGCTGCCGCTGCACAGGCGAATCAGTCGGCCGCCCAGACCATTGAGGAAAGCAACATCTCGAATTCAGTGGCCATGCAACGCCTGCAGAATAACCGCATCGTCAATCCCTATCAGCGCATTGCGGCGAACGAGCAATACACGCCCGAGCAAATCGACCAGATGGTTCCGATCTCCAAAGATATGTCGGAATCTGCCAAAGCGACTGCGCAGGCAATGCGGGATCAACTCGAGGCCACCAGACAGACGGCCGCGCAGCTCGATGTCGTCACCGCCAAGCAGCAAGAAGTCTCGCAAGGGATGGGCCAGATCGGTTCCGAGGTCGAAGGCACCCTCGGAAATCTGGTATTCTCCTATCAGCATGGCCCCGGCGCCGGCCGGTACGCGCAGCAGCAGGTTTCCAACCTGTTGGGGCAGGCTGGGCGCTCCCTTTTCAATACCGTGATCGGCAATCCGATCAGCGACTTTGTGCAGGGCAACCTGAGCAACGCTGTGAACTATCTGACCGGGAACGAGCCTACGACTGCTCCTGGATCGGGGCAGTCTGGAACCGACACAGGAACAGGCGGTGGCACGTCTGGATCGTCCCGAACTCTGGGTGGCATCGGCAGCATGCTCGGCAGCACGGGCGAAAACATGCTTCTCACTGACGGCCTGAAATCACTCGGGGCCTATCTTTTTAGCTCGCCTGCCGTATTCAGCACATCGGCATTGATTGCGCACCAGGGTGCAACCCTTGGCGCCGACGCGGCATTGTCATCGTCGCCAGGGCTTCTTTCTGAACTCGGGACTTTTTTCTCGAGCATCTTCGCCACCGGCGGCGCCGTCTCCAAGGGCGTCCGCATACCGTTCGCCGCCGGCGACGTTTTCACGGATCCCACATCCATGCCAATGGCGCTTCTTGGCGAAGCTGGGCCGGAGGCGATTATGCCGCTGCGCCGAGGCGCGGACGGAAAGCTTGGGGTTGCCGCGCCGGGCGGCGCAGTTGGCGGGGGCGGCACAACCTTCACGATCAATGCGCCGATCACTGTAGGCTCGAACGCGCTCGGGTCAGGCGGTCAGATGAGCCCGGCTCAGCAGCGAAGCCTGCAGCGCCAATTCCACCAAACCCTGAAAAGCGCAACCCAGTCCGTGATCGCCGAGCAAAGCCGGCCTGGCGGCATGGTCCAGCCGCAGAGCTGATCGATGACTTATCCGACATTCGCGCCGCCGTTCCCTCCGCTGGAGCCTATCGAGGAAACACGGACGCTCAGATTGATCAATGCCACGTTTGGGGACGGCTATGCGCAAAGGACTGTCGACGGCTCGGAGCCGGAATCATCAGCGGTTCAGCTAACGTTTGAACCGTTATCGATCTCGCAATTACAGTCGATCGTGAGTTTTTTGAGGTCTAACGCGGGATCGCCGATAACATACGCCCTTCCAACTGATGGCGTCTCACGCGATTGGGTCGCGACCATGTGGACGCCCACCAGGAACGAAACCAGCTATAGCTTACAGATCACGTTGGCACCGGCTCCATGACATATCCGTCTTTTTACCCTCCCAAAAATCCGCAATATCCGCTGGACATTACGAACCAGCCAAGGTTGATTCAGTCGCAATTGGGGCCAGGAGATTCGGCGTATAGCCCTGACGGCATCAACGTTACCCTACTTTCCACGACGCTGAAATTTGAGCCGCTGGCGCAGGCCGAGTACAATGCGATCGACACGTTTTTCACCACGTATATTGGTCAGCCGTTTTTTTACACGCTGCCGGATGAAGCGACGCCGCGGTTGTGGTTGGCGTCGAGCCGCGTTAGGCGGGCAAAGGCCACGACCTGGGGATATGAAGTATCGATTTCTGAGCAGCCAATCATTTAAGGCTGGCGACTTATTGTTGAACGCAGATAGCCGATTGCAGTTCGAGAAACATTTGGCTCACCCCTATATAATCAATCCGGGCAGCTTCGGATTGGCCGGGAAGGTGATACATATCGTAATCAAATGTGTCGCGTGATTTGAGAAGCATATCAGAAGCTTTGGCCATCAAGGTTTGCCATCCGTCCTGGCAATCTTGCTCGGTTGAAAAAGACCTCCAGATAAAACCGGGCGCCCCGTTGTCGACCAAAATCCACTCGCCTTTTTGTATCACTTGCTGAGCATTTGCGACAGCCGGAGCAAAAAACAAAAGGGCTAAAATCAGCCTGAATTTGAGCAATTCGATCTCCGCATTCGAGTGCAAACCACATTCTAATGTTATTTTTTGGAGGTTTGCAACCTTTTGGTGAGTGCTGTTGGTGATGCCTGCAACCCGATTTCGATGAGCCGGCGGATGGCTTCGGCACGTGATGGTAGGTCGTCCTGCATTCGGCGCCAGTCATCCACTCGCTTCAGGAACCCTTCCGTGGTCCGCATCTGGAAGAGCTTATCGTTCTTTAAAACCATGCAAGGTTGTAATAAATGTATTACATAAAATAAATCATTCGTGTAATGACATGCATGTGCCAGTCTTTAGGGGCGAAGATTCACCGGGGTCACAGCTATGCAGGGTGATAAAAAGAATAAACATAAAGAAAATAGCGATATCATAGAAAATTTTTCTATTATTGACATTAAAGAATTGTCATTCTTTTGGGAAACAGCGAGCGATAAAGCGGCGTTTGCGCTGGTATTTCCATCGCTCATAGAGAAGCCAATACGTCCTTCCAGAGTTTAAGTCGGGCAATTCTGGTCACCATTTGAGCCCGGAACCAAGACAAAAAGGGAGATCTAAAGCGGCGACCAACGGTTGCGAGGCTCCTTTAAGGAGCCCGCCCCATGAGTGAATCCACCAACCTGAATCTTCAGGGAAACGTCCAGTCCCTGAATCCGTCCCCCAGCATCGAGCTCTATTCGCTCGATACCTCACCGATCACAGCCGTCAACGGCGTTCCTGGCACGGGCGCCGTGTATAACTGGACGCCAGGCAATATAGGAGCCGCCCCGCTGTTTTTCGGCGGCGTCTCCTATAGTCCACTGCCGATCGAGTTCACTGACATGAAAACCAGCGGCCAGGGCACAGTGGCCGCGCCGGTGATCTCAATTTCGTCGCTCGGTGGCCTGGTTGGCGCGCTGGTGGCATCTTTCGCCGACCTGGTCGGCGCCAAGGTCACCCGGATACGCACCTTCGCAAATTGCCTGGACGGCGCGGTCGACGCGGACCCTACAGCCTTCATCGGGCCTGACATTTTCTACGTCGACAGGAAAAGTCATCACGACAAAAACTATGTCGAATTCACCCTGGCAATTTCTTACGATCAGCAAGGAAAAGTCTTTCCCGGCAGGCAGGTTCTCTCTGATGCCTGCACGCGCACTTACCGGTTCTGGAATGTGGCCACGAGCGCTTTCATCCAGGGAACGTGCCCCTACACCGGCGCAAATTATTTCGATACCTCTGGAAATTCCACGACCGATCCGACTCAGGATTTCTGCTCCAAGCAGCTGAATTCGGGTTGCTTGCTGCGTTTTCAGAATGATTCTCTGCCGACATATGCCTTTCCCGGTGCGTCGTTGACGGGAATTGGCTGATGGTAAATCTTCCCCCATTCGTGACGCCGGCCGACATCGGCAAAATCCAGCAACACGCGTTGGACCAATACCCGAAGGAATGTTGCGGCGCGATCACACCAGACGGCTACGTCCCGCTCGTCAACAAGCATCCGGTGCCCGACAGGGCCTTCGACTGCCGGGACGCTTGCAATGAACTCCTCGCGGCCGGGAAGCTGCTGGCGGTCGTGCATAGCCACCCCGGCGGCCCAATGGGGCCGAGCTCGTGGGATATGCGGCAACAGGTGGCCATGGACATCCCATGGGGTCTGGTCATCACGGACGGCAACCGTGTCAGCATCCCGTTTTTCTGGGGCGACACTCTTGAAATCCCGCCACTTGAAAGGCGGCCGTTTCGACACGGTCCAAGCGGGTCGGACGGCGCGGGCGACTGCTACGCGCTGATCCGCGATTGGTATCGCTTGGAGCGGCAAATCACCCTGCCGGTCGGTTTCAGGGATGATTCCTGGTGGTCGGGCGGGGAAGAGGGCGCCAATCTCTACATGACCGAATTTGGGAAGGCCGGCTTCGTTGATCTCGGCCGCTCTGAAGGCCTTCGGGATCCGCACGTTGGCGATGTGTTCCTTGTCCGTATCCGATCAAAGGTACCAAATCACGGCGGCGTTTACGTCGGTAACGGCAATATTCTTCACCACCCGGCCCAATGCCTATCGATCCACAAGCCGCTCGGCGAATGGGTCAAGCTCATCACCAATTGGCTTCGTTACACTGGATGAACGCGATCATTCCCCGCGATACGGTGATGAAAACGTGCGAGATTCATCTGCACGGAAAGCTCCGCACCCATTTTGGTGAAAGCGTGGTCGTTCCAGGTTCGACCGTATCATCAGCGATCAGGAACATGCTGATTGTACGGCCGGAAATCCGCTTTGTGCTGGAGGAAGGTGAATACCGGGTTGTTCGCGGAAGCCTGGATGGAGGCATCGACCTTGATGCGTCGATGCTTCACATGCAGATCGGCCCGGCGCGTCAAATTCACCTCTTTCCGGTCGCGGCCGGCGGAGGCGGGGGCGGCGGTAACGGTGGAACCTTAAAGACCGTTCTAGGCGCGATCATTATCGTTGCGGCTGTGGCTCTGGCAATCGCGGAGCCGTATTTGATACCAGCCGAAGTATCTGCTTTTTCCTATTTCTCAGCGGTGGGAACTGTTGCTTTAATCGGTGCCTCTCTTCTGCTTTCGGGCATTTCGCGCCTAATCTCGCCGCAGCCAGGCCTCGGCCAATCCTACCTTCTGAACGGCAACCTCAACACAAGCGGTCAGGGCACGCCTGTGCCCCTCGTTTATGGCCGCACGCGGGTCGGATCATTGGTTGTCGCGAGCTCTTACTCGGCGGAGGATTATAACACCAGCACGTCCGATTTCCATGGTGCGGCACCATTTTGGAATTCAACAGGAGGCTATTCCGGCGCGCTTGATGCCTTTGACTCCGGAAATCCGCTCCCGTCCGGCGCGCAAGGAAAGGGCGGCGGCGGTAAAAGTGGCGGCGGCGGTATTGAAGCTCCGAACACACTGGAAAGCAAATCGGTCGTCAGAATTATCGACATCCTCACGGAAGGACCAATGGGAGGGCTGGTCAACGGCCCTCAATCGATATTTTTCAACAATACGCCCCTGATGAATTCCGATGGAACCTGGAACTTCCGAGGAGTTACTTGGTACGTTTTATACGGAACGCCTGATCAGGTGGCGATTCCTGGTTATCCATCAGCCACAGAGACTGTGAGCGTAAACGAGCAGGTGCTGTACGGCACGCCGGTAATTCTTGATCTCGAAAGCACCACCGCGACATCCACGCGGATCACCATTGAGCTGCCAGGATTGTACGCCACGAACACCCAAAATGGCGATATCAATCCGTCTTATCTTGGTCTCGAAATATATTGCGCTCCCGTCATAGGAACTACGACGGGAACTTATTCTTTAGCAGTAACTGATATTATCAGCGGGAAATGTACGAGCCCGTATCAACGTAGTTATGTTTTTGCGCTTCCAGGCGCCGGTTCCGGTACGACATCTTGGAGCGTCAAGATCGTCAAGACAACGCCGGAGAGCGCTGTTTCAACCACGATAAACCAGCTCTATTGGTTCGCTTACGATTTGATCACGGATCATCAGATCGCTTATTCAGATTCCGCAGGTATCGCGCTCGAAATCGACTCAGAAGCTTTTGGCTCGACGCTTCCGGCGCGAAGCTATTTGATCGATGGCATTATCGTTGAAGTGCCAGCAAACTATAATGCGACGACCCGGACATATGCATCGACCGGCCCTGGCACGAGCGGCGGATCCTGGGATTATGTGACGTTTCAGGCCGAGACGACCTCTAATCCAGCCTGGTGCTTCTACGACTTCATAAAGAGCGCGCGGTACGGCCTCGGCCTGCCGGCTGCTCAATTGGAGACGGCGGCTCTGCAGCTCTATCAGATATCTCAATATTGCGACGGTCTGGTGACGACGGGGGGAAGCGGCACAGAACCGCGCTATGAGCTCAATGGCGTGTTCAACCAGCGCGCCAGCGCCTTCCAGCTGATGCAGGCGATTGCCGCGACGTTCCGGGGTCAAGCCTATTGGGCGGGCGGCCAGGTCTGCGTGACGGCAGACATGCCGCAAAACCCGGTCAAAATTTACACCGCGGCGAATGTCATAAATGGCAATTTCGTCTATGAGGGAACCTCCCTCAAAACGCGGCACACGACTGCGAACGTTCATTTTACGGACCCTAATAACCAGTACCTTCCCGGTGTCGAGCCGGTTGAATTGCCGCAGCAAGTCGCGCAGCGCGGCATTTTCGCGTCTGATATCGTTGGTTTCGGGGTCACCTCGCGCGGCCTGGCACACCGGCTCGGCAACTGGCTCCTTTATACCGAGAATTTCCAGACTGAAACTGTCACCTTCTCGGTAAGCTGGGATAGCGCCGGCGTGGCGCCTGGCAATCTGATCCTGATCGCGGATAGCAATATTGCGGGCATCAGGATGGGCGGCAGGCTAAGGTCTAATTCGACGACAACCCAGCTGGCGCTCGACATGCCTTTCACGCCAGTATCCGGTCAAAGTTATACCGCGACTGTCGTTCTCGAGGACGGAACACTTGCGGAAAGTGTAACGGTTTCGAGCTTCACGAACACAAACGTGTCGTCGGTTCCTTATATCCTCAGCGAGGATTTTCTGGCAGAGACGGCGATTTCTTCGCCTCTAATCAGCCTCTCACGTTCAACGTCGGCAACATATATAAATTCTTCTGGTGGCGTTTCTACCGCGGCGGCTAATGTTGCCCGGTTTGATTATGCCAATGGATCTCCGGGACTTCTCCTGGAACAGGCCGCCACCAATCTTTGTCCTAATTCGAACTTGATCTCGAATGCTTTTACATATCCTGGAATTGTCGCCAATTCAGGCGTCGCCCCCGATGGAACGACTACGGCAACTAAGATAACGTCAAATGGAGGCGGCGTCAGGACTCAATATGCTGTGGGAGCGACATTACCGAATACCTATACGCAGTCGATTTGGGTTAAGGGTGCGACCGCGAGCACGCAGTCGTTTTATTTTTCATACAACAATTCCGGTGGAAGTCAGGTCGCGGCGCCAACCAACGTCAGCATAACGACGAGCTGGCAGCGAATTGTTCTACCACCTGTTTCAGTGCCATCCGGTGCCACTGATCTCATGATCCAGATAAACACTGCGGGGACATCAGTGTTTTATCTTTGGGGAGCACAATGCGAGCTCGGCAGCGTCGCGACATCAACAATTTTGACATCTGGCTCCTCTGTAACGCGCGCTGCCGATACTCTTTACGCCAACCTGACCCAGTCTGTCGCGAGCGGAACTCTTATTGCCGAAGCGATCGCCCCTGGCGGAACGTCAGGAGCGGCATACGGCGCGCTGAGCCTGCATAACGGGTTGGCACCGGTCGACAATGTTTCCATGTCTTTTGCCGCTAATGGCGTGACTTCCGGAAGCATTGAGGCGAGCGGGGTTACTTCCTCTCTTAGTTCCAGCACGATTACGCCAGGAGCGAGTGTGCGCGAAGCTATCAGCTGGGGATTTACTGGCCTCATCCAGCAAGCCATCAACGGCACGTTTCTCGATGGCATTACGACGTCGTCTGTGTCTGTAAATCTTAACCAAATCACGGTTACTGCACAGAATCCTTTTTACCTGAATCGCATAGTTTTATATCCCTATGCCAGGGTGGGCGCAGATCTTGCAGCTATCAGCCTTCCCTCATTCGATCCGAATAGCGAAGCGCAGGTTGGCGCGTCGTACACAATTGCCAATCTCGCTACACCTCTCCCGTCTCCCCCGCTCGATCAGGCCGTGTTTATTCTGCAAGACGCGAATTCGCCGCCGACGGAATGGCAGGTCTCTGGCATAACCGAAAAAGAGCGCGGCATCTTTGAGATCGTCGCCGTCAGCTATAATCCGAATAAATTCTCACTGGTCGAGACGCTTCAGACGCTGAACATCCCGGTTTTCAGCACGGTACCGTCTCAGCTTATTTCCGCGCTGCCGGCGCCGACCAATGTGACGGCGATTACGACTCTGGCGGGTCAGGGCGTGACGACGATCGTGCGCACGACGGTGTCGTGGACCGTGCCGCAGGACAGCAGGATCGTGCAGTATCAGGTGTCGGTGGTGAACGCCGAGGGAACCACCGTCGCGGTTCTCACGCCGACCGGAGCTTCGGTGGTGATCGATAACCTGACGCCGGATACATATTACTTTGCGGTGCGATCTCTCGGAACCAATGGCTCCACGAGCTCCTGGGCGTACTCGTCCTCTTTCGTCATTTCCGGAACTTCCAACAATACGCCGCCGGCGCCGACCGGCCTGACTGCCGTGGGAGGCAACAGATCGGTCTATCTGCAATGGGTGGCTTCAACGCAGAGGGATGTTCAGTATAATAATGTCTGGAGGTCGTCGACCTCCGTAGCGCCGCACCAATCCGGATCAATCGCCGCGCTGATCGGCACCACATCAGGAACAGCCTATCTCGATGGCGACAGTCAGACCCTGACGCCGGGAACATTCTGGTATTATTGGGTTGAGGCGGTGACATCAACCGCTGTCGTGGGCGCTCTTAGCGCGGATGTCGAAGTCGAAATCGGCTACATTTTGGGTTCTGACATTGGCAACGGCGCGATTGCCACGATCAATGCCTTTGCTGCTCAATTTCAGCCGATTGGCGTTTGGACCGGCACTTCCCTTCCCGCCAATCCGGCAGCGGCCGGCGGCGCGACGACAATCGTTTGGCAGAGCAATTTCACGGTTTATACCTGGAACACTACCAGCAGCGCCTGGCAGACAGGCGTGACACCGAATTTGCTGACGGCCGGAACTTTGAACGCCGGTGTTGTTCTCGGGTCTTTGGCGAATTTTGGTACGGTGCAAATCACCAATGCTCAGATCGAAAATGCGACGATCACAGGGACGTTGATCGCGGCTCATGCAATCACGCAGACGAGTGAACTGACTTTATCTACTCAAACTTTCACTTTAGATGATGTTTCTGCTTCAGGAAGCCTTTCGATTACGGTTCCATCTGACGCATATGTGCTTCTTTTTGTTACAGCTTACGGTTTGGCCTTGAGCTCTGGAGGTGATGGATACGTTGCCGATGGTCTTGTAGCGTCAGTCGCCCGTGGCGGCACGACTATTTGTAATGTGGTATTAAGCGGATCTCCTTCATTTATTGACCCTGTATTTTTGGGTGAAACAGTGACGTCCTATGATGGTCCGGGCTCCGGCACCTATTCTTATGAGCTGAGTGTAAACTTTTATTCAGGTGCAAGTCCTGCGGAGGGGCAGCAGTTTTATGCGTCTTTGGTGGCGATGGTGGTCACAAAATGATAGTTTTTGCGGCTTACGATAGCACTGGCGCCATTAAATATTTCGTGACCGTAAACGATCAGGATAGTGCGCAACAAACAGGGCCGGCTGGAGGAGGGATTGTTGCGCTGGAGGAGCCTCCGGCTGATCTCCGTGCTTTTGCATCTGAGAATTATGTTGCGAGCGGAGCCGTCGCGTCGCGTTCAGCGATGAGCTTGGTTTTGAGCAAAACAAGTTTCACGGCCAACGGAACGGACGAAGTGACTATTACCGGCATACCAGCCGGCGCCAGCGCGCGGATATACGGCGCCGTATCGGCCGGCCCGGAGACCATAACCGATGGGGAGCTCGTCATCACCAGCACACACGCCGGCGCGATCACTGTCAGCATTTCGCTGCGGCCCTCGCACCAGGATTGGAGCACAACGATCAATGCGACTTGACCTTGGAATGTCGCTGGAGGAACACCGCCGGGCGACGATTGGACGCGTTTCAGCCGCGGCTCGGGCTGCTCATGCAGCGCATGAAGATGCCGGCGGCTACCCTATGGCTGTCGCGAGCCACCTTAGTCTGCTGTCGGGTCACCCTGAACGGGCTGGCGCCCAAGCATCGATGGAGACTCACCTCGCTATCAATGCCGCCCGGATGGCTGCGATTGAGGCCATCCGGGCGGCTCCAGATGCCGCCGCTGTCCGCAACATCCTCGAAAATTTCGGCCCAAGTACCGAGTAGCTATTCGTTTTCTGCATAGCTTCTTGTCCGCACCTTTGCCTAGGCGACCAGCAACCTTGAATTGTCTGGTCCACCGAAGCGTGGGGGTGAGATATGGACGCAATTCTGGAGTCTAGCCTTCTGACCGCCCTGGGCCCGATCGGTTTAGCCGCGATGGCTTTGGCGGCCTGCTATTTCATTTGGCAGCGTCAGAATGATCAGTTCAACGAATTCGGAAAGCGGGTCGATCAGGTTCTCAATATGCTGTCCGAACAGATCAAGGAAACCGACAAAAAAGCTGTTGAAGCGGCGGATGAAGTGGATAATTGCCGCACTGAAAACAGCGCCGCCATCGCCGCGCTTGCCGCGACAAATGCGCAGTTTCAGATCCATATTTCTGAGAGCAGGCCGACCCGCGATGAAATCAACCAGTCGATTGCCCGCGTCGTAGACGCAATGAAGGACGTCGTTGCGCCTCTTCGGGAAGATATTAAGTTTCTCAAGGATAACCTCGTGAGCAAAAGGTCATAACGAATGGTTGACCGCGGCATCCGCAATAATAATCCGGGCAACCTGGACCTAGGCATCGAATGGGATGGCTTGGCGCCCGTGCAGACCGATCCCCGCTTCTGCGTCTTTATCACGCCGGAATACGGCATCCGGGCACTCATCATTGTACTGCTGAACTATCAAACGAAGTACGGGCTTCGCACCATTCGGAGCATGATTACGCGGTGGGCTCCTCCTAATGAGAACGACACGGAGGCGTATATCAAATTCGTGGCCGGCCGGGTCGGGGTGTCGCCAGATACGGTGATCGACCTGCACGATGTTCATTTGTGCAAGCCGATGGTCATGGCGATCATCGCGCAAGAAAACAGTAATTTTGCGTACCAGGATTCGGTTTTGACGGGTGCCTTGGCTCTGGCGGGGTTGGCGCAGGCCGCTCCGGTATCCCCAACCCCTTCCATCCCTGCGGCCGCTCCCGTCGTCCCTGCGCCGACGGTTCCGCCAGTCTCCGCCGCCGAAGAAACCATACCTGGCCCAATTCCTATCCCCATAGAAGGAGCCTCCGATGCCCCCGGAAGCCAAGAATCCTGACGAACCCGAGCAGCCGGGCGACGCGCCGCAGCTCGATCCCCACACCAAGAGCATCGTTGAGGCTTGGAATTACCTCGTGCCTCGGCTGGACAAGGTGCAGGCGCTCGTGGCCGCCGGCTGGCTGCACGCGGAGCCACAGGAATGCCTGATCGATACCCTGATCCGTGAGATCACGCTGCTGCGGGCCGAGCGCCTGGCGCCGGCCGTGATCCCGGACCTCAGCGCCATCATCCTGGGTGCGTTCATGTCGATGTGCATGACGCTGCGGGCGAATTTGAACGATCCAGCCAAGTCGATCCAGCAGCACCGCTACGCCGCCTTCGAACAAGCGATCGCGGGCGTGCTTCCGACCTTTGTTGGCCGCGGGCGCGTAGAGGCTTTCTCCGCAATGAAGGCGATCATCGAGTTGGACATCAAGGATGCGGAGCGCGTGATCGGCATTCTGAAAAGCCAGGAAGTGGTGCAATCCCCCTTCGTCGCGAAGCGCATCCAGTTCCTGGAGACCAACATCGGATTCTTGCGCAGCGCCGAGGAGATGGTCGTGGGCTTGATGACGGGCGGACTGACGCCGGAACAGGCGCTGGCTAAATCAAAGTCCGCGCGGGCTCACCTGGCCGAAGCACCGGCGGCGAACGCGATAAACTAAAATTGGCGGAAGGGGTGGGATTTGAACCCACGGTACCCAAAGGTACGGCAGTTTTCAGGACTGCTGCCATAAACCGGACTCGGCCACCCTTCCTAGCAAGTAAGGGCGTTACGATCGGTCAGATCTGGAACATGCGCCCTGAATGATGTTCGCCTGCATCTCTTCCAGAGAAACAGGTTTTCTGCCGGGAACATGCAAAGCGCCTCGCAGCCTGCTTACTGCTGTTCCGGAGACTTGGTGCCGGCGGGGTAGAATCGAACTCCCGACCTTCAACTTACAAGGGTGCTGCACTGCCACTGTGCTACGCCGGCGCATGGTCAAGCGCCTGTCGTCGTTCGGGTGGTGAAAGTGCGGGGCAGCATGGGAGCGCTGATAGCCCGGCGCCGAGCGGCGCGCAAGGAAAAAGCCGCCGGGTTGCCCCCGGGAGCTCGTTGTGGATGGTTTCGGTGATGATTTGGACGGGACCGCCGTAAGCTACTGCCCGGATATGTGTGGCACGTCCGCCGGATCTGGCTTTGGTTTGCGCGCGCCGGGCCCCGACAATTTAATGTCAAAATCTGACATTATTATGCGTTTTTCCGACCTTCATTCGCCCGCGGCATAGTATCTCTACGGATGCCAAAACCTTGGCAGAGCCTCCTTCGTGTCCATCCGTTGCTGCGCGCGTTCGCCTTAGCCTTCACCTTTGTCCGCTGGCGCATCGTAGGCCGGCCGCGCCGCCAAGCCGGTTTTAGGCATCTTGAAGCTCACCATCGACGGTATCGTTTCCGTCATCGTCGATAAATTGCTCCGCGATAAGCGACATCGACTTCGCCCATGAAGGAACTTTTTGGTGTTCGCTGGGATGCGCACTCCTGAGGCCGCAGTCCAAATAGAGCTTGTACCAAATCTCTCGCTCATCAGGATCCAACAAGCAGAACCTCCAGTGTGGGCCGATTATCTCCTACGGCCCTTCCCAGCCTTGAAACTTTGCGGGGTACTGGGCTTCTGCTCCCCCTTCGCGCCCTTGACCGACCCCAGCTCCTAACGACGCCCTTGGCAGCTTCATGCGTCGCAATACCTCAGGTTAGGTGCAATACCAGCATGTGCGCACATGCCCCTGGCTGCTTGTATCCAGCTCGAAATTCCGTCCGTCCGGCGGCTTCCCAACTATCAACCGGCTGAGGGTTAATAAACACATCTTATTGTGTTTAGTCAACACATTTTGAGCACATTCCACATCAGCACTGTGGTCGAATCTGTGGACTGTCGCGCGTTTTTAACCGCGCTTATCGCGCAAAAAACACATCAAAATGGTGATTAAGCTGTTGATTTTATTGATTTGGAAACACATGCGTCGCGGTTTTCAAGACCGCTGCCTTAAACCACTCGGCCACCTCTCCACTCAAGAAATCCGCTGTATTTACCAGCGTCTTTCTATTTTCTAACCCGGCGCTCCGAACTCGTTATTTTCTTCTGTGGTCGAATTTGTGGACTGTCCGAAAACACATCAGAATTGCCGAATCTGGCCGCTTCCTGCTCCTTCTCCGTCAGGTAATCAAGGTAGATCTCGGTCGTCTTCACAGAGGTGTGGCCCAGGTGCTTCGACAGCCGATAGATATTGCCGCCGTGTTTCAGCCACCGGATCGCGAACATGTGCCGCAGGTCATGCAACCGGAAGCGACGGAATTCTACCTTTTCCCGCTGCGCTACGGCGACGCAGCGCCGCATGACATTGCCGAAATCGGAGGAAAAATTGTCGTATGTCTTGCCGCTCCGGTTGGCGATGAAATAGCCGTTCCTGGTATGGGCCGCTGCCCGGATGATCCCGCCGGCGTCGCCGCCTGGCGTGCGCCAGGGGAGTGTTCTGGGCCGGTCAGTCTTGGTCCTGGCCAGCAGCAGCTGCTCGCGCTCATGATCGATCTCGGCCAGCTCCAGCGTGACGGCCTCATCCAGCCTCATGCCGGTCTGCTCCAGCAGCCTGCACATCTCGGCCATGGGAGGCGGCAGCGCTTCGAGAACGCGCTGGTAATCGGCCTCCCGGACCAGCTTAATCGGGTCGCGCCGTTCCCGGATGATTTTCCGGTCGAACCTGGCCGCGGCGTTCTCCGTGATCCAGCCCCAGGATGCGCAGGCCGACAGCAGCCCCGACAGCGCGGTGATGTCGCGCCGCAGCGTCGCATTCGTCACCGCGCCGGCCCGGCTGGAGACGTAATCCGCAATCATCTTCCCGTCGATCTGGTCGACGGTCGCGTTGCCCATCAGCTTCTCCAGCATAGAGATGCTGGTCAAATAGCGGCGTACAACTTGTGGCTTATAGGCCTTGTTTAATACTTCGGCTTCCCAGCGGATGACGGCTGCTTTGAAACTCGGTGCGGCCGGTTTTGCACTATAGGCGGCTTTTTGCAGCCTGCTTTCCCATTCGTCATAGCGCGTTTTCGCTTCCCGAGCATCACCCGTGCGTAGGCTTCGTCGATAGCGGCGGCCGGCAATAACGACACGTCCGTACCAAATGCCATCCCTCTTATCGAGATTTTGCTGCTTTCTGGGCATCGGCGCTCCTTCGATTTCAGCCAATTTGTTAACATGGCCTTATCGAATGTCCACAGCCGGCCGATCTGGATGGCGCCCGGGATCTGGCCGGCGCGGGCCATTTCCTGGACCCGGCGGGCCGAATGGGTGATCATCGCCGCCACCTCGGCGGTCGATAGGCGTGCCGCGTGCTCGCTCACGCTGGCCAGCAGTAGAATGCCTGGCGCTGGCGGCGCTCTGCCTCCAGCTCGGGCGCTCGATCATATTTGGCCTGGCAGCCAACCGCCCAGCAAAGCTCTTTTATGCCGCCCAGCACGACGAGCCCCGTATCGCAGCAGAGGGCGCAGTCAGGCTGCTTTTTTCCAGGCATCGACATGCTCTCTTTCGGTGTCGAAGGTGATTCTTGCGACATATGGGTTCTCGGCCCAGCTCTCAGCCCCGTTGATTTTGATCCACAAGCGCTCATAGGCGCGCCGCGGATCGACACGCCATTCCTCCCACGGCCAACCGAAATCATCGGTTCCAGGATTTCCGTCACGGTCAGGAATGCCCCATTTGACCAGGTTGCCGTCCTTCGTGATGGCTTTAAGCCCCTCGGCGATCGCATCCTGCTTGGTAATGCAATGCAGCCGCTCGTAACGCACGCTGTTGACATGCTGCGTAAACCGGGACAGGTTTCGCGGCAAAAACATGGCTGGCAGGATCGACCGCTTCCATGGCCATGTATCGCATGCGGGTTCCCCGTCCACCAAATAAACGCCACGGTCGCCTACCTTCTGAAGAGCTTCCTTAACCCAAAGTCGCATGCCGACCTCCCAGCGAAGCGGAATTATTGCTTCGCACCCGGTCTGAAGGCAGATCGTGGTCACGTCACCATTTACCGGGTCGATCTCGATATCGTTCAGATCAGGTGATGCCCATTTCGGCAGTTTTATCCGCCGGCGGGTTTGCGTCTTCCGGCCCTCGATGAGCGCTTGCATCATCGGCGGTCCATAGGAAATCGGCAGGTTGAATTCCAAGCTCATGCCTTTTCTTCCCCAGGCCCAGCACGAAACTTTGTTTCCCGCGGCGAGGCGCCAAACAGGGATGCCAAATCTTCGAATGTCATTTTGCCCATGATGCGGCCGGCCACTGGATCGACTTTATCGGCTTCGAATGAATATCCCTCGAATAGCTGCAGCGCGGCGGCCGTCTTATCAACCTCCGCCACGCATTGGAGAATATTTGCGTTCATCGTGCGAATATCATCGGCAAAAATCATCGCGATAATATCGTCGGAACCGTCTTTTTTGAACCTGGCGCCAAGATCAATCATGAAATCGCGACGAGCCTCGATACTGGCGATCTGTGCTTTTACCTGGTCACTGTGGTCAACCAAGTTATTTTTTGCCAAAGCCAGTATATCGTAGGTCAACGGGCCTCGCGGCGGGTTAGATTCCTGCGCCTTATTCCGCGCGATCTGGGTAGCATTCAGGATCGCGGTCTTGATCCTCATCACGCACTCACTGCGGTTGTTGTCCGGTTCGGTTTCCGTTGCTTCGCCGGTGGCGTCATATCGCGCCCGGCGATCCTCATCCATCAGGATGTCGTGAGCCAGTTTAATCTCAGAAAACTTCGCCCGGTCGCCGCCTTTATCTGGATGATGAGTTTTCGCCATAGCGCGATAAGCAGAGCGCACAGCCTCTTTTGAGCAATCCGACCCCAGACCCAAAACCTCGTAGGGATTCATCTTGCCTCGCATGCATCTAGCGCCTGGCGAGCGCGTTCCATCACGTAAGGATCGTCCAGCGCCGAACTCGCGTCGCCGCGATAGTCTAGGATCTCCTCCAAGGCCGCTTTGAGCCTGGGAGCTGCAATGGCCAACCGGCAATCCGCTTCCCGATCCGACGGCATGGCAAAATCGTAGAAACCGTTGGCCTTCCCGCCCATGCAGAGAAGCCACCTCCCGACCATCGACCAGGTCATCGTCCATGGCTCTTTGGAGAGCGGGATTTGCTCAGGCAAAAGGGAGGTTCTCATGCTGCGGTCCTCTCTACAGGTGGTGATACGCCGCGGCACCGCAGGATCATCTTGATTTTCTGCGGTGCGCTTAGGCAGCCGGCCTGTTTATTGTGCTCTTCGCAGGCGATCATCATATTGGCCAGGTTGTCTGGTCCCTGCTGCGTCAAAGCGACAAAATGCTCAACCGTCATTTCATCAATCTGAAGGTCACGGTCGCAGTAGATACACCTTGGACCGTCACGCCTGATCAGTGCGTGAATAACCTGATACCTCCGGGTATTCCGATCAGTCGCCGGCACTGCGCGCCATGGCCGCTTTTCCGCGAACGCCCCAAGAGCCTCATAGGCGGCCGGGTTTATCGAAGAAATCATCTGCTTCTGATTCTTATGGATCAGGCCAATCTGCGTCGGTGTCGTGAATCTCAGGACCTCATAAGCGTTGCTTGGAGCCATAATTTCCGACCCGTTTTCGCGCAGCCATGTCTTGAATTTCTTTTCGTTCGCCCGGTAAAATTCGCGCGGATTGCGCCGAAAACTTTCAATGCTCATGCGCAAAGCCTTTCATCGCGTCGGAGATCCGCCAGCGTGGCAGCTTTATCGACTTCGATTTCGTTCTGCTCATCGACGAGCATGTCGATCAGGCGTGGCTCGGGCGCGAGATATTCGTCGATCATTGAAGCCGCATCAGACGGCCCGAATCCCTTCAGATAGATTTCAGGCTCATCAAGCGCAGACAGCTTCTCGAAAGCCTCTTTCAAAATTGTTTGGACTTTGGCGTAGATTTCCAGATCGCTATCGAACGAATTGGCCATTAGAACACTCCTATTTAGATAAAAATTTCGAGAAAAGAGAAGAACCCCAAAAGAGGAATTAGAGACTCAGATGCCTTTCCTTCCGCCCAATTCAGAAACGATGGCAGCAAGAAAAATGCGAACAGATTGATCGCGACAACAAGCTGCAGAGCCGACGGATCGGAATTCACGCCGCGCGCCGATGCGTCATGGGCAGATTCTCGTATTGCTTCAGGACATCCGGAATGTCCGCCAGCAGCGGCGCCGGGTCAGAAAGAGCATGCTCCATCTCATTGAGATGCCGGTCCTCAATCCCCAGGCGCTCAGCGCAGGCAGCCAGCCCTTCATGCTGTGCGATGCGCCAGGTGCGATGGGTAGCGCCGATCTTCGCCCAAAGTTCATGCGCCAAGTCGATCTCGCCGGCGCCCTTGCAGCGCGGGCACGTGATCGTGGCCACGCCACTCCCGATCTGCCGGCCGTCGCGTACGAGTGGGGTGTCGGCTTGTGTGCGGACCATGGCCGTCGTGAAGCCATTGCCGCCGCAGCTTTCGCATATGGTACTCATGTTGGTTCCGGCAATTTGGAGCGAACGTTCTGAAAAGCATCAGTAACCGCGTCCATGGCTATCGATTTACGGATGCCCCCTTCAAGCCCAGTAAAGAATGAGTCCCAGCGTGCAATTGTCTTGCGAGCTTCTGCCACAACCATGGCCGCGACCACTTCTTGATTCGCCCGGACGCGTTTCTCCAAGGACGTGACACGATCCGGATGGACAAAGCCTACCGATAGCTCGATTTTAAATTTGGCCGTTATGGGATCAGTGGCAGACTGCTTAAAACGAAAAAAACCGGCTTCGATCATCTGATCAACTAGCTCATGTGCCATGCTTCTCCGGACGGCAGACATGAAACCAGGATCATCACCGTAGGAATCGTATGCTCGCATTTCGCTAAAAACTTCCAACCGCTCCTCAGGAACCATGACGCATTGCGGGCAAGGAAGTTTCCGTGTCGAAATCGATTTTGAAACCGCGCCTAATGAATTTTTGGCGTGGCTAAATGTAACCGGTGGGTAAACCGGCATCAGCACGACGCGCTCACCACGGCAGATATCGCAATAAGGCTTCATGCCGCGCCATCCAGGCACCGGCCGCATTGTTCCTGCTGGCCCCGCGGTATGAAAGTTTCCCCGCAACGGCATGCCTTAACCTCCCGGCCTGCCAAAGACGCCACGATTTGTTCATCGGTCGTCAGTTCCGCCTTCGGCAGGCCTCTCAGTAACTCTGCAACAGTTTCGTGGTGCCTGTTCACGCCGCCGGCCCCTCGCTGTCGCATGGGATATCCAGGGCGATCTGCTGGCCGCGCGGGCGCGGGATAAAGGCGGCTATATTCTCGCCTTCGAATACCTCCCGCGAATCAATCGCGGCGCGCTTACCCGTCGCCAGGATCGTCACCTCTTTCTGGAAGACCCGGCCAAACATCTCACGCTCACCGGTGATGCTGACCGGGCCGATGGCACGCACCCAGCCTGGCACCGGCTCGGGATAGATGCGCGAGATCACAATGGCCGCAGGCGCGTCCGCTTCAGGCGCCGCGATCACGGCGCCACGCCGGGCGGCTCGCTGCTGTAGAACAGCGGAACGCCAGTGCCTTCCTGGATCGTGTCACAACCCTCGGCGAACGCATGCTCCAGCGATGCCTCGATACCCTGGAGGCTGATGATCCAGTTCACGCCGGCGCCGACCTTCCGGTAGCGCAGGCGGCACAGAAGCAGGTATGGCGCATCGTTTTGGAAGACTGGGATCGCCAGAAGAAACGCGGTCGGAACGCGCAACTCAGTTAGCGTCGGATTCCCGCCGCCCAAGTGTTCCTGCTCATAGGTGATGACTTGCTCGCCGGTGTCGGTATTGATGGCTTGGCGCACATTCTCAGTGGACCGAATCTCCATACCGCGGGCCGTCTCCAGCAGTCTCGCAGGCGTCCCGACATGCAGGTTCAACCGTTCGATCAGCATCTTCACTTTCTCAGGAATGACTGTCGTACCAGGATCCGCGATGTCCCGGATATTGTCTTCCAGGAAATGGGCCAGATCGGCCTGGGTCTGCGGCTTGTCGTTCGACGCCGTCCATGTCCTCCATTGCCGCGAAAGCGGAAACGCATAGGAACACCGGAAATCGCCCCATTGCGCCGAGGTTGTCTTAGCCTTAGCCGGGCCGCCAACACTGCCCTTCGCCGGTGACGAATCCGCGTCTCCGCCTTCAAGGGCCGCCTCGGCGTCCAGCGCGTCCTCGGTCGGCTCGTGGTAATTCAGGATCGCCGTGACTTTGCGGTTCGCCGTGTCGGCAAAGATCGCGGTCTGGCCATCCACGACGTAGCGATTGACGTAATCGACCAGGCTGCGCGGCGACAGCATCGTGAGGTGGCCCTTGCGGCGCCGCGGGGTCGCAAGCCGCGCCAAGACCTTCTCGGTAATATCCGTGGTGGTAATACCGTCCGGCACGCTGAGAAAAAAATGCAACGGTGCTTTGGAAGGATGAAAATCTTCCACGTTGCCAATATCTACGCCAGCCATTTTATGGCCAACATCAATTAGGCCTTTGATCGCCTCGGAAAAATCGGTCATCTGAATTGGTTACTCCACATTGCGAAGGGGTTGAGACTGCTCGCCGGCGACGCGCAGCGGCAGATCGGGTTGTTTGTCGTCCTGCCGCGATAGGAAGCGGCCCGCATGGACGAACATGAGCGTGCGGCGCCGCGTCTTGGCTGGCTGCTTGATCTTGTAGGATCCGCTCACTTCGACGACGCCGCGATCCGCCGTCAGCGAAATGGTGACCGTGACATCGACTTTGCGCTTGGCGCCGCGATCGATGGCTTCCTGCAGGTCTCGCACCACATTTTCGAGGTCATTCGAAAGGTCGGAATTGAGCTCTCCGTCCTCCAACCTGCCCAATAAGGTGTTGAAATTCTTGATGGCGAAGGCTTCTGGACTGATGCTCATTTGTTATCCTTTCCGGGCCTTAGAAAAACACATTAAGATGTGTTTTGCAAGCACGAAAACCGGAACTTTAGCGGCGATGCAGCGTATTTATTTCGACGCGCCGTGTGGCTTCCAGCGACCGGATGGCTTCGAACCGGGCTTGCGCTGCCTCATATTTGACGCGTGCCAGGTTCGCGTCCCGCCGCGCGTCCGCCGCGGCATAGAGGTGGTTCAGATAGTCCTCGCTGCCCTTTGCGATATCCTCTGATTCCTTGCGGGTCAGGTCAGGCTGCTCCCGGCGGATCGCATTGGTGAGCTGCGCCAGGACGGCGCCGGTCGTGCGCTCCAGAAGGTCAGCAGCGTGCTTTTTGTGCGCCCACGCGGTTCCGTGAACGTCGATATCATGCGCGATCGCCGCCGGGTCGAGCTCCCCGGCGGCGTTATGCGTTTTTGCATTTGGATCCCAGAAATCGCTCCCCATCAGCCGGGGGCCGGAATCCCGAGGGCCTGCGACCTGGCGCTGATTTCCTTATAGGCCAGGATTTTCGGTTTGGTCAGCATACCATTCAAGACTTCCTGATTGACCCGGCGCCATTCAGCCATCTGCTCAGGCGTTTTGATTTCGGCGAGGGCCTGCCGGAATGTGGTGATAATCTCGGCCTCATTGGTGCGGCCGGTCGGCAGCTCTACCACCTTCGCTTCCCATTTATCACTGCGCGACGCTTCAGCGCCCTGATTGTCATCGGAGGCATGCTGCGCCTGCCCTTGGCCGCCATAGCCAAGGGCGGCCATGATTTTGGTCGTGTCCGGATCTTCCATCGCGGTCAGGATGTGGTCGGAATTGTGCTCGTTATAGGCATTGATCATATCGGGAGGCACGTCCCGGAAATGGTCCGCGAATTCCTTGGCCCAATCGACGATGTTGATCGCGTCGAGCAAAACTTCACCATCGGCCGATATCAGTTGAAAGGTCTGCCGATCTTCCTCGTCGGGAAAGCGATCCTTCGGCGGTTCGTGCTGAGAGGAAGGGTCCCGCGCCGGCGCGGTCGTCCGGGCCGACTCATGCTTCGCCGGCGCTTTGGCGCCCTGCTGCGCATTGCCAGACGCCTGAGAGGCCGGATTTTTGGATGCGACCTTCTCGGCCTGCACGTCGACCACCGGCGGCTTGAACCCAAAATCGTGCAGCGTGGCGCCTGGCGAATAGGTCAATTCCCGGTTGCCAAGACGCAAATCGCCGGCCGCGCCGCCATAGCTAAGCCGCCCGGCTTCCGCCAGATTATCGATGTAGGCCGCATGATAAAGCTGCTCGCTGGACTTCGGCAAATCCTTGAGAAGTTGCTTCATGATCGTTTTGCGGGCCATGGCATATTCAAATTTGACCCAGACGCATTTGTCCCAAATGTAGGACATTTTATCGCGCATCGAGTAGGCGAATTTATACGCTTCGGAGTCGTTCCGGATTTCGAGAATATCCGCATAATCCCAATAGACAAATGCCTGACCCCCGCCTTTCAGTTTGGCATGGCAATACGCCTTCTCCGGCGTCCGGCCGCGCCGCGAGCCTCGGGAGATGTGCTTCAGATGGGCATCAGAGCCATATTCCGCCTCGAAAAGGTCGCCCTCATAAACCACGTCGGCGTGAATGCTTTCCAGCGTGTCGGCGCGGTAGGCCAGCGTGAGCATGCCCTGATAGCCAATCTGCGGGTCAAGGGTGACCTTTTCATTGGCCTTCCCCTTGTTTTTAATCCGGGGAATAATCCAGGCATGCCCAAACGGCGTGTTCGGCCGTAGCCCAAGCTCAGCCAGGTCGAGCGCGCACCGGATCAGCTCCCACAGGTCCGCCAGCTTGAACAGCTCGTCTTCGCGCGTCAGGTTGCGGATCGTGGCCAAATACTGGACGGCATCAAGGCGGTCCCCAAGCGCATTCTGGAACCGTTTGATGACTTCGGGATGATCAACCGCCTCGTCGAGCGATTTGATTTCCTTGAGCGGCTTGTATTGATGCAGGCGTGGGATGGCTTCGGACATGGATCAGCTCCGGATCGTGGTTTTGTAGTCTTCAGAGATCTTGAGGCCGGGAATCGCGTCGATCCGGTTCTTGCCGTTGATTGCGGCCTTCACCTTGGACTCGTTGATCATCAGCCACTCCCGCGGCACCAGGTCGATGTTTTCGACCTCGAAGACGTACCGGATTGACCCGGACGACATGGAATAATTGCCACGAACCTGAGAAAATGCGGCGATGGGCGCGCCGGCGACGCGGGCCGCCTGTTTGGCCTCTTCCGCCACGATCTCAGCCTGGTCCAGCATGTCGGCGCTCTCGGTCTGGATCGCGACCGCAGCCAGGCGGTCAGCGGCCACCTTGGCGGCGGCGGCCTGCTCCTGCGCCAGCTTGCGCGCCGCTTCCGCCTTGTCCCGGGTAAACTTGGAAATTTTGGCCTCGATCGTTTTGACGGCTTTATCGAGGGGATCGTGGATGCCGAGGAAAAAGGCCTGCACCGCCTTGTCGGCCTGGAAAAACGGCGCTTTCACGATGACCCGGGTGTTTTCGACCAGCTTTGCCTGCGCCTTGATCTGGGCGCCCACGTCCGTTACGGCCGCCGCGTCGGCATCGGTTAGAATGCCGTCGGGATGATCGAGCCAAAAGTTGTCGCTCATCTCGATAAGGCGGTCCTTGCGCGTCAGCAGGGATTCATGCTCGACGCCAAGCAAATAGCGAAGACCTTCTGGGTCGAGCAGCTCAGCCCAGTTGGTTTGCGTCGCGCCCACATTATGGCCGATGGGGGCGGCGTTTTCCGAGTTGTTTTCAATACTTTGCAGGCGCAGTGACATGATTTAACTCCAAACTGGTTGCATTTTTGTGAGGTCGACCGGCTGACGGGGATTAGCCGCGGGATGAGTCGGATCGTTCTTTTCGGCCCATGCTTTCAGCGCCAGGGCATGGTCGAACACTTCCTGGCTGACCATCTGGCCGCTTTCCCAAATCCGGACGATGGAACGGGATGCGAGGGGATCTTCTACCCTGGGTCCCTCCTCCACCCCGTTGATCTCGGCGCGCCACCAACCGTTCTCCAGGATGATCCGGGCGGGCACGCGCTGCCCCTTTCGGACCAGGCGCAGCATGAAAATCCCGGGTTGCGGGGGCGATAGAATGTCGTGGGTATGTTCTTTCGGCATGCTAAACTATGGTCCTAAAAACACATTCGAGCCATTGCTCAGTGCGTTAAATGACACATTAAAATGTGGTTTACAAGTAAAAAGATGGCAATGAAAAACCCCCGAGGCCGAAGCCCCGGGGGTTGATAGCTGCCGCAAATGCGGCGACGGCAGGAATTGCTCGGTGTATGCCTTACAATTTGGTGTGCGGGACCAGCGACTGATTCAGCAGGGCGGCCAAGCGCTCCTGGCGCTCAGCATGGCGCACACCTTCCGCCTCAGCGGCCGGTATGCCCTTGTTGATCAGATCGGCAATCGCGGTCGCCATAAACGAGTTGTCGCACATGGCGATCGCCTCGCCGTTGCGGTTCTGCACGATAGCTCCATTTGCCGTAACGGGCGTTTGAACCGTCGCGATGACGTCTAAATAGCTCATGTTTTTCTCCTCAATGCCGGCTCATATGCCGGTGACCGCCTAGGCGGTTTCGCGCCGTTCGTAGGCTGGAAGGCCTTGGAGGCGCCGGTGCGTTTGATCCCGGAACGCAAATACAGCGTTCAGAGCGGCGTAGGAATCATCTTCTGCCTCAGGTACACCGGGAACCAGTAAGACGCCAGGCTCATAACCGTGCCTGGCACCTGCCTCGACGACCTCCCGCAGTTTGCTTTCGTTCGGCCACGCGGCGATCAGAAGCATGCCCTTTGGAATGCTCCGAGCGTTCGTGAACGTAATCAGGCCATTTCTATCGACATACGCTCTTGCCATGTTTTTCTCCTCATAGCGCCACAATGGCGCCAACCCCGAAGGGTTTCAAATAACCGAATCGAGTATCCGGGCCGAAAGCACGGATATCTCGTAGGCTTCCTTCCAAGACCACACCTTCACGAAGGTGATCGGATAGGTGACCATCTTACCATCGACAACGTGGACGACATCGATATGGGCATAATAGCCCTCGTTACCGCCACGTACCGGATAGCAGGCCGGCCAGCATCGGCCCTTTTCGCCGAGCGACTGCCAGCAGGGCCAAATATCATCCTTTGTGAGTTGAGAGTGACCCCACCTGCGATCTCTCCGATAAAAATTATCGGAGTCGCCAATGTGTGGAATGCCAGCATTACGCAATGCGATTTCAAGTTCCCTTAGAACGTCATCGATCTTGCGATTCTCCCAATCTATACATTCCCTCTTGGCAGATAGATCGACATTGACATGTGGCTCAAATCCAGGCTTGGTCAGGAGCAGCTCCATCCAGTCATCCGACATGTTGGTAAATTGCTCCTGCCAGCCCTTGGCCATAGCCATGGCTTCGATCGATGGGCGCAGATCCTGCAGAACGATGTCCTTGATGGGCTCGTCCGACGAGGACATGCGCTGCCATATGCGGCCCGCGGCAAAGCCGTGCGCATAGGAAGGCGATTGATCGGGAAAGGCAAAACTAAGTTGATATTCGGGCATGTTTTTTCTCCTCATGCTGCGGAATACAGCGACCGCGCTAAGCGGTTTCGGGGGTTGATCCGTGATCGGTTTCCCCTGCATCAAACAGCGCCTCCACACACTGATCGGAGAGTGCTTTGAGCTCCGCCCAATCTTCGTCATTTCCTCCATGCTGGCGCTGCTCGATTTCGTGGTCGATAATTGCCATACAGCGTTTCAGAAGTTCTGGGATCGCATTTTTGTGGGGTATTTCTTCGGTCTTTGTTTCACCCCCGCAGTCGTCGCAATAAGCATGGTCATGGACTGATTCCAGTTCCCATTGTTGGGTTTCCAGGTTCCATGAAGCCCACGCATCTCGCTTGACATTTGGGCTTCGGCAAGACGAACAGACCACGTCGACAGGGTGAGGTATCCTCGTTTTGTCAACGTAAGGCGTGTTTGCGTAAGTCATATGTTTCTCCTCACGCCGGCGGGATGCCGGCGACCCCGCAAGGGGTTTCGGTGGCCGGTTAGGCCGCGCCTTCCTTTTCGAGCCTCTTATCGAGGTCGCTGGTATCAGGAAGATCGATGAAGTCCTTAATCGAATAGACGTGTACGAGCTCACTGCCATAGCGGCTCGCATTACCCTCGGGTTTTTCGACAATGTCGTAAAATTCGAGAGTTTCATCGTCCAGGTTCAAAATATAGCCGTATTCGCACCAGCTTTTCGGCTCAATGCCGAAGTTGCCGTCCAGGAAGACGCCGGCGTCTAGGCGTTGGAGGATCGACCCTTGATGTTTCCGGCACAGGCAATACCAATCCTTGGTCGACTGTTTGGAAACGCTCAGATCGACGGCGCCCAGTTGTTGCATTTTGCGGATATCGCCATCCGAAGGCGTGGAGTCTTGTGCAATCAGGCGCGCTGTACGCGCCTTTTGCTTCAGTTCGCCAATTACGTCTTCGTAAACGCGATTCTTGAAACGCTCCTGAAGCTCGGCCAATATCTCGGCGCCAACGCCGCTGGGGTAGCCGTCGAACTGATTGTACGAAAGCTTGTCGGCCTGGTCGATGCGAATACCGCATACTGATCTTGTACCAATTTTCATTCTCCTAATTAAAGTTTTCAAAAGCAGCTGTCTGCTGCAACCCCGGAAGGGGTTTCAGGTGTCGGGCAGGTCGGATTGCTCACACCGGACGACAAGTTCTTCGGTTCCGACGGCGTCCATGTATTCGAAATACCGGTCGATCGCCTCGGAATCATCCTTGGGAATCGGGCCTTCGACACCTTCTGGCCCCCAATTCGCGCGCGCATAGGCTGCGAGCTGGGATGTCAGGCCGGCCTCTGTTTTGTCCGAATAGGCGTTATACCCGTGGACGTGCCGCACTACGGCAACCCAAATTTTCATGTTTTCTCCTCTTCATTGGCGGCGCTGATGCCGCCGACCCGCGCGAGCGGGTTGCAGACAGTGTACTCAATGGCCGGTGAACCGGCCGACCGCATTAAGCGGTTTCGCTGGGCGTCCCAAAGATCATTTCTGCGTCACGCTCATATTCCTGAACGGCCTTTTTCGCCGATGCTTCAAGAAATTCCCGCTGGCCTGGCTGTTCGATTGGATCCGATATTTGCTCGACTTGAATCATAAGCCCTTTTCCCAGGAATTCCTCGGGCGTTTGGGAATCGTATTCGTTCTCAAGGAACCCTACGAACCGGTTGAGGGCAGAATAAACCATCATGGCGAGAATCACGTATTTTCGCTCATTGGCGGTTTGGACCTTTGGATCGTCTGAATTTTCCATGTTTTTCTCCTCATGGCGCCACAATGACGCCAACCGCCTTTCAGGCGGTTTCCTCAGAACGCATCACGCGCGCATCAGATTTCCGACGGGATGATCTTGATGAGCAAATAGGACGGTTCTTCATCCGCGTTGCCCTGCTGCTCATCAAGATCAGCGCCAAGGGTGTCTTCCAGTTCCTCGGGGATATTGTCGAACAATTTGCGGGCCTGTTTGCGGGTGATTACCGTACCGCTCCAGTTATCGGGCTGAGCGGCCGGCCAGGTATCTAAAATATCGTCTGGCATATCTTTCTCCTCATGCTGCGGAATTGCAGCGACACACCGCCCCTTTGGGGGCGGCGGTTTCCTTAGAACGCGTTACGCGCCGCTTTATCCATGACCTTGGCGCCGATCCGTTCGAGATCGAGGCGGCGGTCCTGGTGCTCAATGGTGCGAGCGACGGCGGTAATGCCCTGGCAGAAATCCCAGGCGCTGGTGGCAGGATGACCTTCCTCGCGTTCCACGGTATCCAGGATCTTCCGGCTTTGAACCTTTGAAAAATCCAGGGTCTTGAGAAACGCCATGCGGTCATCGTCGTCACGCGCGACTTTGGCTTCCTTGGCAGCGGTAATGCCGGCGATGAGCTTGTTGGGCTCACTGAGGGCATAACGCTTCAGGGCGGGTTCCGCGTCGCGTGCAAAGCGATCCGGCGCGAAACGCGTGTGGTTGATCTTCATGGTGTCAAACCCTTCGACACCCCAGAGATTGCGGTTCATGCAAACGCCGCGCAGCATGAAAGTAGCGATGCCGAGCGACCTGCTGCCCACCTCAGAGTTCCAGGCATAGAAGCCGCGGAACACGTAATCGGGATCGCCGTTATCCAGCTTACCGATTTCGATGGGATGCGTGTCGTCAACCAGGAAAAGAAACACGTCGCGATCCGATGCATACAGCGTCGTACTCTCGGTCGTGGGCGAAACGTACGGATTGTACGTCTGTTTCGCCCAGTCAATCTGCCCCGGGATTTTCCAGCAGGTATCACCCGTCCCGTCGCCGGCGATGCGTTGCACCGCTTCGCCGAGCGTATGGTCCATGATCCGGCCGTAGCCGTCGCTGGTGAAGGCCCGTGCGTGGCGCGATTTGTCGTTCCAATAAAGCATGGAATTGAGATCGCGCTTCACGGTCAGGTCATCCATCAGATTGACCGCCGTGAGAAAGGCCGGCTTTTCACGCAGATACGAAGCAGGTGCGCCCGCGAGCGAGCACATCTGGCCGAATACATGGTGGGTAAGACCCAGCGGCTCACCACCATCGGGCGGCGCCAGGAACAGATTTCGTGTGTCTTCCTTGCTTGCGACAAGGCGCAGATCGCGGGCATCGATGACATCTTCCTTCATCCCGACGGAGCGGGCTTCGAGAGAGGCCATGAGCGCGGAAATGCTCGTGAACCGCTGGTCGGCCGGCCGCGAAAACCATTCCTGGCTGACGCGGCTGTTGTTAGAGCCACGCGTCGCATCGATGCGGCGCTCCCCGACCACCGGGGTATTGTCAATGATGTGTGTATCCATTCTTCGATTCTCCTTTTCAGTTGCAGCGTCGCGCCTCGCGGAATTGCGAAAGCGTTATCTGCGGACCCCGGAGGGTTTCGGGAGGTATTACACACTAATATGTGTTTTTTGGAAGAAAAGTAAAGAATAAAAATGTGTTTCTGAAATGATTTTCCAGCCAGCGAAATGCTGGCAACCGGCCGGAGCCGGTTTCATCTTTCTACGTGCTTGAGCACCTTGCGCTGAATTTCATTGGCGAGGCCAAAATAGGTCAGCCGCATCATGGGGTCGCTCAGCATGCTTTCCGCTTCCGCTTCCGCGGGGAATTTGGACCCCACGGAATCCAAAACCGCTTTGTTTTCCGGGTTAGCCCGGAACATTGCGGTTTTGGTGGCCCAGATGTAGAGCTCTGCCATGTGCTCGCTAAGAGGTGCTTCCAGGGAAGCCTCATACATCACCATGGCGAATTCAGTCGGACCGACTGGAAGTTCGGTCAGGGCGAGCGCCCATTTCAGGCGATCAGCGACGATGAAGTGTTTGAACTGCTCGTTTTGCGTCAGTGGATGATGCTGGAGCTCGCGCGTGCGGCTATGGCAGATGATAGGTCCGCCAACGAATTTAATCCGATAGCCAGCGATCTTCAGACGATGAATTCCGGCGCCAAGCGATAGCATCGCGGCGATAAGCTGCCCGCTCATGCCAATCAGCGCCAGAGGCTCCAGCCTTTGATAGAGGCTTTCAGCCACGGATTTTTCGTCTGGAAAATTAGTCCGAGCCGCATCATCCATGATGTTCAAAATGTTCTGGTCCATGTTTTTCTCCTCAATACCGGCAGGGATGCCGGCAACCCCAAAGGGGTTTCAGGAAGCGCGGATCAGCCGGCTCACGGCCAGGATGCCATTCTCATCACGTTCAGCGCCTTGATAGGGGCTGGTTGCCGGGTAAACGATATCGGTCCTGTCCGGGCAAAGTTTTGCCGCGGCAAGAGCCGCTATCTGGCTCACGATGAGATAGGTTTTTGGCCGGGAATCCGGCAGGTTCTGGATGCCGATTGTGCGGCTTGGCGCGTGGATCGTAACGCCATCCTCTGAAGTGACGGCTGGCCCCATGCGCGTTTTTATTCGCACCGGGGGACCATCAGGTTCAATGATCCTCACGCATCCGTCGCATTTCAGCGATATGACGTGGGGTGTTAAATTCAAGATTTTCATGGGGGTTCTCAAACCGGCGGGATGCCGGCAACCGGCCGGGCCGGTTTCAGAAGGTAGGACGGGCTTTTTTGCGGGCCACCAGATGTTTTAAAGACCTTATTTTCCCGATGGGATATGTGCGGGTCATTGATTTCAACGTCGATCCGAAGCGGCGCTCCAACTTCACCTCAATGAAGCTATTTTTAGCCAGCTTGCAGAAAGCGAAATCGCCACCTTTTTCCTTTAAAAGCTCCGAAACAAATGTTTCGATGTTCGCAGCGCGTTTGCGCTTGCACCGAGACATGTCTGCAGTCAATGACATCTGGCAAAGAGTGCCGTCATAAATTGGACCGATCATATGACCGTGCAAAGTGGTTGAAATTCTCATGTTTTTCTCCTCATGGCGCCACAATGGCGCCAACCGGCTGTGCCGGTTTCAATCAAGCAGGTGCTTCACCTGCCCATCGATCAGACTGTGAACCAACTCCTCAGATAGATCGTCCAGGATCGCCTGAGACAGATCTTGAACCTCAAGAAAACGCAACTCGCCAACGCGATCCGCGATATCTCTATTGGCCCATCGTTCACATATATTTTCGATCAAGCTTCCATCTGAATGGAGATTGGCACTTCGAAAGAGTTCCTCTTTCGAGGTTGCTACGATCTCTGACCAGGCCGCTCTGATTTGTGGGTTTTTCCAGTGTTTTTTTTCGATGAGCAGGACGATTTCACTATCGGTAGGAACAACAGGCGTCGGGATTTTTTTATGAACGCGGTGGCCGAGGTAGTGAAGCATCGCGAACGTTACTTCGATATCCTCGCCAACCGCCAAACCGGCGTAGTTTTCCAGGTTTTCATCTTCATTGCTGAAATAATCCCAGCATGCTGTTCCGGCATCCTTTTCAGGAGTTTCGAAAATTGTGAAGTTCATGTTTTCCTCATGCTCACCGGGGATATCCGGCGGCGACCGCCTTTCAGACGGTTTCTGGAAATGTCCAGTTGTAGGGCGGCTCGTCTATGAAGACGGCAGCCCTGGCTTCTTCTGAGCCGTTTCGATTCGAGGCTGCGATCTTCAGTATAGAATAGTCGCTGTAACCCGCCAGCATCCGAACCACATTCCACCAGGATTCTGGATCGTAGCAAAGCCGGGCGATTTCCCGCGGGGTCATCTGCAGGGATGAATTATCCTCGAATTTCACGGCAAGATAATCTTCTTGTCTTGCGCGTGGCATGTTTTTTCTCCGCCGGCGGGATGCCGGCAACCGCCTTCAGGCGGTTTCTTTTTGGCGAGTAGGTATATGGAATGCATCAGCCGGTTCAACACATCTCTCAATGTTGCCTTCCGGCGCCAGCTCGTAGATATAAATCTGGAACAGTCCAATACCCAGCTCGCCATTGTGAGCCTGCGTGATAAAGACATCACGCGCAGCCTTGGCTTTTTCCAGGCTCGGATACTGACCGAATATATGAAGGTCATCTCCTCGCCAAACCTGGACTTGGTGTTTCATGACATGTTTCTCCTCAATGCGGCGAATGCCGCGAATACCAGACGTTCCCGCCTGGTATTTTCCTAAAGGCCGAGCAGTTTCACGATCAGGAAGATCGTGATGCCGACGGCCAAAGCGTCGCCGACGCGCCCAATAAACGAAAGAATGATGGCGACTGCGATCAGCGTTCCGAAGAACTCACCGATGAGTGTCAGCATCTTCCACCGTTTTGATTTGGACGGCGCCGCGCGCCGCTTGTTGAATGGCCAGCGGTTCGCTCATGTTGAAGCGCTTGCCGCCGGAGAAGTACCAGCACTTGGTTCGACCCGTGCTGGAGTATTTTCGGAACACCGTGATTACGGATTTTCCGGGTTCGGTGTTTTCCACATTGCTCACGCTGCGACCAGGCTCAGATTTGTGTCTGATTTCTGGACCCAGAGCGGATATCGCTGGAATTTCAGGCCGCGCAGGCTGATCGGAGCGTCCAGCAACGTGATGCTGTCGGAATCGATCTCCCCGGCGCGCGCCGGCGGTTCGCCGGCGGCCGTGGACAGGGCGATAAAATATCGCGTCCCGTCCGGCCGGAAGGTCTGACCATTGCAGCGCACAAGAAGCGCTTCATGGTCTTCGGCCCGGTGATGACCATAAATCACCAATTCCAGCTTCCCGGTCGGAAATTCGTAGCTTGGCCCCACCCGATAGGCATGGGTCAACGTTTTGCAATACAGATCGACGAAAGCCGGCTTGAACCGGCGCAGCAGATATTTCCGCGTTTTGGGCGGGATATCGACTGCAATTCGCACAAAGGATGTGTTTGTCATTCGACTAACTCCTTATTTTTATGGCATTATTGCCTATCGATATATAATGATTCCGGTTCCAAAATCAAGATAAAAACACATTTTAATGTGGTTAGCAATGTGCCATAAACCCGCCACCACAACGAAAAAGGATGCCGATAATGCCTGTTGACCAGCCCCTGCTCGGTCTTTCGATGAGAATTCCACCCGCCAATGTCCAGGCCGAGCAATCTCTCCTCGGCGCTATATTGGCCAACAACAAAGCGTTCGACCGGGTTGGCCATTTTCTGAGGCCGGAGCATTTTGCTGACCCATTCCATGGCAGGCTCTTTGGCGAGATCAGCCGGTTGATCCTTGAGGGCAAGGTCGCTGATCCAATAACCCTGCGCCCCTGGTTCCAGGCACAGCCTGACTGGGACGAGATGCCAGGCGGAGCGGCCTATATGGCGCAGCTGCTATCCGCGATGGTCGGCATCATCAATGCCGCCGATTATGGGCGATCGATCCAGGATTCCTGGGCGAAGCGGCAAATCATCGACCGCGCAGAGCTGATGGTGGAAATGGCGTTTTCCGAAAATATGCGGGCCGAGGACATCGTGAACACCACCGTCACGGCGCTGGAAAGCACCATGCTGCTGCACGGCGATGTGGTAGAGGTCAGCCTCCAGGCAGCCTCAGAGCTGGTTTTCAACACAATGAGCGACGCGATGGGGGGAAAGACGTCCCCAATTTTCTCGACTGGCATCGCAGACCTGGACGCCATCCTGGGCGGCGGCCTTAAGCTACGGCACCTGAACATCCTCGGTGGCCGGCCGGGCCACGGCAAGAGCGCGCTGGCGCGGCAGGTCCTACTCTTCATAGCGCAGGAATACAAAATGCCCGTCCATGTCATTTCGTTGGAAATGACGGCCGAGGATCAGGCCGCGTGCGCGCTCGGGACGTATGCCGGGATCTCCGCTGACCGAATCGAACAGGGGCGCCTAAGCACGGCGGAAGCCATGCGCGTCTTTGATGCCAAGAAAGGGTTCGCTGATCTCAGGGTATTTTTCGATGACCGCCCGCGGTTGAATCTCGACCAGATCAGAATGGGAATCCGTCAATTCAGACGAAAATACGTCAAGAAAAATGAGCCTTTCCTTGTGGTTATCGATCACATGCACCTGATTTCCTTGAACAGCCGCACCGTGAAGGGCGGCCTCGGCCTGGTCTTCGCAATCGGCGAGAATGCGAACGGTCTGAAGGAGCTGGCGAAGGACGAAAATTGCAGCGTTCTGGCGCTGGCGCAGTTGAGCCGCAACAAAGAGGGATCGGAGGACAAGGTGCCAACCCTCGGAGATTTAAAGAATTCTGGCGATATAGAGGCTGCGGCTGACAAGGTGTTCTTCACGCATCGCCCAGAACTTCACCTGCATAAATCGAAGCCCAGCCGGAAGCCGAATGAGAGCGATTCAGAGTATGCGGCGCGCGAGATCGCTTACCAGGCGCTCGTGGAGCAGGAAGCCGGCGTCGTGCATCTTGTCAGCGCAAAGGTGCGCCAGGGCCGCACCGGTGCCATTCAGATGCGCTTTGACGGCGAGACGACGGCCTTTTTGAGCCTGCATCAATGAGCGACCGCGAGACACCATGGTTCAAATTTTACCCCTCTGATTGGCAGGCAGATACCAACCTTGGAACCTGCAGTCTCGGGGCCCGCGGGCTGTGGATGGAGCTCTTATCCATCATGCACAAGTCGGAAAGATACGGTTTTTTGCTCATTTCTGACTCAAAACCGAGCATAAAACAGCTCGCTTTTGTGTGCAGAACTGAGCCAAAAAATGTCGAAAAATATCTCCAAGAATTGCGCAAATTTGGGGTTTTGTCTGAAACAGCCGATGGAATAATATTCTCCCGCCGAATGGTAAAGGATCGGGAGGGAAGCTCCATTTTGTCTGATGCCGGGTCGACCGGTGGCAACCCTAACATTCGGCGCGGAACCGTACGAAAAGACCTTCGAAAACGCTCCTACAGACGCTCAGACGCACCGGCAAAAACGAAAAGAATATTTGAAAAAACAGAAGGTTGTTGCATATGGTGCGGCGTCCATCTCGATGAAAATGGCGAAGGTCAAAACGCCTTCCAGATCGACTATATAAAGCCGGTTTGCGACGGCGGTAATCACGATGAAAGCAACCTGGTTCCCTCATGCGGGGACTGCAAAAATTCGCGGTCAATTGGAAAAAATTTCTATAAAAAGCCATTTAGGCCGGAGTGGCGGATATACGTTCCGACCGATTCCGACGTTAACGTCGGACGCGATTCCGACACTAAGCCCGACCATAAGCCCCATATACCAGAGACCAGAGACCAGAAAGAAAGAGTTCCGATTCCTTCGGAATCGGCGCCGGCGCTGCCGGCGCTCCCTGGGGTGATCATCGATGTGCGCACCCAGCTTTTCCGGGACGGCCTGGAAATCCTGCGGCGCCTCACCGGCAAATCGGAGGGCGCCTGCCGGACTTTCCTGGGCAAGCTGCTCAGGGAGGCCGGCGACGACTGCGAGCTGGCGCTGCGCAAGCTGCGCGAGGCGGCCGAAACGCCTCCAGCCGACCCGGGAGCTTGGCTCATGGCCGCGGTCAAAAAAGGTTCGGTTCCGAAAAAAAGCGCAAAAACCGAGGCGATGGAAAAAATTTCCGCGAGGCTTGACGCGGGTGGCAAAAACACACAAAGATGTGTTTTGACCATCGACGGCGAAGCGGAGCGGGAACTGGATGTTTAAGGTTTTGGAACGGATTGGAATCAATATCAGCCACCCGGCTGCGCAATCCCTGAATTACCTCAAATCCACCGACATCGCCATGTTTCCCCCCTCACCGCGGCGCCTGGCCGATTGCGGGTTTTTGATGAACCTGCTGATGGTTTATTTTTCCGGGATCACGCTGGCCGAGGCCACGGATTGGTTCGGCAGCGTCGTTGCCGGCACCAAAACCGGGTCGCTGGATGCGACCGAGATCGAGGCGCGGTGGAACGCGTTCGCGTTCAGCGTCGAGGGCAAGCCGAAATGCCTGTTCGACGACGCCTTGAAGCGCGAGGTCCTGTTGAAGTTTTCCTGGCTTCCGACGGCCGCCGAGGTCTGGGCTTTGGTGGAACCGGAATATGCTGAATTTCAGTCTGTATTGCTGCATTTGAACAAGATTTTGGGGCGCCCTTTCCGTGCAGCCCTTCCCTCCTTCGCCGAGATCGAAGAGCACGGATGGGCCATCGACCCGGCCGCAAAGCCTGCGATCGTATCAGTCCCGATTCGGGCGCTCAGCCAGGCTTAAAGCCGGCCGGCAGCCCATACAGCCGCGGGAACGGGAGCGCCTTTACCGGCACCTGGCGGCTCCGTAATACGGCATCGAAATCCTCAATCGAATAAACGACCACGTGAAGATGGGCCAGGCGAACAGCAGCGTCCCGGAATATGCGTTGCGGGCGTGATAATCGCCCTGCCTTTCGGTCCGGCGTCAGTCCCGGTATTCCGGCCAGCTCCGGGACCTTCACTTCGATCAGCGTCGTAGCAGCGCCATCGGTGAGTAGGATCAGGTCGACAGCCCCCGGCAGAACGCCCTGCCCGGCCGGCACCAGGAAAGCCTCGTCTGGCTTGAATCTCTCTACCTCAGCATCCTTTTTCCTCTTACGGCCAGTCAACATGCTGGCCGTGGAAGGGTCCCTCTTCTCGCCATTCGGCACCGCGAAAAGAATGGCGTCGCCTGGCCGCACCACGGCGGCGAAATAGGCGACGATCGAGGCCTGGAGGTCTCGCTCGGGATGCGCCCTTGGAGAGGTCAGCTTGAAGGGTTTCATACGGGGCGACCACCTGGGGTCGTGCCGATTTTCCTCAATAAACTTCTGGTTTTATTGAGGGTTTTTCGCTGTAACGAATGTGTGAAATTCCGTTCATATTTTAGACAATAACATTGCAAAGAAGGTATTTTAACGCCTATTAAGAATTCGCAACACATTTTGGTGTTACTTTTGGTATGTCTTTTGAGGTGGAACTTATGTGCGGCTCTGCGTTCTGGTTCAGGTCTTTTTTCGGAGCGGCGCGGAGTTTAACCCCAGGGTTTTTTTCAAGGTAATCCAATGTTTTCTGAACGGCGCGCAACGTGGTTATCGATGGCTCCCAGCCTGGCTTTAACATGCCTTGCAGCGTGTTCGGGTGCAGCCCAGATTTTATGGCGATTCCTCGAATCGGTTGGCCGCTTCCCTTTACCTGCTTCACGACATGGACGATCAGCTTATCGATATCTTGCGTCATCGCGCGAATCAAAACACATTAGGTTGTGTTTTTCAATAGTTTTGCCTTCAAATTCACAACATAATGGTGTGTCGCGTGTCTGATGTCGAGTCGTCCGCTGAAAAGCGCCGTGTGGCCCTCAAAAAGGTCCTCAATGAGCGCGGCATCAATCCAACTGACCTTGCCAGCATGTGCGGGTGGGGCACGCCCAACGTGATCTATAATTTCTTTGCGGGCCGCACCACCCAGCTCTCAACTCAAAAATATGAGGAAATCTGTAAGGCTCTGCCAGGCATTACGGTTTCTGATCTTACGGGCGGCACTGTAAAAAAAACCGCGCCTCAGGTTCTGGTGAAAACAGAGTGCCGGGCCGGTTATTTGAGGGACACGTTCTCGCTGCCGGCCTCTAAAATTCGCGAGCTTCCATTGCCTGTGGATGACGCTGCTCGCGTCGCCGGCGCTTATGCCGCTGTCGTGCGCCATCCGGGCGCCGAATCGATCTATCCGGAAGGGTCCTTACTGCTTTGCATCCCGGTCGACAGGTTTGAAGGCGAAATTACAAGGGGTCGCCGTCTCCTCGTGGAGCGTCTTGTGGACACCAAATTGGAAGTCACGGTACGCGAGGTTCAGGAAGACGCAGAAGGCCGATTCTGGCTCTCCCAAAGGTCCACTGACCCGAGGTTTTCCGACGCTGTAAAATTGCCGCAGCAGATTTCAGGAAAACCGTGGCGCGAGAAGGGGGAGAAGTATGCGATTGCCGGCATCGTGATCGGCGCATTCGTCCCCGAACAATAGGCACAAAAAACCCCCGAAGCCGTAACTTCGGGGGTTTTTTTAAGACGCAAGCGCCATTTCTACGCCGGGCAGGAAGGCGACGCCTTGCGCGTTCACCAGGATTGGTTTCGGCGGGGCGGCGAACCAACCCGAGACCGTATCACCAACCCAGCTGCACGCGTCGCTGGCGACGTCGTACACAGCCTGGCAAGCTGGCTTGCCGTACTCGTAGACAACGATCACGGCGGCGGCATTCACCGCGGCTGCGGTAACGACCGCGCCGGCGATCAGCACGTTCTTCGCGGCAGCGCTGGCAACCGCCTCGGCAGCGATTTGCGATGCGGTGTCCAAAAGACGATCGATCATTGATTTTCTCCTTGTTTTGATAGCCAGAGGATTCTGGCGGACGACCGGGGAATAAAGTCCCGGCCGGCTTCGGCACGAAATAGGCGTCTCTCCAGGAGAGCTCGACACTCAGAATTTTCGATTTTGGTAGAAGATAATTGAGCTCGATCCTGGATCGACCTGTTTATCAAACTGGAATTGCTTCCAGTGACCCCGTAGGGGTTGCAAACAAAGGATTAACATAACTTATATGGTAGTAGACCATTGAAATTCAAGGTTTTTATTGTTTTCAGGAATATTTTTGGGAATATTTTGCGTCGATTTTGTCAGTTTTTACGCATCTTTTTCGGCGAGGTCCAAGGCAAGAATATCATCAGCGAGAGCCATTTTGGCGGTCACGATGCGGCCGCCGAATCCGACAACGTCGGCGATCTCAGCCAGGCGCCTGGTAATCTTCCTGTGTTCCCTGCCGGCTGATGCTGCGTTGGGATCTCCGGCTCGCACGATCCTTGCAAGATCGGTCTGTTTGGCACGGTAGGAATCGATGAGAATTATCGCTTCCTCTCGCGTAATTTCCAAATATTTTGGCATTATCGATTTAATCACGCTGGATATTGTCCAGCAACCCCCGCAGGGGTTTCGTTTAGGCCGCCTTGCTCTTGCCCGGCATTTCTGCCGGTGGCGGCGCCGCGAGATCGGGGCGCTTCAGGTGATACGCCAGCCAGTTCGGATGGCTAAAGGAGCGAGGCCTGCTCATGGGCATGAGAAGCCCTACGGCATCCACGTTCCCGAAGCTGGTCCGGAAATGGGCTGGCCCACTATTGTCGCAGATTTCGATGTTGATACCGGCTCCTTTTGTCTCGCCCAGGATCTCCGCGAATTGACCGATGCGCTGCAGCAGCGAGGAGCTAAACACCGCCCCGCTCCGCTCTTCACCGATCTTCTTGAAGAGCCTCGAGAAGTCAGGAAACGTCCCGTCGATCGCGGCATTGCGGCCGATCTGCTCACAATTTGGGCTATCCCATTCCAACTCAGCCACTTCCTGAGCCGTAAGCTTCGTGCCGGCATGGAACGCCAACCTGAATTCAGGTGCCGTTTCCTTACCGTGTTGCTCGTAGCGCAGCCATTTGGACGTGAAGTTTTTGGACTTCGACTCCTTTGCCTTGATCTCGGCCGCGAATTCCTTGATGCGCCAGATCTGCGACGCCCCGGCGCAATGCGCGTCCGGGTCGTAGACGGACACCAGGAGGTGACCATCGGTGGCCGTCATAACCGCGCCACCTTCCTCATGCGGCTGGATGTAAATGCCGCCCAAGTAATAGCGCGTTTCCTCGGTCGACACGATTTTCATCAGCGCCTGCATGTGGCGCGGTCGAACGACAGCGATTGAATTTTGATTGGTCATAAAATTCCCTTTCGGCCCCCAGAGTGGGGGGCTGATCACCCTGCCGGTTGATCCGGCAGGAAGGGAGGGTGGCGCCGGCGCGCGGCCGGCGCCGATCTAGCGCTTATGGTTTTAGGGTCTCAGGGAGCGCTGGGCGCTAGATTAGGCGGCGAGCTCGAAGCGGCGCTCCGCCGCGGCGCGGGCGGCATAGGTTTGCACGATCCCGTTTTGGTCTAGTGACGAGCCATCAAGATAGACGCGGACCCAAGCCCGGCCGTCTTCCGTCTCGAAAGTATCCCGGGTCGCCGGTTCATCGACAAGCATCTCCGGCGCTGCTTCACCAGCGACGTCGGGTGCCCAAATACCTGCGTTGTTGTCGCGAACGCACTGTGCGATGCACACGGCTGAATCTCCGAATAATATTCTTCTGCGTAACACATTTATGTGTGTTTTTGCAAGAAAAAACCCCGCTTCTTCGCAGAAACGGGGATTTTTTTATCGGATCATCCGCGCAACCATGCCGAAACCAAGACTGGAAGCCGCAAGATAAACGACCGTTCCGCCGGTTTGAAACATGAAGGATGCGTGGATCAGACCATAGGCCCATATGGCGGCACCGGTGCAAAGTCCGATTCCGAATAGACCGCTCAATGCGATTTGCTTCAGCATGTTTATCCCTTTCTGCCCATGTGTGTGGACTGATTTTCACCCCGAGCTGTGCCCGGGAAGGGTTGGCCGGGACGCTGTTAAACGTCCCGGCCTGGATTGGCGTACATTTCCTGTAGTGCCAGCTGTTGAGAAGCGGCACTCAGAATTCCGTATGCGCCGCCGGCGCTCAGAATGATCGCGCCAGGCGGTACTTCGGCGCGTGGCAGATCGTTGATTCGATCAAGGAACCGCCAGCACTGCTCCTGAGCAGCGCACAGCTGGAACGCTGCGCGGCGCTGCACGATCAGCCCTTCGTAAAGCACTGGCTCGCTGAGCCAGGCCAACATGGCGGTATCCTCTTCTGAGTCGTCCGGAGCCGCGAGGATTTGATCCTTCATAGCGTTCTCCGTTAAGTTGTTGAAACACATAAGAATGTGTGTCATTCTCGTACTCAGAATATGGGTCTTATTTGATTTATTTCAATACTTTGCGGGAACAAAATAACCCATGGCGTCAAGTTGAATGGCCACAAAAAAGAAATCGCGGAATGCTCTCAATGTGGAAGCTGCGATGCAGCGCTTGTGGGCGGAAATCCGAGAGGAATTTGAGACCACCGATATAGGGCTGCGCGCCCTGGCGAAGAAATACGGGATCAAGAGCCATGCTACGATCAAGCGCCGCGTCGACAGCGAAAACTGGCGCCGCGACGTTCCCTCGGTAGCGGCTCATATCGCGACCCAAAACGTCCTGCAGAGCCTGGAAAATGAACCGGCGCTGGGTGGTTCGCAAGGCGGTTCATCCCCGCCGGTTGAGCAACCACCAGAATCTCAGAATCATGCAGAAAAAATCGGAGAAACTGTAAAATCGGAAGTGGTTGAAAAGGGTGGTTCGCAAGGCGGTTCCTCGCCACCCTTCAAACCGACTTCCCTGGCCATTTCGGAGCAGGTTGGCGCCATCAGGGCGGCCCGGCGAATGGCCACGGCGCAGGAGCAGCAGTTGCTGCGCGAAATCGAGCTCGCCAACGCGACGATTGGCATTTCCGCCAGCATGATCCAGATGCTGAACACGGCGATCACCACTGAGGACCCCGCCGAGGCCACGAAAATTATATCCAGGTTCAAGGCGCTCGGCGGCAAGATGGAAAGCTTCAGTAGCTTGCTCAAAGCCGCATTGGCGGGTGTCGAAAAGGGCGTGGCGATGCGGCGTAAGGCCCTCGGCATGGAACCCCGCGGCGGCATTCCTGCGCCAGGCGCCGGCGCCGCTGGGCAGGCAGAGCTGCCGGAGCAGGTTCAGCAGATGCTCCCTGCCCTTTCCACTGAGCAGCTCATGGAGCTGCGCCGCACGGCGGCGATGCTCAACGAGAAAATGCGCTTGGCGCAGCCTCAGGCCCATATTACGATTGACGCAGAAATTGCAGAAGCGGCAATAAACTCGTAAATTTCCGGTTGCAAAACACATCTTAATGTGTTTTTCTTTTCCACATGGCGACAGAAACACATACCGCTGGAAGAATTCAATATCTCCCGCCGCGCGCGCCGAGTGAGCGCCAGAGCCTGCGGGAATTCGTCGACAAAATCGCTTCACGCTGCGAGACGCCGGAGGGCGCCGAAACGCTGGCGATGGAAGAATTGCTGCTCAAGCCAGACTTGGCGGATGAAGCCATGCGTCTTGGTCTGCGCCAGATGATCGGCGAAATGCGTACCAGGTTGCGGACTTCTATGGTGAAGGCCAGGCGGGGGGAATGGCGCGCGGAAAAAAATGCGCCGCGCGGCTTCGCCGGCGCCGCGGCGGCCCGGGCATCCTTCTATAACTGGCCCCTACCGAATTCGGCGGTCGTTCTAGGCGATGCGACTGTCGCGGACCTAGAGGCCGCGGCGGCTTTCCATGATGTTCACCGGGACGCGCACGCCAGCCGCGGGGGCGCCTACCGGCAGATCGCCGCGCTTCTGACGCGAGCCACCTCGAACCAAGATGTTCCGGTACGGAAAATCGTTGCCGAAGGCGAGTTGGCGCGCATTTTGGCTGGAACCCCCGCTTGAATCCGGTCCAAAAGGCCGGGCTGCCGGCCGTTACGCGCTTGCTACCCAAAATGCCGGTGCCGGCAGCAAACCAACGCCGGCTTCGGCCGGCCCGCGCGGCCCGTTATAGTTTGCCATCCGATAGCAAGATGCCGCGCGGTTTAAATTCGGCCCGTTCTCATTCATTCCCGGCCTGTGTTTTAGTGATGCCCCAGGAGATCGAGCCGGGGGAATGCGAGGGGTCGAGCCTGCGGCCGAAAAGGGAGTGTTTTCCCCAAGCTGCAATGCCGCAGGTATTTTTCAGCTCAGCGGGCCATCAAATCGACGACAACCGCAGATGCCTTGCCACACTGCGCTGCGGGGGCGCGGCCAACACCCAGGCGCCTTCCATCAGCATCGCGCCGCGCCCCGTTTTTTTCCCAGCCCAAGGATCCATGAAATGAACCCACCATACGATTCCGGCCTTGCGCCGGGTGACGCCGCGGCCGGCCATGGTCTAATTGATAACCAGCAGAGCCCTGCAGGCCGCGGCAAACCTCTTCCGCCGCGGCGCTCCGGTGCCAAAGCGGTGCGCGGCCCGCGAAAAGGAGAAACCCAAAGGAGATCTGCCGCGCAGAATTCCGCATCAGATCCGACGCCCGATTCCGGCTCGCAACCCGCAATGAGAATGGCGCCGGATCTGGCTGCTGCCGGCCATAAACAATCTGAAGCCCCAGGGTTTCGCGCCGGCAGCAGCAAACCTATGTCTCCCGGTGCCAGGGTTGAAGCGAAATCCGATGGCTTACTGCGCCGGGACGACGAGGGTGCCGCCCAGCATTTACTTGCTCACCAACTAGCAGATGGCGGCGCCCCACCCATTAAGCGCCGCGGCCGCCCGCCCGGTGCCGCGAAATCCGCCAGAAATGGCGGCGAGGCCACCCCTCAAGAGCATGCAGCCCAAAATGGTCATGGCGGCCTCGAAGATTCCGGCGCCTGCGCCGGCGAGGAGGTTGGCCAAGATCATGACGAAAACCAATATCTAATAGCCGGCCTCCCCGAGCTTTTGACCGTCGATCGCGCTTCCCGCGCCCAGAAGCGCGCGCTTGCGGTGCGGATCGCCGCAATGGACCTGCCGACGGTGATTGACGGGCTGGTCAGCCTGCACCGAGAGCACCGGGCCTTGCAGCGCGCCGTGGGCGATATGACGCGGCGCATCAAGGCGGACGAGAAATGGGCGGCCCATGCGCGCCATGTACGCGATGGCATCGAAATCCCGGCGGGTAAGATGGCCGTCCCGAACGATGACGACGCAGCGTTCATCAAGACGCTGCGACACCGCCTTTATACGGGGCGTGCCGCTCTGGAGGCGCTGCGCAAGCAGGTGCAGGCCGAGCAGCTCATGCTGGTGACCCGCCTGCCGGTCTATGACTGGGCACTTAGCATTCGTGGCTTCGGGCTGGCCAGCCTGGCGGCCATCGTGGGCGAAGCCGGCGATATAGGGAAATACGGCAATCCGGCGAAATTCTGGAAGCGGATGGGCTTGGCCGTGATCGACGGCGAGCGGCAGCGCAAGGTTGCCGGAAATCCCGAGCTTGCGGAGCGGCATGGCTTCCGGCCGCAGCGCCGCGCCGAGGTGCATGTGATCGGGGAAAACCTAATCCGGCAGAAAAGCCCCGGCTACTACGAGCTGTATGTCGCGCGCAAGGAATACGAGCAGACCCGGCCGGACCCGGTGCCGTATTTGATCGTCGCGCACAAGCGGGCGCTTCGCTATGTCGAGAAGCGGCTGCTGAAGAAACTCTGGTCGGCCTGGCGCGTCGGTACGGGCGTCGCCGGCGCTGAGCCGGAGGGGGCTGAGACCGGAGTGTTGGTGATGCCCAATGAGGACTTGTCTCAGCCTCAACCAGAAATGAGCCTGTCGTGACCAAGACGATGCCGCCACCCCATGACAAGGCGTCGCGGCAGGCTCATCCCGGAGCGCCGGCCAAGGTAGCGGAGTTTTCCTCGTGTACGCTGCCGGCGCTCCGAATCTTTTCGCTGCTCATGGCCAGCTTGGCGTCGAAGCCCTTTGAAGTTTTGCTGCGGGCGGTGATCGGGAACGCGGCCATTCAAGTCTTGCATCCCAAGACGCGGCTGCCGCGTTCCCACAATTTATCGTTTCCGTGGGCCCAAAATGATTTGCAACCCAGTCGGGTCGTGCCCATGGATTCGATAAATCAGGCGCTGGCCTTAAATCTATCGTGCCCCAAAAGTGCGAAGCTGGCGCCTGCCCCACCTCCGCGCCGGCATGCCCATGATAATTGGTTGCCCCGCAAGTCTCTGTGCGCCGGCGCGGAGGTGGCTTTCTGAATGTCCGGGCCAACCACCTCTCCTATCACGCCAAAGATGCGCGCCGACCGCGTGGAGCGCACCGAGGCGGCCGCGGCGCGGGTAACGGAATGGGCGGTGCGTTTTGCTCGGAACCTGAACACGCAACCGACCTTCGATGAATCGGTGCAACAGGCTGCCAACATTCTTGCGGCGATTCAACGCGAAAGAAAATTTAGGGGCGTTGCTGAGGGGAAGATCAGCGATGCGACCTATTTGAGCGAGCTGACGATGGCATCATGCTGCCTGGCGGCCGCCATGGCTCTGTTAATCCCCAAAAAAACACTGAAGGAACGCAAAAATGCGGCCCGATAAAATCATTTTAGATGATCCGGAGTTTCGGGCGCCGGCGCCGACCCTGATCGTGGCCGGTCAAGGCAGATGCGGGACTTCCCTGGTCATGCAGATGCTGGCGCGGGCCGGCGTTGCCGTGACGGGTAACGCGCCCACGTACGAGGTTGTCCCGGAAGAGACGTCTCCTGCTTATTGGCGCGAGAATTTTGGCGGAAAAGCAATCAAAATCCTTGACCCGCATCTGAAGCGGCCGCCGTTCGGGCTGCAGTATCGCGCGATCTGGCTGGATCGGAACCTCGAGCAACAGGCGCTTTCACAGGTGAAGCTGCTGAAACAACTTGGATACGACGTACTGACGGATCGCAGGGCGATCAAGCGGCTCGTTAAGCTCAATCGCAAGAACAGAAGTTACGCAGTCAACGTCCTAAGGAGTCTGGCGGGTCCGGAAAACTGCATAGGCACCACATTCGAGCACCTGATCAATTCCCCGCACCTGGCGGCGAAACAGATCTACGAAAAATTCAAGGAATTTGTGCCTGAGCATCCCGGGAAATCAGATGCGGCCGTCATTCTTGAAATGGCTGCTGTGGTGAAGTTTCGGCATGCGGACTGCTACAACGGCCTGTTGGAGCTTGGATTGCCCGGCTTCAAGGAAAAAATTCTGGAGGCACAATCATGAAATTTTTGCTGTTTGAACCGCCCGCCAATGTTCCTTCCGCGCAAACCGCGCTCAGCTTTGAAAAAGACGTTGTTGAAAGATGTACAGACGTTATCGATCTTGTCCACTTCGTTGAGACCTGGCCATATGATGCGATCATCCTGAACGTGCCGAACTTCCTGCCATACCAGGATCGATTCAAAAAGTTGGCGATATCTGGTGACCATGTCACCTTCGTTCTGAGCGATTTGCTGCCACAGGAAGAGCTTTTGGTGTTGCGCTCCGGCGGTATTTATCTGAATCGGTACAACATGATTGAGGCTGGACGCGAGTTTCAATCGTTTATGCTTTTGACGGTCCGGAATATTGTGAATTTGCGTCGCAATGCCGTTCCATCGGTTAAGCATTTCGGCGCCGTGAAAATCGATTTCAATGCGCGCCGCGTATCGGTCAATGAAACCAAGATATGCTTTACCAAAAAAGAATATCTCATCTTTGAAATGTTGTGCCTTCGCGCAGGCCGTGCGTTCAGTAAAGAGAACATCATCGATCAGATTTATGGAGCGCGCGAAGATGCGCCAGGTGCGAAGATCGTGGACGTCTTTATCTGCAAAATCAGGAATAAGCTCGAAGAAGCGGGTGCTGGCAAAGTCATTCGGACGATCTGGGGCACCGGTTATATTATCGATTTACCAGCGCCGGATGAGGTTGTGGCGGAAGAGTCGCCTCGTCTTCTAGCGGTGGCGACCTAAGCCTTTCAAATTCCGGGGAATGTTTCAGGACGATCTACTTAGCGCCACGAGCATATCCTGGCTGGCGTCTCCATCGGCGCTCATTGAATTAGACCGAGAGCTCGTGCGGCGCGGTGGCCTGCGCGCCTTCGTGGAACTGGCCTGGCACATCATCGAGCCGGCCGCCACCTTCCGCCCGAATTGGCACATCGATGAGATGTGCATCGAGCTGGAGCGCATCGTCGCCGGTCAAAATCGACGCCTGGCCATGGCGATCCCGCCGCGGCACGGCAAGAGCTCTATTCTGGCGGTTTTCTTCCCGGCGTATGTCTGGATCAAGAACCCGGCGCGCCGCATGATGTTCATCAGCTATGATTTCGATCTCTCGATGCGCGACAGCAAGAGAACGCGAGAGCTGATCAACAGCCAGTGGTTCCAGGAGCGCTGGGGCCATATTTTCCAGCTCAAGACGGATAACGTCAAAATCCTGGAGACCAATAAGACGGGCTACCGGGAATGCGCTTCTGTCGGCGGCCGCATCATGGGTAAGGGTGCTGACATCATCTGCGTGGACGATCCGCACGATACCAAGGACGTGGAATCCGAGGTCAAACGCGCCGTCGTGCTGCTTTATTGGCGCGAGCGCGTTCAGAGCCGCCTCAACGATCCGAAGACCGGATCCTTTGTCGTGTGCCACCAGCGCGTTGGCGAAAACGACCTGATCGGCGACATTTTGAAGCGGCAGAAGGGGCAATATGTCTATTTGCGCCTGGCGGTAAAATTCGACCCGAAACATCTGCATAACTGGCCGCGCGATCCGCGCACCGACGCCGGCGAGCTGCTTTGGGCTGATCATATGCCTCAACCGGTCATCGACGAGTTTGAGACCAATCTGGGTTCCTACGCCTTCGCTGCTCAGTTTCAGCAGCTGCCGGGCCCGCGCGAAGGCGGCATGTTCAAGGCGCACTGGTTCACGAAGATCAGCAAGAAGGAATTGCCGGGCGACATCGAATATTGCCGCGGCTGGGATTTCGCGGCGACGCTGGCGACGATGGTCAAGGCGGACCCGGATTACACGGCCACCGTGCTGATCGGGCACAGCCGCACCACGAAGAAATGGTACATCGCGCATGCGGAACGCTGGCGCGTGGAGATGGGCGAGGTCGACAGGATCCTGGTTGCCAAGGCGCAAAATGACCCCAAAGGGACCCGTGTGCGGCTTCCCCAGGATCCCGGCGCGGCCGGGAAAGGCATGGTGCAGCATCACGGCAAGCTGCTTGCGGGTTATTCTTTCATGGCTGAGCCGGTGACCGGTGATAAGGCACAGAACGCAGCGCCGCTGGCGGGGCAGGCCATGGTCGGGAACGTCATGATGGTTGAGGGGGATTGGAACGACGATTATTTGGCTGAGATGGCAGGATTTCCGACAGCCTCCCATGATGACTGGGTCGATGCCTCGAGCCAGGCATACAAAGGGTTCATGAAATCCACCTCAGGCATCATGGATTACTATTCGCGGATGCTCGAGGAAGAGAAGGCCAAGGCCCTCGACGTGAAGCCGCTGGACGGTTCGACCATCGAGACCACGCAGGATATGGGGAAAGCCTATTCGACGCAGCCCGCATCAAAAACCACATAGTTGTGTGGTACATTCATTGTAGCGGCACATCATGTTGTGTTTGTAGATATACCCCTGCACCATGGGCAGTTTGCTTATGGTAGATCGGGGGATTCAACATAAGCGCGCGCCTCGACCATGCTGCGGAGACCAAGTCTCGTTCGCTATCTGCTCCAAGGCGCGCGGCAGCGCGGCAGCGACCCCAACCAGTATCAAACGTAATGCTTATCCTGGTGCCTCCGTCTCTGGACGCTCCAACCGAAGCCCTGCGGCGCTCCAAGCGCGGCCGGCGCATTTCTCGTCGGCCAAGGTTTGATTGGCGCCTTGCGCAGGGACATTTGCCGCTTCGTCTGCCGGCGAAAACGGTCACCCCATTGATGGAGAAGATATTTTCCCTTTTGAAGCGCCGCGCCGAGGCGCGCCTGGCGATGCCGACGAACATTGAGATGGGAGAGATGATTGGGGGCCGCGGGCGCCAAAGTATCGCCAAGGCGCTGGATAAACTGGAAGCCCTGCGTCGCATCCGCGTTGACACGAAGCGGGGCGCGCGCCGAGTCTATATTCCGTCCCGCGGCGCCATGACAGGCTGGGGTGAGCATCGTCTCGGCCATGCGCCGTTCTGCACAAATCCCCGTGGCAGCGTATCAGTTGAAAAGCCGCCTGCACCGCAGTCCATAGGTCGTGGCGAAGGATTTAAGATTTTAGGAGTTTCCTACGCGGATCAGTATGGCATGCAAGCCGTAATTTTCAGCGGTGAGGCCCCTCCCCCGGCGAGATCCTGCCAGTTTATTGAAGGAGGCGGAGGCTGGTGCAATAAAAAATCCATGGCGGGAAAGAGTTGGTGCCAGGATCATTTTGTAATCGTTTTTAGGCCATCTCGCCCCAAAAAGTCGTTCACTTTAACTTGACTTGAAGTTGAAATATGTATTTTTTTACCCTTTAGGTTTTTCCTGCATTCTCCAACAAAATACGCTTTGCTCGGGCAGTTTAGAATGAAAAAAATACAGGGTGCGGCAAACAGTAAAATAAATCTCGTCTTCCAGCGTGTTACAGAAAAACTTGTCAACGTCAGACAGAAAAAACGGCCTTTGGTTGAACCATTGACTGGATCGCGTATGCGGTTTGCCGGGCGCAGTTTTGTCAGGCAGGACGCATTCGGCAATCCGGAGCCTGTGCAGTTTTTTGCCGGCCTCCCCGCCCTATGTGATGCGGCGCCGAAGCAGCTGGAGCCCCGACAGCGATTTACCGGGCGACCAGCTTCTGTCTAAATTTCTGCGCGATCGCTTGCAAGGAGCGTTCGCAGACAGGCGTTTCCTCCCTGGACTTGCCGCTCCGTGGCAACGCGGAGCGGCCTTTTTTTATGAAAAACGGGCGACCAAACATCTGCAGTCTGAGCGGTGAAGCATCATGAGGCCGCCAGAAGATGACGCTACCATTCAACCCGTATTACGACCGCCGCCAGCCCATCGGGCCCGGGCTCAACGGCTTTGCGATCACGCCGAACGACAATATTCCCCTGACGGCGATCACCAGCAGGATTTATGTCGGGGTCGGCGGCAGCCTGGCGCTGGTGTTGTCCGGTGACCCGAAAAACGGCGTAAGCCCGGCCACCGGCGCGGCGACGCAGCCGATCGTGCTCCAGAACGTCCCGAGCGGCGCGATCTTCGAGCTGGCCGTGGCCTACGTGATGGCGACCGGCACGACGGCCAGCGGCATCATAGGTCTGGTCTAGGTCTGGCCGCGTAAATGCCGCAGGACAAAGGCGCGCCGAACGGCCCGAAACTTACCCCGGGCGCGGTTCTGAGCGAAATCCCCAAATTCGTGATCAACCAGGCCATGAGCATGCTTGGTGTGCGCCGGGCGCCGCTGGCGCCGCCGTTGCCGCCCCGGCAAGCCTCGCCCGGGACCGTCCCGCAGCTCTCGGACCCGAACCAACCCGTGCCTGAGCAATTCCAGGGCGAGCTGAACACCCTGCAGCGCTTCAATAACCGGGTGCGGCGCGAACCGTGGTTCGGGCCATCCGTCCCGCAGAAGGGCATCGCACCGCGCGGGGACGTGGCGGGCCGCACCAATAACTATCCCGTTGCCTACAACCTTTCCCTTACGCCGCGGCAGTATGAGCCGGTCAGCTTCAACATGCTGCGCGGCCTATATGAGGGCCTCGACCTGGCCAAGATATGCGTAGCCACGCGCAAAAACCAAATGGCGAAGCTGTCTTTCGAGATCATGCCCCGGATGGAGCCGGGCCAGAACGTCAGGCGCAAGGATGACCCGCGCTGCAAGATGTTGGAGGATTTCTTGCGCTCCCCCGACCGTATCCACTCCTGGGATACTTGGATGCGCATGCTGCTCGAGGAGATGATGGTCATCGACGCGCCGGCCATCTACGTGCGCCGTACGCTGGGCGGCGACGTCTACGCCCTGGAAATCATCGACGGGGCTACTATCATCCCCCGCATTGACGCGCTCGGCCGCACGCCCGCCCCTCCGGAAGTGGCTTACACCCAAATCCTGCACGGCATTCCGGCAGTCAATTACACGACGGACGAGCTGATCTATTTCCCGCGGAACCTCCGCGCCGGCCGGGTCTACGGCAAGAGCGAGATCGAGCAGATCTTGATGACGATCCAGATCGCCATCCGCCGCGACATCAACAAGCTGCAGTTCTGGACGGAGGGCAACATCCCTGACGCGCTGATCGGCGTGCCGGCGGACTGGACGCCGGAACAGATCGACCGCATGCAGCAGATGTTCGATGCCTGGACGACGGATCAGGCAAATCGGCGCAAGGCCTATTTCATCCCGGGCGGCACGTCCTACAATCCGACCCGGCCCGCCCAAACGCTCGACCCGCAGCAGGATGAGTGGCTGGCCCGCGTCATTACCTATGCCTTCAACCTGCCCAATCTGCCGCTGGTCGCGCAGCAAAACCGCGCAACAGCTGAAACAGCGAATGATGCCGGCCTGCGCGAGGGCCTGGCGCCGGTCATAGTCTGGCTCAAAGGCCTCATGGACCTGATCATCGAGAAGTATTTCGGCTTCTCCGATATCGAATGGATTATGGACGATTACCGGGAGGAAGACCCGGATCAGCTCTCTGAGCGCCAACTGGCCGAAGTCCGCACCGGCGCGCTCTCCCTGGACGAATACCGGGCGGAACGTGGCCTGGAAGCCATCGGCATGGGCCCGGCGATTTTTGGCATCGGCCCGCTCGGCATCATGTTCGTAGAGGATCTGCTCAAGGCGCAGAAGATGGGCCTGATGATGCCGCAGGTCCAAGCGCCGCCCGACGCCGGCATGGGTGGAGCGATGTCGCCGTACGATGCCCCAGCTGGGCCCGGCGGTGGGGCCGCAGGTGGCGCCGCGGGAGCGCCAATGCTCGGCGGACCGGGTAATCCCGGCGCCGGAGGCGCTGGCAAGCTTATCGCCTTCCCGTCGCCAGCCGCAGGGGGCGGCCGCACAATTGCCCGCCCAGCCATGCCAAGTATCGCCAATGCCAGCATGGCGCAGATTTCACCCGCCCTGCTCTCGGCCGTTGGTCTCACGCCTGACTATAAGAAGGTCGCGCGCCCGGTTGGCAAAACATCGAAGGCAGGCCCTCCTGTGGTGCTCGATACCCTTGCGCATCACGAAAATCGCTTCAAGAAAAAAGCATGAAATCCTGCAATATCAACATTAAGAACGCATCGCTTGATTCAGATTGTGAAGCATTCCCGGCGCGCGCAAAAACCCCAGACTGGTTGAATGAGGACCACCAATCCAGATGAGCTCAACCACCTTCGATGCCTCACACCATCCCCGTGGCGACCATGGCCGGTTCGCTTCGGCGCGCGGAAGGGCTGCGATCATCAATGCGGTGCCGGCGGTGCGGTATCACACCGGGCCGAGCCTGGGCGCGCCGCGGCTGGCCGAGCGATCACCTGGCCCGGGGATTGAGCGGCGCAGCCTGACGCGGGGCGAGGCGTGGCAGCGCATCGGCAATAAAATCAATGCTTTGCCGGTGCATTATACGGGCGAGAAGACGATGGAACGTCCCGTCGGCACCTATCTGCACCTGACGCTCGATAGCCAGATCCCGAAGACGATGTCCGTGCAGGATCATCAGGCGCGGGTGAAGCGCTTCATCCAGTTGGCCAAGGACAAGCGCAAGGAGATCATGGATGGCGCCGAGAAAGCGCGCGTCGGCAAGAAGCACGTCTATCTCAAGGCGTCAGAGCCGGCGAGCGGCGGCGTGGATCGCTGGCGCATGAAGCCGGACAAATATCCGGAAGGCACTTCGAAGGCGACGCTGCACCGGGCGTACAACCATGCCGCGCTGCTGGCGATGCATGATCGCGGCTTGGCGGATTACGACTTCAAGATGGATGACGCGCTGAAGGACGAGCTGAAGCCGACCGAGCCATTCATTCGATATGCGCGGCAACGCCTTAATAATGAAGCAGATATCGCCATGCAGGGTGAGCGCCGGCCATACGTCCAGGCGTTCGGCAAGCCGTTCGCGGATCTGCGCACGGACAAAACCACCGGCGAGGTAAGGCGCCGCCTGCGGCCAAACCAGCAGCTGATCAAGGCAGCACCGCGGCTGAAGGCGGCCGGCTTGATGCTGATGCACGGTCCCAGCGATTCCCCCAAGATTCTCTTGCTGAAGCGCGCCAGTGGTGGTGATCACCAGGGCGAATGGTGCTTCCCAGGCGGCAAGATCGAGCCCGGCGAGACGCCGCGCCAGGCCGCAATCCGGGAAACGCGGGAAGAAATCGGCCCGGTTGCGCATGGTCGTCCCCAGATGTGGGCGCGGCGCATCGCCGGCGGGGTGGATTTTACAACCTTCGCGGCCCGCGTCCCGACAGCCTATGAGCCGGTGCTGAACGACGAGCATTCCGACTGGAAATGGGCGAGCCCCGATGATCTGCCCAGCCCAATGCATCCCGGCTGCGCGGTCGCGATCGACAAGCTCGCGCATCGGTCGAAAGGTATGGTGCTGGGGAAAGCCTCACCTTTCGGCGGGTTTCGTCAGGCGGTACGCAACGGCATGGCGCGCGCGGCGACGAGCCTGGATTCCGCCTTCGCGCCAGAGGCCGCTTCCCGCAGTGTTTTCGAAAGGGTGAATGGATTATCTGAAAAGGTGCGGCAATTCACCGGCTCCAAAGCGCCGCACACCACCGGCTTTTCGGCATACACAGCGGGACGCTGGACGGCGAGCAACGCAAGGGCGTTATTCCGCCAACCGGTTCAAACTGGCAAAAAGTTTGTGAGGCATAGCGCGCAAATCGGTGCTGGTTTCGGGCATGGCATATCTGATGAATTTGGCGGTTCCCCGCGGACGCGCCGCGTCGCCGGCCGGATTGGCGCGGCTGTGGGGGCTATCAAATTGCCGGTGGTGGCCGGCGCCATCGCCGCGAAGCCGATCTCGATGGCCTATCACGAATTTGGCGGCGGGGCTGACAATCAGCCCAAAAACCAGTCAGCCAAACTCGCAAAGTCTTTTGACGAAACCAAGCATCGGCGCAGCCATACGGGCGAATTCATCGCTGGCGCGGCCGCCGTTGCGGGAACGGGGGGCGCTATCGCGGCTGCCCCTGTAGTGGACAGGCACGTCAAAGCGCTGGGCCGGAAACGATATCGCCGAGACGTTAAAGCGCTGAAAGCGGCCGGCGGCCAGGTAATGTATCGCGGAGCGCCTGCACCCGACCCCAAACCAATCCAAGCCAAATCTAGCCAATATCTGCTAAAATGACGACTGAACTGTCAGCCGCCCAGCTGCAGGAACGGCGCGACGCGGCGCGCGCCAGATGGGCGAAAGCGCGCGAGGCAGCCGCGGCCGCCGGCGGAGCGATAGCAGGCGGGGCTGCCGGTGCGGCGGGCGCGGAACAAATTGGGAACATCGCTCGGAATCGCCTTGTTCGGCCCGCCCGAGCAGTGCTCGACCCTCTTCGTTCAGCCATAGAAGATAACAAGCGAAAACAATCGTTTATCGATCAACGCGCACAGAGAGCCAAATCCGGCGTGCGTTCCGATAGCAATTTTCTTTCTACCGCTCGGCGAGCGTACGAAATAAAGTTTCGCGTTGCGGCCAGGGCGGCCCGCCGTTTGGCGGAACACCAGGCAGTCAATTCCGAGACATATTTCGATTCCACCAGCGGGGAAACGGCGCAGGCAACGCTTGACCTGCCGGGTGAGACTCGGCTGCGCGAGGTAGCGGCGGCGGTAGGGGCTGATCAGGCGCAGCGTTTCCGTGCCGCCGCCGATGATCTCCGCGAAAACGGCCGCAATTCAAGGAAAGTGCCGCGCGCCGGATCGATCCAGTTGCCAAAAAAGGACAGCTTCAGCAGGACGATCATCGGCAAAGCCGAGCTCAAGCTATCGAGCAAGACCAAGGACTATCTGCGCGAGGTATTCGCGGCTGATGCTGCGCAGCGCGCCGCCGGCGGCACAGAGTTGTCTCATTTCGACGAGCTGGGCATCAAATCGATCGATCAGCTGCAGCAACGCTTCCGTGAGTTGTCACCGGATGACCGTAAGGGCTTCGCGCAATATCTGAAGCTGGAAGCCAGCCTGCCGAACATCACCTTGCGCCGCCAGAAAAAGACGGTCGACGTGCAGAATTCCAGCCGCGTCGTTCCGCCTCATACGACCACGGTACCGGGCTATCCATCCGACAAAACCCGCAAAGCAATGCGGGCCGAACTGCTGGGCGACATCACCGCGCGGCACCGCGAGCTTTCGGCAGTCCAGCAAGCCCGCGCGGACGCCGAAATCGGCCCGGCACGCGCGCGTGCCCAGACGGCGGCCCGCGCGCTGCGGTGGTTGCGCCCCGGATCAGTGGCGCGGCGCGGCCTGGTCGGCGCCGGGCTGAGCGCCGGCGTGCTGGCGGGAGCATTCGCCGCGGCGCGGGCTGAGCGCGAGATCGAGCACAGGTTCGTGGAATCCCCCGATAAGTTGACAAAGTCAGGCCCCGAGTTGACCAACTACCCGTCCTACTTGGCCAACTCGCGCCTCCAGTTGACGAAGGCGGATCAGTCCACCGGTGACGAAGACGCTCAAAACCAGGGTGATCCGGCTCAAAAACCGCGCCAGCGCCTCACCACCGCGCATCGCCTGTTGAACGCGGCGCAGGACATTGAGAACGGCCTTGCCGAAGGCGTGGGGCGCGCATTCGCGTCCTGGAAGGACGCGGCGACACCGGAAGCGATTGCGGATCCCGAGGCGCAGGGTTCGCTGTTCGACCAGCTCGATGAGCCGCTCAACGACGGGATGGCGCGGCTGGACGACGCCACAGTCGCCGGCCTGACCGCGCCGACGCGGATTCAGCCGCCGCAGACCGAGCGCGACACCTCGGAACCAAAGCCGCGGCTGGTAAGTTTCGGCTTCAATCTGCGTTCCCCGGCCACCGAAAAATACGCCAGGCAATACCGCTATTCCCGGGTGCGGGAGATCACGGACCGGCAGCGCCAGAACATCCGGCAGATCATCATAGCATCGACCCGAAGCGGCGATCCCCCTGCCCTCACCGCGCGCCGCATCCGCGATGTCATCGGCCTGACAGCCAACCAGGCCGCGATCGTGGCCAATTACCGCGCAGCACTGGAGGCTAATGACCCGCGCGCCGCCACCTATGCGCTGCGGGATCGCCGCTTCGACAGGACCATCAACGCCGCGATCGAGGCCAAGAAGCCACTGCACGAGCAGGTGATCGACAAACTGGTCGACGCCTATCAGCGCCGCTTCCTGGCGTACCGCGCCATGACGATCGCGCGCACGGAGAGTCTTCGCGCCGCCAACAACGGCCATGTGCAGGCTGTGACCAAATGGCTGGCGGATCACCCCGACTATACGGTGGCCAAGACCTGGATATCGACCGAGGACGAGCGCACCCGGCCGGATCACGTGGGGCTGCACCGCCAGACCGTGATCGGGCTGCAGACCCCGTTCGTCTGCGATAGCGGCGAGACGATCCGCTGGCCGCATGACCCCTTGGGCGCGGCCAAAGAGGTGATCAATTGCCGCTGTACCTTCATGACGGTGCTGATCCCGCGCAGTGCGGCGGCGCGGCATGGTCAAGCCGCCTACGGCACGCCGTTCCCGAATTTCTGGTCAGGTCCGCGAGAGCCGTACGACATCGAGAGTCCGGACGATCTTTTCGGGAATCCCGCGCTGGAACCTGCGTAGTTTTGGCGACCAAGAGCGGTCACAATAAATTCGCTTGCAGCGAAACACATTTTAATGTGTTATTGCCCAACCTTAAACACATAGGAGTGTGAATCTATGCCCCAAGACATTTCGTGGCTCTGGCACCAGGTCGATCCGGCCGTTACCCTTTTCTTGGCCGGCCTGTTCGGTTTCATCACCAAAGCTGGCAACGCCTTCCTGGTGCAGCACAAGCTAAGCGCGGCCCAGGATGACTTCGACCAGGCGATGGTCCACGGCGATGCGCTGATTCTGGCCTGGTGGAAATCGCTCGAGGCGCACAATTCGATCGTGACGATCCCGGAGGGTATTCTATCCGACGTCGCCAGCAAGGTTCTGGCCCTCGCGCCAGCAGCCGAAGCGGTTCTTAAGCTCACGCCCGATACGATTGGTTCGATCCTCCAGGCGAACCTTACGAAATACCTGCACTGGTCGCTGACGATGATGACGCCGATGACAGGCATTGCGCCCGCAGCCGCGCCCGCAGCCGCGCCTGCGCCGGCCACTGACGCCCCCGCCGCCACCTAATCCGCAGCCGCCCGGTTCCCGATGTGAAAGTCGGGGCCGGGCCTTTTTTTGGAGATTCCCCATGAAAACGTCACGTCGCCGCTATCTCATGGCCGCCGCCGCCTTTATGCCGACCGCCCTGGTTGCGGTGGGCTGCAGCAATACGTCCGCCACAATCCCGGCCAGCCTGGCGAATGCGCAGGCCGAGGCTAACGCCCTCCTGCAAGCCTTCACCGAGCTGGCGTCGTTCGTGCCCGGCACGCCGGCGATTTCATCGGCCCTGGCGATCGCCAAGGATGCCGTTTCCGTCTTCACCGCCATTCCCGCCGGTGGCTCATACCTGGCGGCCGCGAAGGACGTCATCGCCGCGCTAAGCCCGCTGATCGCCCTCATTCCTATGGGCGCGCCGACGCTGCTTGCTGTCAATGCCGGCATTGGGCTGATCACCGCGCTGCTCAACGGTGTGTCCGCCGTTCCCGCGCCGGGCGCCAGCCCATCACTCGGCGCGACCACGAATGTGATCGCAGCGCCAATCGCCATTCCGGTGATTTCGTAATGCGCGGCGGCAGCCCGCGCAGCGCGGCGCTGAGCGCCAGCGCCGTGTTGATCTCGCTCATGGACAGCCTGCCGATGGGAGCTCTGCTTCCAATTCGCGCGAGCAGGGGCCATTTCAGCGGCGGCGGCAAGAAATCGATGCTGTCGCCGCGGCGCACATTGCGGCCGATGACGGAGAAAGAACGCGAATGGATGCGCGGCGGTCTCAAGCCCGGCAGCAGGGAACGCTGCCGACGCGCGCCGAATCATCCCAGCAACCAAAAGGCGGCCTAGCCGTGGATTTCGGCCAGGCTCTCCATTTTCTCCGGAACGGCAAACGCGTCGCGCGCGCAGGCTGGAACGGCCAGAACATGTTCCTTTTGTTGGTGCCGGGCAGCACGTTCAAGGTGAATCGCCCACCGCTGCTCGGTATTTATCAGGAACCCTTCCGTGGTCCGCATCTGGAAGAGCTTATCGATATGAAGACGGCGCAGGGGTATGTGGTTCCCTGGCTGGCTTCGCAGTCTGACCTGCTGACGGATGACTGGGTCGAAGTTACCGATGAAACGGCCAAGCCAGAGCCTGCCGCGTCATCGGGGAACGAAATTCCCGCCTATTGCGATGAAGAGCTGCAACTTCTGGCAGGTTACGATGAGCACTGGAGCGGCACCGAGTTGCATGGCAAGATCACGCCACTCTCGGGCCAAGATATGCCGCAGCCGACCAATCTTGCCAGCGGTGGCATAATTGACGGCAGCACATCGGCGTTGCTGGGCGAGACGCCTCATCCAAGTCCTGATATGCGGATCGGTGTTAATTGCGATACCAGATATTACACGCAAAACGGTATGTTGGTGAACGACTCAGTCGTTTCGTACGAAGAGGCCAATACCGCGAAATTAGCTCACGAAAGCGGTCAACCTTTACCGCCGGGTTGGAGTTTCATTCCGGCCGCTCAGGATCCCACCTGAAGATGGGCGCCGATGTGCCTTTGACGTGGACGCTGAGCGGCGCGCTCGGGCTTCGCAGAGGAGCATTCGGCGGCGTCGTTGTGATCGTGCAGGAGATGCGACGCCGGCATGGACCGGCGTTGCAGTTTCTATGGTGGCACAGGCGGGAATATGACTTCATCCAATTCCGCTGGCGCCGCGCGCGCCGCCCGGACATCGTACATTTGCACTCATATCGCCCAGACCTCATTCCTGGATGGTTTAAAATATGACGACAGGCCTCTGCCTCGGTAAGCTTCCGGCCAGCACGGATAAAACCGTGCCGACATTTCGCTGGCTGATAGACGGCGTGCCGAGCCCGCCTGTGGTGCAGCTCCCCGCGCCCGCGGCGTCGATCGGTTTCTTCGACAAGGTGGCTGCCTGGCCGATGCTGGCGAATGACAGGCTGGAAAACTGCACCATCGCCGCGGTTGGCCATGCAGTTCAGCTCTGGACAGCCGCGAACAACGTGCCGATCATCCCGGATGAGCCGTGCGCGATTGCTGGCTACGCCCATGCCACCGGCTATGATCCGGCCACCGGCGAGAACAACAACGGCGCGGTCGCACTCGATATCCTGAAATACTGGATGCACACCGGCCTGCCGATCTGCGAGGCAGGTTCGCTCGACCTGCTGGACGGCTTCGCGAAGATTCAGGTCGGGGACATCATTTCGATTCAGCGCGCCATCTCTGCTTTCGGGGCTGTTTATGTGGGCGTGGAACTGCCGGCCGGCGCCGACGAGGATTTTATCGCCGGCAAGCCTTGGGCCGATCTGACGGGTCAGCCCGGCTCGCTGGGCGGCCATGCCATCATCCTTGTTGGCTTCGACAATGAGGGACCGGTGTGTGTGACATGGGGCCGCCTGCAATGGATGACCTGGTCCTGGTGGCTGCGCTATGGCAGCGAGGCGTATGCCCTGCTGCGCCGCGAGTGGATCGGGCTCAACGGCATGGCGCCCAGCGGCCTCACCATGGCGCAGCTGGACGCGAAACTGACCTGGATGCGCGGCACGCTCGGCCTGGGCGCTTCCTCGCCTCCACTGATCGGCACCGGTGCGCCTTGAGATGAGCGACCCCTGGCTTAAACCCCTGCACCCGCAGCTCAACCTGCCGTACGGCGAGTGGATCGTGATCTCCGAGCAGGAGTCCGCCGGCGCGATCTGGTATAACCGTTTTGACCCATCCACTATGCACCTGATCAACGAGCTGGCTGAAAAGCGCTTGGTCTGGGTGTTTCATCGCCGAAAAATCCGCGTGGATCCAAAAGCCGACCCGCGCTGCTTTGAGCGGGTCATGTGGATCGTGCGCCCGGCCGAATTATTCACATCGAAAGTGTCTTGACGGCATCCGAAATCACATCTTAATGTGTTTTTAGTGATGCGGGGTAGCGCAGTTGGTAGAGCGTCGGAGTCATAATCCGAAGGTCATTGGTTCAAATCCAATTCCCGCAAGAATCCTATCGATGAGGGTGATTATGCGCCTGCGCTGGATATTATTCATCTGCTTGGGCGCGATATTCGCGCCGTATCGGTTCTACGGTGCCCAGGCGCAGGATCGAGCGCTCCTCTCGTATAATGCCGGCTGGAACGCAGCGATAGATGCCGTCGCCGTCTGGCTGGTAGCCGCGGCCGCTGTGCTGACGATCGTGTGGGCGTTAATGGCTCTCATTTCGAGATGGATGGGCCTCGACCATGATAACCCAAAAAGCCCTGATCCGAATGGGATGTTCTATCCCGGATCTGTCAGCAACATCGTTTATACCGATGACCCCAAAGCCGAAAAGGATAAATCATGAGCATGACACGCACTGAGGCGTTGAAGAAAGTTCTGGAGATGCGCGATTTCGCTGAGCGCATGGAGAGCGATCTGAAGACCAACATGCCGGAAATTGCGCCACACACGCCTTTCGTTTGTGTCCATATGCTCAACACCTTTGCCAGACCGGCGCAAAAGATTCATGTCCATATCGATTCTGCGCTTCTGACCCTTTGCGTCGACGCGCTGAGCGACTCCCTGATCGCGACGCCTGAGGTATCCAAAGAGCAGCCGGCTAAACTGGAACAAAAACCGGAGCGGCCAGCGGCGCCGTCATCTATCAAGGACATGCTGCCGAGATGGTGGCGCCGGCCACAGGGAAAGTGAAGATGCAGCGGCAATTGGATGAAATCGAGATTACAGAGGAGATGATTGCGGCTGGAGCCAAAGTAATCATTGATTACTTTCATCTGGCTCCAGATTGGCTGCCGAACGATATATGCGCCGAAGTGTACCGAGCGATGATTTTTGCGCGAATTGAAGCGCCGCGTCAATTGTCTGATCTACACACTGAGATGGTGACTGGCCGGCTCCAGGCGTTGTTCGAATGCCAGCACTTGACGACCGGCGAGCGCACCACAATCGGCTTGGCAATCGAGGAGATCACCGAGCTCGGCAAGCGCAGCAAACCCGCACCAGCGCCAGCGCCGGAGCAGAAGAGCGCGTTCGATCTTCCGCCAGGTCTTAGCGATTTCCAACTGCGCATGCTCTCGGCAATCGCCAAAGAAATTACTGCCATCAAGGAAGGTACATCATATCATTACATCGCCGAACGGATGGTCGAAGCTTTGCGCAAGTTTGATCACGAGGATTGGGCTTCGTCGCAACCGCGGAATCAAAAGACATGAAATTCGGTTTAATGATCACGCCCTACAGTTTCATAATAGGAATTTCGTGGGATCCGAACAACCGCAGCCTGGTGATCATGCCGATTCCCGGCATCGGCCTGTTGATAGGTTTTGACCGATGAACCCATGGAGAACCGGTGCGATGGTCCTATGGGGCCTGGAGATCAACCTATATTTCGGCTGGTTTCATAAGCCGAGTTCGATCCCCGAGCTGGCGTGCTGGGGGCTCTATTTCCTTCTTTGGTCGATGGCGGCTGACAAATGAAAACCATTAAATTCCAGGGCTACAGCGACGACACCTTCGCTTGCACCGGTCCCGGCATTAATGTCGATCATGACAACTGCAACAACGGGAAACCGATCCTGATGCGCGTGGACGCCGGAGGTGAGAGCGTGGTGGTCTATGGCCACTATGCACCGCTCGGCGCCACGGCCGGCTGGCTGATCGGCGTCTCGCCGGCGGATTTCGACGGTGGTGATGAGCGCCACATTCCAGACTGGAACATCTATTTCGAGCCAAGCGACCGTGAATATTCGCCGCGGATGGTGATGGAGAATATCCCCGACGACGCGGTCGTCTATCTGATCACCAAAGACGGAAAGAAAATAGGAGCCGGCCGATGACGCCAGAAACAATTAACGCCATGATGGACGAAATTCAGGCCAACCAAAAGGCGCTGAACGGTTGTCCGAGGCATCTTTTTATCCGGCCCGACAAAGGCTGGCGCATCGGTCAAAAGATCACCTGCGAAAACTGCAAGGGCGTAGTCAGCAACGTCTACATGGGAAATTATATCCAGGGATATAAAGCCGCCGGCGGCGATCCAAAGGATATCTGCCCGGATTGGAATGAAAAATCGTGAGCGACCGACGCGACGATGGCCAGTTCACATGCGGGTGTTGCGGTGGTTCATTTTCCTGCGACGCCTATGAACACGTCTGCGGCGTCGGCATGTGCCCAACCTGCGCGGCCGATATGCGGGATAATATGGCATCATGCGACCATGTGTGGGAGCCATACGAAGGCGGCGAGTGCGAACCTGGCATCATTTGCGGGAGATGCACGATGGTAAAAGAAGGGGAGTCGTTATGAACAAAGTGGATTCTTTCCCCCAACCCCTCGCGGACCCCAGGCTTGAGGCGGCGGCGCAGATATTGAACAAATCTATGCTTTCCACTGATGACATTGAATATTGCCAAATGTTAGTTGAAGCGGAGCCAACGCATTTTCTCGCCATGCTCGCCGAAGCCCGCAAGCAGACCGGCGCGGATGAGGTAGAGAAGCGGGCTGATAACTTGCTGGCGGCGATAAATTACGCGCTGAAGCACGAGGCAGATGGTTTGATTTGGCTGCGTGATTGGCATAATGGTGAGCCAGACGCTTTGGCGGAATTAGACGCCGCGCTCGCCAAGTATGAGGGGGTGGGGTGATGCGATTTGTCCGCTACTGGTGCCCGCATCAACACGAATGGGTCTCTTATTCAGGAAGATGGAACTGCCCTAAATGCGGCAGACTTTATGATAGCATGTCATCAACAACTTTAAAGTCCCTTATAAAAAGGGCCTTTTCAAGAAAGAAATCTAAATGACCCCCACCCCGCCGCGCTTCCCCGATGAGGTGCATAAAGATGCCTGGCGAAAAATTGGTACTCGGGAGGTCACATATTTCGATGCTTTTCTAGGTAATCAAGCTCGCGTCTACAACTCCGCCCTCGCTGCCGCAGTGGCCGAGCGGGATATGGAGATTGAGCGCCTGGTCCGCGAGGTTAACGCGCTGATCGGGGAGAATGGTGATTTGCGACTGCAAGCCGGGACATGGACCGAAGGCTGGAAAGCCGGGCGGGATGCGGCGCAGTTAATTGCACAAGATACAGCCAATGAAGCTGAAGGCGCTGAGTATTATATAGCGGTCAAAATAGCCCAGGATATCCACGCCCTCACCCCACCCGCCGAACCCGCGGCGCAGAAAGATTTCGTTAGCTTGTCATGCGGCGGCGAAACTTGTTCTTTATGCGGAAAACCGGCCACTAAAAAGGTGGGAGAGGAAATCCTGTCAGATGACCCGCATCCTGCGCGCCATAACATGACAGCCTATGTTTGCGCTGAGCATTTCCAGATGATATTTTCGCCTGCTGAATATCGCCGCGTTCATCGCGAAGTTCATTCCCAGCCTACAGAACCCCAAACCCCGCCCAGCCACGGCATGAGCGATGAGGAGATTGGGGAGTACATTCTTGGTTATACGTCCGCCATGGTAAGCATCGGTGACAAGAGAGCCGCAGGCAAAGCCGCCCGCGAACTCCTTCAGCCCGCCGCGTTGAGCGTGCCGGTGTTTACGGGGGAGTGGCTGCGCGAAACCAAAAAAGGCGCGGACTGGCAAGAAGCTGCCACCGCCATCAACACGCGCCTCGCGCAGGCCGGCTTTGCGCCCGCACCGGAAAAGCTGACCGAGGCGCAGGAGGAAGAACACTGGAAATGGCTCGCCGGAATGGCTGCGCAGCGTCTTGCCCTCATCGCGAAGGAGGAAGGGAAGTGAGCGACACCGACCTTGTTCCATTTGGTTCTTTTTTTCAAAAAAGCAGCAGCCCAATCAATACCGATACAGCTCGTGCTTGAACGGCCCATTCTGATTCAATCCCAGATAATCCGCTTGCTTCTTGGACAAAGTCGTTAGCTTCGCCCCCACTTTGGCCAGGTGCAAAGCCGCCACTTTCTCATCCAAATGCCGCGGCAGCACGTACACCTTATTCTCATATTTGCCCTTGGGCGCAGTCCACAGCTCAATCTGCGCCAGCACCTGGTTGGTAAAGCTCGCACTCATCACAAAGCTCGGATGCCCCGTCGCATTCCCCAAATTCACCAGCCTGCCTTCCGACAGAACAATCAGCTTCTTGCCGTCCGGAAACTCCACCTCATCCACCTGCGGCTTCACATTGTCCCACTTCAAATTCCGCAGGCTCTCAATCTGAATCTCGCTGTCGAAATGCCCGATATTGCAGACAATCGCGCGGTGCTTCATCGCCCGCATATGGTCGATGGTGATCACATCCACATTGCCGGTCGCGGTGACGAAAATATCGCCGCGCGTCGCGGCCTCTTCCATCGTCACGACCTCATAGCCTTCCATCGCCGCCTGTAATGCGCAGATCGGGTCCACCTCGGTCACCAGTACCCGGCAGCCGGCATTGCGCAGCGAGGCGGATGACCCCTTGCCCACATCGCCGAACCCGGCCACCACCGCCACCTTGCCGGACATCATCACATCCGTGCCACGGCGAATGCCATCCACCAGGCTCTCCCGGCAGCCATACAGATTATCAAACTTGGATTTTGTGACGGAATCATTCACGTTGATCGCGGGGACCAGCAATGTCCCGGCCTTTGCCATTTCCCACAGACGATGCACACCGGTGGTGGTTTCCTCGGAAATGCCGCGCACATCCTTTAGCATCTCCGGGTATTTTTCATGCACCAGCTTGGTAACATCTCCGCCATCATCCAGGATCATATTCGGCGTCCAGCCATCCGGCCCGCGCAGAGTCTGCTCAATGCACCACCAGAATTCCTCCTCGCTCATGCCCTTCCAGGCAAAAACCGGCACGCCGGCGGCGGCCACCGCGGCGGCCGCCTGGTCCTGCGTCGAGAAAATATTGCAGGAGGACCAGCGCACGGACGCGCCCAGCGCGGTCAGCGTCTCGATCAGCACGGCGGTCTGAATGGTCATATGCAGGGAGCCGACGATGCGGGCACCCTTCAAAATCTGGTCCTTGCCGAATTCTTCCCGCAGCGCCATCAGGCCGGGCATCTCGTCCTCGGCCATCGCGATTTCCTTGCGGCCCCAGGCCGCCAGCGACATGTCGCGTACTTTGTAATCGGTCACCTGGTTGACGTCCGGCATGGCAATCCCTCAAAAGTCACATAAAAATATGGCTTTCATATGGGGTTAGGGGCCAGGAGACAACCGGCGGGGGCAAGAAGGCGGCAAGAAGCGCCTCCGATCCGGAGTTTAGAGGCGATTTTCGCCTGGCGCCGGCACATCCCGCTCACAGATCCCGCATACCCAGCCGCGCGGCCCGAAATCGAACCGGGGAGCGTTCCAGCCGCAGTGTGGGCAGAGCATGGGGACTGACTGGCGCAGCTCCGTCTCGCCCCGGCCGAGCGCCGCAGCTGCGGCCAGCTCTGCAATCTGGTTGCACCGCTCCAGCAGGACTTGGACTTGGCGATCACTCTTTGCCCAGAGCGCTTTCAGCGTCGGCGTAGCCGCGGCTTCAACGGCGTCGTGATCGACGCGGAAATGCGGCGGGCGCTGCGTCCGATAATTCCGAATCTTGCCCGTCCCGCCGCATTTCGGACAGGTGTTACCGTCCTCGTCCCGCATCAGGTATCGCATATTAAGCCGCCTCCTCTGAAGCGCTGGGCGCCTCGCCGACCAGCACTTTTGCCACCCAGCCGCAAACGCGGCCGACCGAAACGCCCCGAGCGCCATCCCATTGGCCGGCATATCTCGGCTCCATCACGCCTGGCGCCGTGTGGAAGCTGACCTGGCCGGTTGGAAGGTCGATGTATAGCACTGCGCTGTGCATGCCTTCTTTTGGGTCTACGCCCCAGCCCCACTGGATGCCGCAACCGGCCGCGTGCGCCGCCAGCGCCTTTGTCAGGTTCTCGATGGCCCACTGCTTCCTGCCGTACGCCATGCTCTTGTAGCTGCCCTTCCCCGGGATTCCGCCGCGGTACTTCTTCGCACGGGCCGAATTCTTCTGGGCACGAAAGACGTTCATGGCGATCTCGCCGGCGGGGCCGAGCTTCGCCAGGCGGTTATACAGCGCCATCGTCGCGTCGCCGTCCGATCCCTCGTAGACCTTGACGACGCTGGCAAGGATATCGGCGCTCACGCCGCACCGCCGGGAAAGCTGCGCGCCATCTGTTCCGCCACCAAGTCCAAATTGTTGTCGGCCGTGCGCTTCAGATCGGGCAGCAGACGGTCCAGCAGATCGTGGGCGTCGTCTCGTTTGCTCTTAGTGAGCATGACAACCGTGACCGCCAGACAATCGCAGATGGCCTGCAAGGCCGGCAGCGCGTTATGGCCCGCGAGAACCATCTGAAGGTCGTTGTATATCTCAGTGCGCTGCGCGATGTTCGCCTGGCGATCTTCTTCAGTCCATTCAAATTTCATTGGGAATCTCCTTTGTTATATCGGCTTCCACGCACGCTCTGGTGTCCCGTGGGGGCGCAGGAACGTGCATAGCGCAGAGCGTATCGCTGCCAGCGCGATAGCTCTTGCAGAGCGCAGGCCTGTTCTCGTAATCGCCGCATCGGCCGGTCTTGATATCCAGCACGGGACACCAAAAACGCCAGACGCCCATTGGCCGTTTGTAAAGCGGCATGAATGGTAATCCAATGAGCAAGTCATCCACATCTTCCCATAGCCGCCTATCGTGCTGACTAAAACGAGTTGGCTGTTCCGCATAAAACCCGGTGACGATTGTGGCCATAATAGCCATTACTTCCAGAGCAGTTTCGCACCGGTCCAGCGCCCCAAAACTCAGGTCAAACCCAAAGCAGCACTTACCTGGCAGCTTGCAGTTGTCGCAAAGAATGCTGGAGCAGCTCACTGGAAAAACTCTGCCAGCCGGATTTTTCGACCAGACACTTCGACCAGCTCGTTCGCTTTCAGATTGGAGATCCCCGAGTTCCAATGCCCACCGCTCGGCTTACGGCTGAGATAGGCAGCCAGATCGTCAAACGAGGTGTATTCGTGCCGCTCGGCCACAGCGCAATCGTACAGCGCCTGCAGCATTTCTGGTGCTGGCGCCGGCAACGCTTCGCACCAGAGTGCAATCTGCTGTTCTGGTGAAAGAGGCGACACCGGGCCACCGCCCTTCTTTGCCAGGCCGGCGTCGCTCAAACAGATGCGCTCGTTCTGCTCGGTAATAAGTCCACTATCGCGCAGGACCTTTCTCGCTGCGTTGAAATGGCCGCCGCGGGCCTTCAGGCCGGTCAGCTGCGCGACCTGGCCCCAGGTCATTTTTGAAGGATGATGTCGCGCGAGGGTCGTGAACAGCTTATCAGCCGCGTTGCCCGCGCTACCCTTATTGCTGAGGTCGGTAATATGATCCCCGGCAGGCAATGGGTTGGGCTTCGGCGAGACCGAAATCACCTGACCTGCGCGCAAGCGGGGCTGCACCTTCTCGGTTTTAACCGCTTTATTGACGGCAGCATCCCATGCCTCAGAAAACTCCCGCTGCTGCTCGACCGTTATGTCGGGCGGCATGACGAAACCTTCGAAAATCTGGGTCAAGTATGGCGCCAGCAGCAAGCCGACTTGCTCGATGACCTTGTGCAGGTCAGCCAGCTCAGCCGCCATCGTGCTGTACTGGGCCTCCAACAGCGCGCTTTTGGCTATTGCAGCCTGCAGGGCTTTTCCATCACTGGATTTTGCGCCGACCTCCTTCAGAACGCCCTCCGAAGCGAGCGCCCATTTGATTGCGCTCACGTCGATCGGCGGCAGCTCCACGCCTTCGACGCGCTCTCCCCGCTTCGGCGTCCGGGAGCTATCGTATGTTCGGATCTGCGGGAACGATACCAGCCTCAAAATCTTGCGCGCCGGCGCCCAAACATATCCAACCCCTGGTTCCAGGGTCGGCAGATCTGCCAGGATGGCTTTTCCCGTCACCTTATCAGCCTGGCCTTCTATCCAACCGCCGACCGCCGCCCGATCCTGGCTGCTGGTCAATCCCATCGCGATCAGGATGGTGGCCTGGCTCAGCACGTCCTTATGGATGACGGCGGGGCGCTGGCTGATCAGCCAGGGAATAAAGCCCCTCACCCGGCCGCGCCGAACGATCTCATCGATGCGGTTCAGCAGCACAGTTTGATCCGGCATGGGGCGCTGAGGAACCCAGAGATCTGCCTCGTCCAGAATCAGGTGCAGCGGTTCGGTATTCAGCTCGTACACGGTCTCGGCAAAAGCTGTCATAAACCGGCGCCGCGCCGCATTCGAGGAAAGGCCCGAAAGATCGATCACGCATCGAAAATCTCGCGTGGCGACGAGTTTTGCGACCGCCGCGCCCATTCCATCTGTGATGTCTACGTCGCCATGCGCGCCGCCAAAAACGGTTAGGGGAAATCCGGGCGATACACGGTCAGCGCCCAGACGTAAGCCCCACCAGACCCCAAGAGGGTCAACGATCGCCACCCGCATATTCGCGTCCAGCAGGCGCTCCACAAACCCCTTGGCCGCATAGGTCTTTCCCTTCCCTGTCGTGCCCACGATCGCGATACGATCATCCAGCATTTCATCGGTCAGGATTGGGCCGGAATCGGTCATGGCAACGTCTCTTTCCCTTGGAATTTTCCAACCTCATTGCCCCAGCTCAGCCAGCCAGGCGCGGTTTCGCGGGCGAACAGTTCGACACGGGGCCCGAGCCACAGCTTTTCGAGATCCGCGCGCATTTCGTCCGGTTTGCGGCTGTGCTCCCGCGCCGGCGCGATGATCGCGTTGCGGATAGACCGGCTCTGGCGCTTCGGCGCGCCGATGGTTCCGACGAGCGCAAATTCACTGGCAGCCCGGTAAATATAGCCGGGGCCGAATGCCATCTTCCCGTTCTTGCTCTGCTTGGTCCATGGCAGGCCGGTTTTGTATTCGAAGCCCCATGCCGCAAGCAGTCGCAGCCCGGCGGGCAGCATCGGCCAGGTACACCACATCGTCAGAGCACAACCATCAGGATCGGCGAGCTCGCGCACCGGCAGCGCCGCGATATCCTCCAGTTTCATACAGGCATAGTGCTGAACGGGGTTTTTCTTTTCGCCTTTGGCTGAGTAATTTTTGAAATACCAAGGCGGATCGGCCAAAATGCATCGAGCTTGCCTGGGCGGAATGTCCCCGAAAGGCCATGCAGAGAATAGGTCTGACGCCATAAAAACACACAGTAATGTGTTTTTATCAGGCTTTCAATGTGCAATGATGTTCATTGATGTACATTGGTGAACATTTCCGGATAAATATGGCATTTAAATGCCATTCTTCCCCTACGCGGCGTTGATGTCGCGTGCCTTAAGGTCACTTTGGTCCAGGTCACTAAGATTTATTGAAAGCCGGAACCTAGGTAGCCCATTCAGGTCTCTGTAACGATTGGCAGCTTTCAATAATTGCTCATCGTCGGGAAAGCTCCCTGGATTGCCGCCTGCACGGCGCAGCCAAACCCGGATATCCACAGCGGTCGCCGGCACGAAATGCTCCGGGTCGAGCAATGCCGTTACGCCAGGCTGCATGATCTCATGCTGGCCGCGGCGCCCCTGCAGGGACTGGACGCCCTTCTTCTGCCGCGTTTTCTTCTGCTGCATTTGCGCCTTGGCTTTCCGTCTGACCATACGCGGACCACCAACATCTGAGTCGAGCGTCCTACGCTGCGCCGGAAGATGCCGGCGTTGGGTCGTCAGATCATCCTCCGCCTGCGCCTCCGTGATATTGGTGGCAATTCCACGGCCAACCTTACCATGAGCAATAAAGGCGACTGGCTTCGTGCCGGTCCAGCAAAAACCGCAGCTGCCGCAGCAGTCCGTCTTTTCGGTCTGAGCCGGGCAGACCACGGCGCCGTCGGCCGTCGGGCCATCGGGAATACTCCAAAGCGCAGTGGCGTACCGGACGCCCGGCACCGCGCCGGCGACAGCGCGCGAGAACCGGATCACACACCGGTCCGGGTGCGCCGCGTTCATGGCGCGGATCAGCAGCCCGATATCCGATGACTCATCCCGCGCCGTGAATCCGAAAACCCGCAGCTCGGGATATTTCTCCAGCCACCTGGCCCACAGCGCGGCATAAGCGGCATCGTAGAAATCGCCCAGGATGTGCAGCCGCACGACGAACCCAAATGGATACGCTTCTGCCTTCTCGGCCAGCTCGGCGTCCAGAAGATATTCAAGCGCCGCGCCGTGCCGGTGGCGCCGCGACTGAGGCATCCCGTTGCCATAACAGGAGCGCCAGTGATGGCACTCAGGCGGACACGTCGCCCGCTCCTCCAGGGTCAAGCAGAAGATGGGCATATCCTTCCAGTGGCCCTTCGTCACCCGATCTCCGAGCTTCCTCTGGTTCTTGCCGGAGATCAGCAGCCGCGGTGCGTCTTGCGGGTTTACTACCGTCGTCGGGAAAAGCGTTCTGGATTCCTGAATCGCTGGATGTGTTGGGCTGAGCCCGATGCCGGCCTGCGGGGCGGCGGCATGCTTATTCTCGAAGCGTCTGATAATTTTAGGCATATGTCTTTCGAGAATCGCCGCACCTGGGGCAGCTCATCGTCACGCCATTGGCGTCAACCTTCACGGTGCCGGAGCATTTGTGGTTTGGCTCGTCCTTGCGGTCGCAGTGAACCGAGTGGAATTTCCGGTACATCTGTGCTTCGTGCGGGGTCGCCGTGAATGGCATCTCGCAGGAGGTAATCGGTTCACCGGTCTTGGTTGTGGCGCGCAGCTTGCGGCTCATGGCGACAGCTTTTCAGGCCGGCCGAAGCATGCCGGACACGGCTCAGTCGAGAATGCCCAGAACCCAATTCCTGTGGGTAAATTTATGAATCCGGTCCCTTTGCATGTTGCGCAGGTCGGTTCTTTGGCTTCGCCGATGGAATCTTGCTTCATCGCCTTGGCGATGGCCGCATAATCATCGGCAACAAAGTTGCTGGTCATTTCTTCGCTCCCAAGCTTGCGACATAATCCTGCCCAGCCTTCGTCAGGCGCAGATGCTGAATGCGCCGCGGTTCCTTGTTCCTGCGCCTGTGGGTTGAGAACGGACTGTCCTTGAGAAAGACCTCAACCAGACCATCGCGTTCAAGACGTTCACACGCCCCCGGATTGAATCCTTGGCGCGCCAAATCACCGCAAGCCGCAATCTCGCGCAGCATGTCCTTGGCGTAGCCGCTTAGCTGCCGTTCCATTCAAGCCGATTCCTTTTCTTTGTCATCAATCACCCAAACAGAATGCTTATGCAGGTCGCGCGTAGGACCGATGCTGAAATTAAATCCCCATCGCTGCCGCTCACCAACGGAGGAGGTCGGGCGCCAGCGGAACCCGACATATATGCGGCCAAAGAAATGCCAATATGTGATCCAATTGCACACATTCTTTTCGAGCCATTTGTATTTCTTGTCGTCTTGCCTGATGAATTTCATCTGGCCGATTCCGCGCCAATCTTCCGTTCCATGCCGACGCTTTCCAGGAGCTCAGCGAGTTGACCAGAGGTATGGTCATACCAAGCATCGCTGATCTCTAACCGGACATCACCGGTTTCCGCATTGACCCTTCGGTAAACGGTCATTTTGCAAGAACGGCCACGTACATAATCTAACCGGACCGCACATAACCGGTCTTCGATAATAAGTTCCTTGGCTTCCTCTTCGGTGAGGCTACCAGATTCAAAAAGCAGAAATCCCATGCCTTGCGGCTTCGACAATTCGTAGACCCTCTGAACAAACTTTACCAAATCGACGCCGGTAATATCAATCATTTATCGTACCCCATTTCTTTCAGCATGCGCGCCACAAGGTTCCAGACATGGAATTGCTTGCGCGGCCACGACTCTACGCGGCCATATTTCGAGACAGTCCCCTGATCCAACCGAGCCGTATCCCGGCCGACAAAGGTGACGCCATCATAATGCGACCGAGCCAAGGTTCCTTGCCCGTCATTCGCAATCCGCATGCGCGCCAACTCTGTGACGCTGCCATCGCGGGCGGAGTGCAACTCGACGCGGACGATAATCATTCAGAAGGAACCGTCAAAGAGTATTCTTGGGTCCAGTGGACAATCGATTTCCCCGCGATCGTGTCAAACAGAACTTCATGAAACTCACCATCGTTTCGGCGCATCAGGACTTTGATTTCCAACCGAGTATTCTTCGGTTGGCCGGATGCTTGATCCGCATCGAAAAAATTGTGAAATTCAAGTTTCATATTGGCTGTAGATTTCGTCATAGCTTACACCATCCCCACGTCTTATGTTTACCTTTTCCCAAAACCCTCCATGCGACCAAGTTGTCATTTTGAAGGGACTTCAATATCCGTGAAGCCGCCGCGCCGGCACCTTGATTTGTCCAAATGGTGCCTGGCCATATTTTTTCCGCCACCGCAGATGCAGGCATAAGCTGGGTTTTTGAAAGTGCGGCTAGAGCACGCTCGCGGCAGAGCAATAGAGGAACCCGTTCTTGGACTTTCCTCACCATATGCTCAACTCCTATGCTCGCCACAGGAGCAGCAAAACAGGTGATGGTTGAAGTTCCTGGTCCGGCAATGCTTGCAGTACCAGATCAGCTTTTCGTTGGGTGGTGCTTCTTTATCGCTCATGCCGCAGCGACCTTTTCGACGTAATTCTGAGCATCAAACCGCTCCCAAAAAGCCTCTTCCCAGCGATTTAGCGCGCGGCCGCGCAGCTCTTCCGTCACCTTCGGCCGTCGCCACCGCCAGCAGGTCAATCCACAACCCCCGCGCGGCCAGCGAACAGCCGCGCAACGCCGGATCGCGCATCCAGTCCTGAAACCAGAATTTTATGAATCGGTGTTTGGTCAAGATGGTCTCCGGTGTTTGGTTTCATGGCTGGATCGCCCGCAGGTAGCAGCGCGTCAGGCTGTCATAGGAGGCCGCAGCAAATGACTTTGAGCAAATATACTGCTGCGCGACCTAAGATTTTAAGTGGTTTCATGTCGGAAACTCCTTATGCGCGATGCCGTCCAACAGCGAACCGGCGGCCTTCTTGCCGACTTTTTTCATTAAATGAACGCGCTCGCCGTGGAAGCCTTGACCTCCTGCCAGGTTATGGAACCGATATCGGCCGTTTCCAAAATGAAGCGATGGGTTGCTGTAGACAATTTGCCAGTCGGGATCGTCCGTTTCTCGGTCGACCACCGGCATCCAATCCCCCCATTGTTTAAAGAAATAGGGCGTGCCGGCCGCCGCGCATTGGTCCCTAATAGACCGCGCCCAATCCGGGTGCATCGGCCGCGCGTCAGGGCCGGATTCGCCGCCCACAATCACCCAATCAATCCCGGCCAGTTCAATCTCGCCAAGGTCTTCCAAAAGCGGTTCGATGGACAGGAAACGCTTGGCGGCGGGCGTGGCCCGCAAGTCATCTATCCTATGAAGTGCGGCCCGGTTTTCCACCGAGACGCCGAGCCAGACATTGGGCAGTATAGAGCGGTGCCAGGTTTTCGGGTGCCAATGTTCGTGGCTTTTCGGGCCGTTCATTAGCCGCTTCATGCGGTCGGAACGCTTGGTCAAAATCTGGTAGACATGCTGCGGCGTCATCGCCATGACCGTGAACGGGCGGCCAATATCATCATCCGCCAGCCCGCGATGGAACAAGTCGCTCATCGAATTCACGAATATCCGGCGCGGCTTTTTCCACCGCATCGGCTGGGTCAACTGCTTCTCGCCAGACAATCGGATTTCGCCAGTCCACACCGGCCCGGCTTTACTCGACTGCGTGAGTCCACGGTAGAGCTCGACCCCCATACGATCCAGCCGCGCCGCCATCATCATGGCATAGCAGTTCGTGCATCCGGGGCTTATGACGCTGCAACCCGCCACAGGATTCCACGTCGCGTCCGTCCAGCTAATGCCTGTTTTGTCACCCATGGGCCACTCCTCAAAAACACATCGTAATGTGTTTATCGTTGGTCGTAAAGCTTCAATGATGTGGCGGCGACCAAAAAACACCACCCAGGAGGTCAGCGCGTTCATGTCGAACTGGGGCCAATCATGCCGGACACATTTGAGCAAATCCTTGAAAAATCAGTGCAGACGCCGGAAGGCGCCATCGCGACCATCCACCTGACGCAGCAGATCGGCATCCTGAACAAGATGTACGACAACGTGCCCACCCGCGACGCGGCGTTCATCCTCGCCACGGACTGGGTCGAAAATGGCAGCCCGCTGCGCAAGGCGGCCGCTGCCCATTGGGCGAGAGACAAAAAGATCACGTCCGAAGACAAACCTGATCCCAACGCGAAACAGCCTGAGCCCAGCGCCATGTCAGATGGTGTTGATGCGCCGGAGAGCGCCGCCGGCGCTGCCGGCACCGGCGAGCGGGGCAAGGACGCCACGCTAAAGCCCGAGGATAAGATGCAGCAGGGCAAAGTGAAGGGCGGCAGCTTCTACAGCAAACTGCGCCAGGTCGTCGGAAAAGCGCCGATGGCACCGGCAGCCGGGGGCCATCGCACCGTCGACGCAGCCTATGAGGCCGGGCGGCGCGACGCCACGAAAGAGCACGCCGGGCACGTCCACCGCGTCGGCCGCACCGCCGCGCGGCACGCTTTCCAGCTCGGAACCGAAGCTGGCGCGAAAATGGCGCAGCGGCACCAGGAGCGCGGCAACCAGGCGCTGCCGCTACCGACCCAGCAGGTGGTCACGCATCCCGGTGCTTTCCAAAAGGCTGATCTCGAAGCCCTCCTGGCCAAAGCGAGGGCTTGAGCCATGAACGTTTCGACAGGGCAGACGGACATGCCTGTGATGGGAAGCCATCGCTTTGTGATTCCGCTCACCAAGATCGACGTGGAGCGCCGCTTGGTGATCGGCGTCGCGGCCCAGGAAGAGCCGGATAAGGCCCGCGAGATCATGGATTATGAGTCCTCGAAAGCGGCGTTTCAGGCCTGGTCGGACGCGGCCTATGAACGCTCCGGCGGTCTTTCCAAAGGCAACCTTCGCGCCATGCACGACCCGAAATCGGCGTCCGGCATCATCGATCAGCTCTCATTTGATGACGACAACAAGCGCATCGAGGTCTGCGCCAAGGTGATCGACGACAACGACTGGAAGAAGTGCCTCGCCGGCGTCTACACCGGTTTCAGCATCGGCGGCGGCTATGACCGGAAGTGGGATGACCCGATGCAAAAGGGCTTCAAGCGCTACACGCCCCGCATCGCCGAAATGTCGCTGGTGGACTCGCCCTGCATGCCGTCGGCCAAGTTCTGCGAGCTGGTCAAGGCGGACGGCACGATTGAGCAGTTGGAGCTGATCGGCAACCCGGCGCCGGATTTCTACTCGTTCGCGGATCTGATGAAAATGCAGCCCGCGCCGATTCCGACCTTCGCCGAGCAATGGGCCAATCGGCCCATGACCTTCGCGGAAATGATGCAGGCGTCCGGCCTGGCATGACCCGCCCCGCCTTCAACGCCGACCTGATCGCCGGGCTGCGGGCGAAGGTCGCCGCCCATAACGAGGGTGCGCCGGAATCCGCCAAGGTGAAGCTGAACGACCTGAAGCGCATCTATGAGCGCAGCTTCAAGGGCGACCAGCCGGCTGCCCGCGCGCTTGGCAAGGTCGACGCTCACCTGGCCGAGCTTGCCAAGGCGTTCGACCCATCCAAGCACCCGCGCCGCCCCGACGGCAAGTTCGGTTCGGAAAAGGAAAGCCCTTCGGCGCTGGATGCGGCAGCAGCGCATGTTAAGAACGCCGCCGGCGCAGCTTCGGACGCCGCCGGCGCCGCAGCCGCAGGGGTGAAGCGCGGGCTACACCATGCCGCCTATATCCATGGCTTCGCAGACGCCCCGCCCCTGCCAGAGGGCGTCAAAATCCCAAAAGCCCCGCTGAATCTGCCGGCTGATAAGGACCAGCACCGCGCGCTGCAAAGCGTGAACGCGGGTTACAGCGCCTTCACCAGCGATGTGATTCCGGAACGCCGGTTCGAGGCATTGGGAGAGCTGGCACGGACCGGCGTGGCTCTGACGGGCGGTGCGCTCATCACGCACATTCTGACCAGCAAAAACCCCAACAATCGCACGCGCCGCGCGCTGGAAAGCGCCATTTCATACCCGCCGGCGAAGATCGCGGCCGTCGCCTATGGCGCGCCGCTCCACGTCATCGGGGTTGGCTACGAGCTGGCGCACCAAAAACTTGGCCTGGCGGGCGACGCCGTGAAAGTCCGCCGCTTCGCCTATAATTTCAGCGCAAAAGTCGAGCGCAACACGCGCCGGCTGGCACGCGGCGCGGCGCACCGTACCATATCGGCTGCGCGTTTCGGCGTCGGGAAATTCATCGACACGGTCGAGGGCTTGCCCAGCGAATTCGCGGCGCCGGCTGAACCGATCACGGCCAGGCGGTTTTCAACCTGGGCCGGTGCGCGCGGTGCGGCGGCTCAGATCAGCCGCGAGATCACGCTGCGCGGTATTCGTCCAGCCCGGCGCGCCGGCGCCATCGCCGCGATTGCTTTGGTGCCCACGGCGGCCATCTCGCGCGCTATCCAGGCGTCGTCTCTCGACCCTCAGAAGGCCGGCGAAACTTATGACCAGCTGAGCTACCGGGTCGTCAACAAGGTTTTGGGCATGCCGGAGACACACGCCCTGGCCAAGGCGCTCACCTCGGACCTGCGGAAAGCCGCGGCGCTCGAAGGGCTTGAGAGCGGGGTCGAGCGCATTTTCGGGCGTGCCAGCGGCACGGCCATCACCGGCCTGACATCTCTGGGGTCCAGCGGTATCGGCGCGGCGGCGGGCGCCGGCAGCCAGGCCGTCGCCAACGCGCTGAACGGCGATAAGGGTAATCCCTACCACGACAGCCACGGGCGCTTCACCTCCAAGGACGGTGCGGAGCCGTCATCCGGGATCGGCCATGCCGCGCTGGTGGGCGCCGGTATTGGTGCGGCCATCGGCGGCGGCGCGGCACATTTTCGCCTGCGTGCATTCAACCAGCGCGTGTTCCGGGAGGCGATGGAGCACCTGGACAACCATATTCGGGGACTCACCGAGCCGGCTGGCGCCAAGGCGGAGGCGTCGATTATTCCCGCCGTGAAGAAACTTGCCGATGAGCATGCGCGCGAGCTGGAGAATCTCAAGGCAGAGAAGACGGAATTCGTTGATAAATCGATTGCCGCCGATTCCGGTGTTAAAGCCGCGCGCGCCGAGATCGAGCAGTACGGAAGCTCGAATCCGACCCATTACAAGGAAAAGATACGGGCCGACATCAATCGCTATCTCGCCTCGATCCTGACGCCGCACGACAATTTCATGCTGCCGGAAAAAAGTGGCAAGTCCCTGATTTACATGCCTGAGGTCCGGGCCAGGGTAGCGCGGTTCGACGAATATGCGCGGAACGCCATCGATGGCGCCACCCCCGAAGCTTTCGCAGGCATGATCGCCAATCTGACGCCTGCGCAGAAGACGGCCGCGCTCCATATTTTCGCGAAACGGGCCGACATTTCCGACATGGTCGATAAGGCGCTGGCCGGCCACGTCAAGAAAATCGACGATGCGATTGAAACCATCAAAGCCAAATCTCAGGCAATCGACGACGCGGAAAAGGCTGCGCTCGACACCAAAGCCAGGGTCGATATGCACCCAGAGGATGGGCCGGAGCGCACCGAGGCGCTCGCGGCTCATGAAAAGGCGGTGACCGCGATCAAATCGGCAGAAAGAGCTGGAAACGCCGCGCAGAAGAAGCTGGACGAACTGCGATCCATGGGGCCCGAGGTTCGCTCTCCCATCGATGAGCGCCTTATCGCGCCGCCCAGCCGGCTGGATAACCAGACGCTACAGCAGTCCGCAGAGCTGAAAGCGCGGGCGCGCGCCGAAGCAGAGCATGCGCAGAAGGTCGATAAGGCCAAGAAGAGGCATGCGACCGAGATACGAAAGGCCCGCGACGCCTATGCGGCCGACCTTAAGCTGCGTCATGCCAGGCAGGTCGGCGCCTTCGTCACGCTCGGGCGCCGCGCTGCCGGCCTTGGAAGCATTACGGGCCGCGCGGTCGATCCTTTGATTAGCGCTCACGCAGACCATGCCGCCGCGCTTGGCGCGCTCGAAGCGGCCGAGGCTAAGCTTTCAGCGGCGCGCGGCATGGTTGATCGGCTCACCGAAGAGAAAGAGGGCCTTGAACGCGGCGCCGGAAAAGCCAAACGGGAAGCTCTCTCGGCAAATCTGGCGTCACGTAAAGCCAAGGTGAAGGTCGCCGAGGACGAATATGCCAAAGCGCAGCAGAGCGCGGCCAGCAAGGAAAGCGCGCTACTGGCGGAGGCCGATAAATTTCTCAATAAATACAATAAATTCCGTTCTGACTCTCAGAATTCAAATGAAACTGCGCATCTGCCACCCAGCCTGATTGCGGAGATGACGCGGGACATTGGGCGGGCGGCGCAGGCTGGCTATGACCCGATCAGCCGGTACGCGGTGCAACCGACGGCCGATGCGCTTCGCGATGCAATGGCATATGTCGGGCCGCGCGCTCGGGTCGTCGGGGCAGGATTTGCGCGCGCGGCAGACCGAACCTTCAAAGGGATGTTTCTGCGCCAGGCAACTGACGAAGATCCGGACAGCGGGCAAAAGACATCCTATTGGGTCCCTGACCCGTTCAAGATCGCGTTCTGGAGCGCCACCGGCGCCGGCGCGGCGACAATCGATTTCCTGCGGCACTACGGCGAATACGCACACAGCCAGGTGCTGGGCGACGGCAAAGTGAAGTCGCCGACCAACCTGCAGGTCGAGTTGCGGCGCCACCCGACCAAGGAAAATGAGGGGCTTTTCGCCGTACATGCGGCCGATCCGCGCAACAAGGGTGAGCGCGTCATCATCTTCGGTCACCGGTACGAGGAAGGCCGGCCCGACCCTATCAACCTGAATCCGGGCGCGCGGCTTAAGGATGTCACGGAGCATTTTCAGAACCGTTCCGGCAATCAGGGCGGCCAAACCGGCAAGTCGAGCGTGGCATCTCAGGACGCTGGCTGGCTGAGCGAGAAGGCCAAAAGCGAGATCAACGGCTTCCTATCCAAGATGGGCAGCGACAAAAAAGCCGCGATCACCGGCCCGGGCGTTTCAATCCCAGCGCGCCACAGCAGCGACAGCGATGGCAATAACGCCGCCGGGACGTTCATGAACGAGTTCCGCGCCAGGTGGGTCAAGCCAGAGACGGCATCGAACAGCGGCGCAATGTATGGCGCGCTGGAGGCGCTGTTCCAGAAGCAGTCCGAAATCCTGAAATCCAGCCAATTTTACCAGATGCTCACCGGCTACAAGGGCAACGAGAAGAAGGGCGACGGCATCTTCAAGCCGAACGAGGATTTCGGGTCGAGCGACCGCGACGAGGTGGCTGGGGCGCTGGACAGCGAAATCACCCGCATCATGGACAAAGCCGCGCCGCGGGACGACGCCCAAAGAGATGCGCTGCGCCGCGCCGTCGCGGTGATCGGCAAATCGCGCAACCTGCCGCCGGAGACTCTCCAGCCGATCTACGACAAGATCGGCGGCGCGGCGGCGCCGCAGCGCGAGACAGTCTATTCCGAATCCGCGACCCTGCCGCATGTGCCTGTCGAGCATAGGACTGCTCATGTTCGCCCCGCCGTGCCGGATGAGATCAGCGAACCGATCAGGTCGCCACGTGACTTCGACAATCCGTACAGCGACCAGGCCGCCCATGTCGCCAGCAACATCGCGCCGCGGCTCGGGCTGCGCACCGATTCCCAGCGCGAAATGCTCACCATTATGATCGAGCATTACATCAAGCAGGTCTCAAAGGCGCAGAACCTCGATATCCCGGTCGCCGGGAAGATCGTCAGCGACGCGATGATCCGCAGCGGCGGCGGAGATCGCGTCGCCCAGGCGGAATTTGCCCGCACGATGGCCAGCACGGATCATGCAGCCTTCGAAAAGGCGATCAATCAGGCAATTCGGCGCCATAAAAACGAGCAAGCCGGGGAAAACAGCTACGCCAAAGCCGATTTCGTCGTGCGCGGCAGCGATCTCGACAGCCTTGATGTGCTGATGAAGCGCATGCCCGCCATTTTTAACGCTTCGCCATACGATCCTGGCGCTCCCTCGCCCACCCCGAAAGCGCAGCCGAAATATACAGGGACCGATGCGGTGGCTGCCGCTGCTGATCTTGCGGGCGCGGGCGTGGCCAATCACGCCCTGAACCATATCGGCGCTCTCAAAACACCGGAGATCGGGACCAAACAAGTCATTCAGGCCATCGCCAGCCCGCTTCAATCCCTGAAAACAGCCGGCTCTTCGGTCGCGGGAGCATTTGAAGGTGGCGCAGGTGCGGGGCTGAAGGCTGTCGGCCGCGGAACATTGATGGCGGGAAAACTGGCCGCCAAGGGTTTGATTGCAGGTGCGGCTGGTGCTGGCCTCTATAACCTGGTGCAGGGCGCCGGCGGCGGGGCATCATATGCGCGGAACACATCAACTGGCGAAACGCTCGCCATGGGCGCTGCCAAATTCGGCGGTGCGACGGCCGGGGAGTTGGCAGGTGAGGCAGCTGCCGGCCGCTTCATTGGTGAAGGCGCTGGAGCGCTCCTTGGTACAATCGGCGGCCCTGCTGGCGAAGTAGCCGGTGGCGCGGCTGGCGCGGCCCTCGGCGATTACCTTGGGCACAAGGTCTTCAAATTCTTTAACGGCTATCACCCCGCGACCGTCCAGCGCGTGTTGCAAACCAAACTGACGGCGCCGGCTGACCAGGCCAGCGAAGTGCAGGCGGGTGAAATCGGCGGTGGAATCGTCGGGAACGCGGTGGCCGGCGCTAAGGGTGAGGGTTTGGCAAGTGCGGTCGGCGCTGCGCTGGGCGCGGCACACGCCCGCGCCACTGCCGATGTCAGCAATGTTTTGCACCGGCGACCGAAACAGCCCGCAACGGGCATCGCTTAATGAGCGAATCAGCCACCTTTTCGCAACCGACCACGGCAACCACGGGGCTCCAGCGTTACGACCTCGAGCCCAAGCCGAAGGAAGTTTACCCGGCGCCTATGCCGGGCCGGATCACCCGCTTGCGCCATGCCGCATGGCACAAGCGATTTGTTTCTCGCGGCAGGAAGAAGGGACTTACGACGATGACCAAAAACACCATCGAACTGGAACCGATGGTCGACATGCTCCGGAAGAGCGTGACGTCCATCGTCGCGGCCGCCCCTGCCAATCAGGAAGAACTGCTGGCGAAATCATTCAGCGAATTCCATGCGGCGGCCAAAGAGACCATTGAAGCTGAACTGGCCAAATCTGTGACACCTGCGGTCGAGGAACCGCTCTTTAAGGGGTTCGGCACTGTTGGCCGCGTCGCCAATCTCGTCGGAAGCCTGGCTGGCCAGATCGCCACGATCAAGCGCGGCTATGAGCAGTGGAATGTCGACAAGGATGGCAATCCGCCGGCGGACGCCGACCCGGCCAGCCCCGAGCTGGTTGAGCATCTCGAGGACCTTCTGCTGCACGCCGAGATGCTGATGCGCGTCGCCGTCAACGACCAGTGCGAGCCGATGGATGACGGCGAAATGGCGGAAAGCGGCATGCATGTGGTGATGGTTCCCATCACCGGCGGCGGTCAGATGGCCGTTAAAACGCATCTGCCGGAAGGCCTGGCCAAATACGCCACTGACCCCAACGATATCGACAATATCCTGATCGATCAGGGGATGAACATGCTGGCGCTGGGCGGCGTCGATACCGAGGCGCTCGGCAAAGCCATGCAAGGCGGCGAGCTGGCCAAGGACATCACGGGCGGCGGCGCCGCGGCGCCGATGCCCATGTCATCAGCAGATGCTGCGTCGCAGGCCGGTGCCGGCCTGCCGGATGACGGCCAGCCGGAAAATCCGCTCGACGTGATCGGGCGCCTGGCCGCACTTATCATGGTGCAGGTCGACTACGTGCAGCAGATGATGGATGGCACGAATGAGCCGACCGATCCGACCGGCGAGGCCGATCCAGGCGCCGGCGGTGGCTCGGAATCCAATCCGTCCGTATCGGATGCTGAAGCGGCCGCGAAGGCGGTCACCACCGGCAATCTGGCCAAAGTCGACACGGCAAGCGAAGAGGTCCTACAGAAGGTTCTGAAAGAGCATGGCCTGGATCTCGGCGCGCTCAAAAAGATGGCCGACGACAATCTTGCGCTCACCACCAAGCTGAATGAATTCGAACAGCTTGTGCCGGAGTTGCTCGCCAAGGCCGAGCCGCCGAAGGCGCCTCTTATCAGCACCAGTGTCAGCAAGGAAAATGAAGACGCTGCTCTGCTGAACGCCGCGCCGGTCGTCGAACCCGACCTTTCGAAGATGTCGCCGCAATCGCGCGCCATGGAATTGATGAAGCGGCAGCATCGCACCGCCGGCCGCCCGAGCAACGGCATCGAGTAAAAATTTTAGCCAGGAAACACATTTAAGTGTGTTTTCCGGCTAATTTGAGATGTTTTTTTCTTGACGGGGCGACCAGCAAATCGCCCCGTCAACGTGTCAGCCCGGAAACGGGCTCGCTCGTCACACCCGTCTGAGCAGCGGGACTGCCCCGAAATCGCCGCTGGGGCGCGGCTGCTCAACACGTGAAGGTGTGAAAAATGTCTGACACATTGAAGGCGCTCCGCGATGCTCTCGCGAAGGGCGCAGCGACTCAGGATCTGAATAAGGCGGCGACCTTCATTCAGTCCACCTCGGCAACCACGGGTCTTACCGAATACGACCTCGAGCCGGTGGCGAAGGAACTCTACCCGGTTCTCACCCCGCTGCTGAAATCCATCCCCCGCGTGAGCGGCAAGGGCGGCATCCAGGCAAACTGGAAAACCGTCAAGTCGATCTCCAGCGACGGTGGCAGCATGGGCATCGCCGAGGGCATGCGCGGTGCGCTGATCAACGTCACGACCGGCGATTACTATGCCGCGTACCGGACACTTGGCCGTGAATCCAGCGCGACCTTCGAGGCGGAAGAGGCAGCCGAAGGCTTTGACGACATCAAGGCGCGGGCGGTTCATACCCTCCTGCAGGCCAAGATGCTCGGCGAGGAAGCTATCCTGCTCGGCTCCAACTCGATGTACAATCTCGGTCGTACCCCGACGCCGACCCTTGTCGCGGCCAACACCGGGGGCAACATCCCGGCCAGCACGGCAGTTTATGTCGGATGTGTCGCGCTGACGTTCGACGGTCTGAACGGTGTCGTGGGGGGCGTGGTTCCAAACCAGATGACGCGCACCAACTCTGATGGCACAACGACCCAGTATAACGGTGGTTCAGCGCAAGGGTCCATTCTGGCGAACGTTTCCACCGCAGCGGGTACCGCGACGAATCAGGTCACTGCGTCGGTTTCACCGTTGCAGGGTGCCTATGGTTACGCCTGGTACGTCGGCACCAGCAGCAACCAGTATTTCTATGCCGTAACGACCGTCGCGCAGGTGGTGATCACCAGCGTGCCGACCAGCGGCCAGCTGTTCAGCGTGTTCTCGGCCGACTATTCCGCGAATAACCTGATCCACGACGGCCTGCTCGGTTTTGTCGGCAATCCCGGCAATGGATCGTACTGGACCGCGGCTGCAAACGGCGCCGGCCTGACGGCAGATGGTTCCGGTGGTATCGTCGAATTCGACAGCACCCTGAAATATTTCTGGGATACACTCCGCTTGTCCCCGGATGAAATCATGGTGTCGAGCCAGGAGATGACCTGGATCCGCAAGAAAATCCTGACGGGTAGTTCTGCGGCTTCGACGTCGCGCTTCGTGTTCAACATGCAGCAGGGTCAGTTGGTCGGCGGCGGCATGCCTCGCGGCTATTTGAACCCCTACGTGATGTCCGGCACCGCGCCGGAAATCCCGATCACGCTGCACCCGAACATGCCGGCGGGCACTGTGCTTTTCATCACGCACAAGCTGCCCTACCCGCTCGCGAATATCAGCAACGTGATGAACGTTCGTTGCCGTCGCGATAACTACCAAATCGAGTGGCCGCGGACCAACCGTACCTATCAATACGGCGTCTACTCGAGCCAGGTGCTGCAGCATTACTTCATGCAGAGCCTGGGCGTCATCACCAACCTCTCGCCGAATTAACCTGATCTGGGGCGTCTGAAAAGACGCCCCTTTTCATCCCGCAGGAGGTTTCTGAGATGCCCATTTACAAGGTTCCAAATCCGAACGTGTCAGCTATCGCCTGTCACGGAGAGGAATTCGATGTCGAGAACGGTTTTATCGAAGTTCCCGACGAAATCATCACGCCGGAAATCGAGTATGCGATCACGACGCATGCCGGTTGCGTCCTGGCGACGCAGGATGATGTTGATGAGGTCGTGACGCTCATCGACACCGGCAAAGACTTGAAGCGCAATGCCGAGGAACGCGCCCGGCTCCTGAAGATATTGAAGGACGCGGGCATCAAAATCGATGGCCGCAAATCCCTCGAATGGGTGCAGGAGCGGTTCGACGAAATGGTGGCGCAAGGCTTGGTGACGCCGGATGGCGGGGCCGTTCAGCCGGCTCCCGCACCGGTTGAACCGCCTGTCGAGCCAGGGCCAACCGATGAGCCTCCGACACCTGCGCCGGATGTCGAACACCCGTCGGAAGATCCTCCCCCACCGCCCCCGGAAGAGCCGCCGGCGCCGTAATGCGCACGGCAAATCGATCAACAACTCATGGGCGTGTCCGGTGCATCACCGGCACGCCCTTGGTGGTTTGAATGACAGATCTAGTCACGCTCGCGGCCGCGCAGGCTTTCGTTCAGGATACGACCAGCGATGGCGCAGCCTGGGTGCAGACCTGCATTGATGCCGCCAGCCAATCGGTGATAGATTTTCTCGGACCGGATCCATCGACTCAGACCAGGACGGAGCTGCTCAGCGGCTATAATACGAGCTCACTCTACCCCAGGGCATCAGGAAAAGTCGCGCCGATCACCGGCTTAACCAGCATCACGATCAACCCGGCACTGACGCAATGTGCCGAGCCATGGCCAAACGTGGGGTTGAACATCGCGGCGCCGATCACCGTTGATATGTCCACCGTGAGTTTCGAGGCGGGCATGATTTATTACACCAACGGTAGAATTTTTCCTCGGGGAAAAAAGAATATCACCGTTGTCTATACGTCAGGGTATGCCCTGACGCCAACAACGGGCATTCCGAACCTTCCATCGTCAATTTCCCTGGCCGTTCTCTATACCGTCAAGGCTTTTTACACCACGCTCGGCAAGGAAATGAATGCCGCCAGCGAAAGCTATTCCGGCGTGATGAGCCAATCATTTTTCAGCTCTGGCGCAGGTGCAATTCCGCCGGCGGCTCAGTTGCTGCTTAAGCCCTACCTGCCCAAAATGCATATGCCGGGATAGGCGCGAATGAGCGGAAGCCTAAATGCCGTTCGAAACCAGGTCTCGATGGCGGCGCGGCGGCGCGGGACAATGATCACGCTGCGCCGCGCGCAGACCACGGGCGGCCCGAATCCCCTCCAGATCCCGCCCATCGTTGAAAACCCGGAAATTGCCGCGGCGCAAGCAATCGGCGATACCGTTCTTTCGATAGGGGCTGCGACCGCCAACGGCGCGCTTGTGCCTGGCGATCTGATCACCGTCGATGGAAACACCTATACGGTCCAGACGCAGACCGCTTCTACGGCTTTCGGCGTCTCGCCGGCGGGATTCTTCAGCGTGCCGATTTCGCCTGCACTCAGCACCGCCGTCAGCCCGGGGGATGCCGTCACGCTGAGCTTTTCGGCGGATCAGGACTTTTACGCCAACATCAACTCCTATGCCCTGCAACAGGTCAACGAGGTGATCCAGGCGGCGGATCTGCAAATTCTCTTGCCTGCATGGGATACGATCACCGCTTCGCTGATCACGCAACCTCAGGAGACAGACAAGATCGTCTTCAACGGCCAGGTTCTGTCGATCATTTCCTGCTTGCCGCAGTTCATCCAGGGCCAGGTGGTGACCTACCGTATCCAGGCCCGGGCCTGACGATGAAGGGCGACCCGGATCAATTCGCCGTCGACGTCAGAAATTGGGTCGAGAAGGCCAAAAATGACGTGAATGGCGCGTTCCAAGCAACCGCTCTGCTGGCGCTTGCCAGGGTCAAGGAACTGACACCGGTGGACACGGGATTTCTGCGCGCGTCCTGGACGATCGTGAACGCCGATAATGTCCAGGGAATGGACGGCTCGCCGGCGTCGGCCCTTGAGGCCGTGGCAAATCTCAGGCTGGGCGACCGAATCATGCTCGTTAATCCAGCGCCATACGCGATGCGCATCAATTTCGGTTTCGTCGGCGAGGACAGCCTTGGGCGCCATTACGATCAGAAGGGACGGCACATGGTCGAGCAAACCATTGCAGAGATGCCGGAAATCTCCCGCCAGGCCGTCAGCTGGGTCATGGGCGGCGGAACGCCGCTCACGATCATGGGCCTGGGGAATGACTGATGTACGACGTCGTCGTAGATGCGCTGGACACGTATTTCCAAGCGCAGCTCGCTGCTTTAGCCAATCCTCTGGACGTCGCATGGGAAGGTGTTGCCTACCGGCCGAGCGCCAGCAAGCCCTATCTGCGCATCAAGGTGTCTGGCTATGTGCGCACGCCGGCGGGCGTCGGCGCGGACTGCGTGAATGTGGAGAGCGGGGCCTATACGGTCTCAGTCGTCTATCCGGTGGGATCGGGCCGCGGGGCGGCCTCTGGTATAGCGCAGCAGATCGCGGAGATGTTTCCGCGCGGCATGTCTCTCGAGCTCGCTGGCCAGGCGCCGCTGATCATCATCAATGCGACAGCCGCGCCGGCGATGACCGAGGGCGCGTGGATGACGGTTCCCGTCTCCGTCTACTGGGTCACGACCGAAACGGCCGTCCTCAGCAGCGTTACGGTTTCGGAGGATAATATGATCTACGATTTTGCCTCCGCGCCGGCCGATTCTGTTGGCAGCAACGGTGATTATTATATTAACACGACATCCACCGGGTTCTTTGGGCCAAAAACCAACGGCGTTTGGCCAGATACCCCGCTTTTCTATATGCAGGGACCTGCCGGTCCGCCTGGCACATCTTCAAGCAACCGCTTCCTGACGAGCAGCTATTCCTCCGTACAGGCGACCTTCGCGGCCGCGCTTGCCTCCAGCGGCAATGCTTACGTCTATTCCGCACCAGGCGCTTATTCGGAGACAACAGCGATCACGGCAACCCTCGGCAGCTATTCGCTGACTTTCGACGGCGATGAAGAAACCGCATTCACCTTTCAAAATGGCATTTCTGGCTTTGCTTTCTCACTGGAGAATGAGCTGCAAAGTGTCTCGGTTAAAGGGATGTCGATCATTTCCGCGACCCCGCAGTCAAGCCCGCCTGCGGGCGCTGCAATTTCTATTCTGAGCCCCGGCTTTACATCTGGTGCGCTTCCCAAAACTACCAAAATTTCTAGCGTGCAGATTCTTGGCCAGTGGGCCAACGGTATCGTGCTACAGGGCGTTCCCGATGTTGTAGGAAACGGAATCGTCATTTCCTTCCCAAATGCCAATTCGACATCAGTTGGGATTTCGATCACCGGTAACACGGATGCTGGTATCGCAACGAAATACGGATTTACCGATTGCGTCATCGCCAATGGCGGCGGCACCGCGGTGAACATCGGAAACGATATTCAAGGTGTCAATTTCAAAAATCTCGTCACTTATGGGCAGCAATACGGGATCGTCTGGACAAATACGACTGTTGCTGGCGATTTGCTCCAAGTTGCCGATAGCAACATGGAAGCTCATCAGGTTCTTGGACTTCAAGGAACCTCGTCTGCTCCGCTCTATAATATCCAGATTGCTGACTCAACATTCAACACCGCTGCGCTTACCAGCGGCGTCCCGTTCATTTTACTAAATTATTGCACTACAGTAACGCTTAGCGGAAATATCTTTTCGCCCGGTGTCAGTGGCGCGACGATTTCCTTTACCAACTGCGTGAATTTAAGCATCGTCGGCGGCCAGCTACAGTGCGCGACTTTGAATCTGACCGGTGGAAATAATTATCATTTCTCCAACGTGAATTTCAATGTGGCGACGATTCAAGGAGCGGCCACGAACTCGAAATATGACGGTTGCTCTTTCGCTACAGCGACCGTGTTTACCGGTACGGGCGACTCACCCATAATTTCAGGGTGCAAGTTTGCCGCATTGCCAGATTTCACTGCAATAAATCCAGTGCTTTCGAATAACTATTTTGCCGGCGTCTTGTACGTCTCGGGTGCGCCGGCATCATGCCTCTCCGGAAGTTATGTGCCGGGCGCCCAGCAACTTGTCGCGGCAACGCCACAGTATTATGCGCAGTTTGACGGCGGAACAAATGCCACGCTCCAGGTCCTTACAAACGTAAGTAATCTGATTGTCGAAACCGTCAATCCAACAGAAATCATTCTTCCTCCAGCGCCGACAATGGCGAACACAGGAATTCAGGACCTTGTGATCACATTTGCCGCGGCAAATTCCGCGATATCATGGGCGCTTGGAACTGGCACGCAATCGTTTGCGGGTCCAACTCTTCCGACGACTGTGGTAGCGGGTCAGCAAATCGTTTTGCGTTGGATTCAATTCACCAATTCATGGCTAAACGTGTCGTCGTCCGCGGGCGGTTCTTCAATTACCAACGACCCGCAGCAGACGACGATGGCTCTGACAGATTTTCTGGGCGCGAGTATCGGGGGTGTCGACGCTAAAATCACGCCGCAGGCCTTCTTTGCAGCTTTGGGCGCGCCCGTATCCGGTCTTTCAACCGGTGCTGCGAGCAGTGCTGGTGATGAAATTCTGACGCTCCAGTCGGGTTCCTTGGTGGTCAATAGCATGTCAGAGATGTGGACAGGCTATTTCGCGGTGCAAGCAACCGCTCAGTTTCAGCCTGTGGTAAATTTGTCAGGCAACACGGTGCTCGACAGCTCAGTGCATAATAATCGGAAGCTGGTTGCCAACACATCTTTGACCTTAACGCCAGATGCATTCGCATCGGTGGGCAATGGTTTTAGCTGCACGCTTATTGCTGACACGGGTGCCACGGTGACTTTTGGCAGCGGTTTCACAGTTTATGGAGGAGGAACAACTCTGGCGCCGGGCCAAACGGCTTTCATCAACGCTTTTACTGACAGCGCCAGCAACAATGTGGTGAACGTCGCGATTGTTGGGAGCGGCGGATCAATCACGGGAAACGGCCTAAGCGTCAGCACGCTTTCGACAAATTACACGCCAGGATCATCAATCTCCATCGTAGGGTCGGTTGGGCCGGCCAATACGCCGGTTCAGGTGGCCATCGGTACGAGCGCCACGGTTGCGCCAACGTCCGGCTGGGTTTCTGCCACGGTATCAGGCACAAACTTCGCTGCTTCTATCACCGAAGCGACGGCTGGCACCTATTATATTTGGGCGCAGCAGACGGGAAATACAGCGATTCAGGCGGTCAGCTCGGCTGTGACCGTAGCGTCGCAAACCCTCACGCTGAATTCGCCTGGCAGCAGCGGTACGGCTGGAACGGCAATACCGCTTTCTGGTACGGTTTCCCCGAGCGGCACCGGAGTCCAGGTGCAGCTCGGCACGAGTGCCACCGTTGCACCAACCGGATCGTGGACCGCCGCAGCGATATCCGGCACCAGCTGGACGGCGTCTCTCACGCCATCTTCTGCCGGCACCTATTACGTTTGGGCTGAGGTGACGTCGAATACAGCTGTGCAGCAGATCAGCAGCGCGATTACGGTTGTGTCTGGCCCAACCGGCCTTACATGGACGCTGATCGGCGGTACTGGCACTGGCGCCATTACCTCGATGACGA